CGGGGCCCCATTAGTTTTAACTAATAGGATCATAACCTATTCTTTACCCATAGCACCACGCTCCCGAGGGAGTTAGGTGTGCGTATTTGGCCTTGTAGATAGGCTCCCAATCCTTGCCAGTATCCACTTCGAAAGTTTCCATCACATAAGGATCATAGCTAACACGGTTTGCGACATCGTAAAAGCTATAAGGATGGGGGAGCGTAGTAAGAATGCCCGTAACATAGGCGTGGACATTCTTACGCTTTTCCCGCCTTACACGATCACGGCCAGCGTCGTTTACCACGAACTCGACATGGCCTAGGGTTACGCATTCAGAGTGTCCCGTAACACGCCAGCCCTTCCCTTTGATATAGGTCTGGATGCTATACAGCTTGCGGTGCAGGTTGCGATAGACTCTAACCTTCATTTTTTTACTTCATACTCCATGATGAGGGTTTCAGATTTTTTGAACGATTCCATCACTACCTTTTCAGCCGCTTCCCTTGTTTCGAAGACTCCTTCGAACTCCTTTACCTTTAAAGGGTCTAACCAGTCCCCGACAGTTCTCACATCTAGCAGCACATAAACTTTCATTGTTGCACCTTGTATTCTTCGATCCAAAAAGGGTTCAACTCACGAGTGCGGAGGGGATTGAGTTCAGCCCATTGCCTAGCTTTTCTTTCGCACTCCTGATTTGCCAACTCTCTCGTTTGATAGATACCCACTAGCGTGCATCCATTTTCACGGTCACGCCACAAAAGATAAACCATTATTGTTCTTCCTCCACGATCTTAGGTTCGAAGGTGTGATTAGTCGGCCCCCACTTATGCGCGCTCCCGTAGAAGCTATAGGTCGGGTTGCCTGCTGTCTCTTCTCCGCATACAGCGCATACAATTTTGGTTTTCATTGTCCAACCTCATACTCCATGCCGTCGATCTTAACCCACTTGATGCCCTCAATAGGGATAGTGCGCCATTGACCATCCGATGCGGACTCGTCTCCCGCCATGCGATAAACCGAAATTAAGCCCTTACCACTAAAGCTGTAAGCCGCCACACCACCTGCGCGTCCAACCGTCACGGTAGAACCCAAGCGGAAGCGACCTTCCCGAACTTCGCCTGATCCACGGGTCACAAACTTAACCGAGAAAACCTTGCCATTCGTGCCATTGATGAGCGTTGCCGCATCTTGATTCGTGATCTTCATGCCCTAAGTATACCTAAATTCTGCACCATGTCAAGAGCCTAAATCTGATTTCTCTAAACCATTGTAGAATAAGAGGTTATATCAATGGGGCCCCCGGCCTGTTACGCTTTCGTAACATCCAAGGTTCTTATCAGTAAGGTTTCCAATGCTCGTTGTGACGCTTGAAGTAGTCGTTAACAAGACCGTTCAAGATGTCCTGAGTTTTGGTTAGGCGATTGATCGTCTCTTCATCTAAAGACTTGTAGACCTTTTCGGCTAGGTCTTCATCGGAAAAACCATCCGCCCAGAACTCCGTAACCTCTTCAGGATATCTGTCGCAGTCCACCTCAAAGGTAGCACGGAAGTCCACACCATTCACAACTACTGAGCCAGTCATTGTTCCCATGCCCCTATTATAGTCCAGAACCCGAGTTTGTCAAGCCCCAAAAAAATTTTTATAACTCTGGTCTACAAAAGCACTTATGCCACCGGAAAAAAACGCGAAAAAAAGATTGACAGGGCCTTGCTTTCGAGCCAGATGAACCTAGATAATTAACAACACTCTCTCTAACTTTTTTTTAGCAAGTTCCAAAAAACCTTAGGAGTCCCATAAAAGCCCTGAGACTCCTCATAGATTTCTAAAAAACTTTAAAAACCTATGGGTCCCATCCACGGCAAGGAATATTAGTTTTAGGGGTAGCAAGGGGATCATAAAAAAAAGAGTCCCAAGAGAAAACTTGGGACTCCCGGTAGTACCTAGGATCACCTCCGATCAAGCCCCGACAGGTAAAGGATTATTTGATGAGTGGTACTACCTAAGGAACCTGTCAGGGGGATGGCTTAGATTATTTTTTTTTCTTTAAACAGTAATCAGCTACCATCCACATGGTTACGAAGAACCAGACGGCCATACATACGGTTAGAGCGGAAAAGAAGAAGTCTGCCATTGGTCTTCTTTATATGTAGGTTGTCAGAGGCTATTCATGGCTCGCTTGAGATTAATTAAGAATCTTAGAGCACGCTTCTTGCTTTTGCTGTATTGGGCCAAGCAGATAGCTTCTGCTGATTGGTTGGGTTTAAACATTACATAGTACCAAGTATCGCCTGTATTTGGTGACCTATTGTCGTTAAGTAATCTGTCGCTTTCTATCCAAATTTTTGTTTTCATAATTTCATCTCCTTGCCTATATTAGAGTAGAGGTATTAATTTTTTTATGTGGACTTCGAAGAATTTTATGTTGCGTCCGATAGCCCACTGTTGAAGGGGTAGAAGTAGAAGGCCCCTTCCGTGAGAAGGGGCCTAAAGATCATTCTTCTGTTTCTTCTTCAGTTTCTTGCTTGGATGTTTGTTTACCACATCCGCAACCCGATTTCTTGGGTTTTGCGAAGGTTTCAAACAGCAAGGTTTGAATTAGGAAGGTTGTAGCCAATGAGAATACGCCTGAGGCTACTAGAAGTAGTGTAGGATTAGCGATCATTGGTAGCAAAGGACTTACGACTCCTAGATAGGCGAGTCCCATTCCTGCCCAAAAGCTGGTACACATGGGGCAGTTCATGAGTAGCCAACCCCACTTGCCCCAAGTCGTATCGTTGTAACGCTTGGCAAAGAAGGTTCTGATTGGTTCCATGATCGTTGAGTATGCCATTAGCACACCTATTCCGTAAACAGTTAAAACCCAAAATAAAAATTCCATCATGATAGATCTCCGAGAAGTGAAATAGGCAACTTATTGTGGTCAATGAACGCTTGCCTATTTTTATGCCATGAATCCCTCCCTACAAGTTGACCGCTTGAGTGATGAATCATGGTTATTGGTACTGCTCTATTACGCATTCCGTTCTTTAGAGCAGTGGTCGTGTAGTGAATATCGTAAAAATCCCATTCACCTTCAAAGTATTCAGGCTTCTCCAACCCTATTTTTCTTAAATTTTTAGCCTTAGCTGCCAAAAATAAGCCATCCAAGACAGCTACATTGTCGTAAGGCCCATAAAAAGTTGGGTAAGGCTGCTTTTTTTCGTTCAAATGCATCACTAAACCGCTGTGGTAGCCCATTTTATGGTTATCCCAATTCCACCAAACAGCATCTTGGCCTAAAAATCGTGTTCCGGCTGGTCCGACGAAGCAAATTTCTGGATTTTCAAGCTCTTCTTTTAATATTTTAACAAAATCTTTGTTTTTTGTCGTTATTTGGATGTCATCGTGACATAAAATGATGATATCTTCATCGTCAGGATTAACTTTTTTAAGAGCATTTGAATAAGCTTTGAATATAGATGAAGAATTGACTAATAAATGTACTTTAATATTATTAGTATTCAAGAAACTTAGTAGTTCTAGAGTTATATCATTAACTTCTTTAGTTCTAGTACATATAAAAGCATATATATTCATATAGATATAATAGTACTAATTTAATTTTTTTATGGAACAAAGTTTAACTCATGAATTTAAAGCTTGTAAAGAGGATCCAAACTACTTTATATCAAAATATATAAAAGTTGTGCATCCAGTTAGAGGATTAGTACCTTTTAAACTTTATGGATTCCAAAAAAAGATATTAACTGATTTACAAGCTCATAGATTTAATATTCTAAGAAAATTTAGACAGGCGGGATGTACTACGATAGCTGCTGCTTACTGTTTGTGGTTTGCAATATTTAATAAACATAAATCTATCGTAATTTTATCCAAGGGAGACGCTGAGTCAACAGAAGTTTTAGATAGAATAAAAATAATGTATGACGAACTTCCAGAATTTTTAAAACCCGGAATAATTGAAGACAATAAACACACATTAAAGTTAAATACTAACTCTACAATTAAATCTAGACCTTCAGGAAAGCAATCTGGTCGTTCTTTAGCAGGATCTATGCTTGTAATTGACGAAGCAGCGTTTATTGACAACATAGATACTATTTGGGCTGCTGTTTATCCTATCATTTCTACTGGTGGCCGTGCTTTCGTTTTATCTACTGTAAACGGTGTTGGAAACTGGTATTACGATGTTTATAATAAAGCCGTAAATAAAGAAAATTCATTCAATGCCATAGATATTAAGTGGCAAGATCATCCTGAGTACAAAAGACATTTAGGTTATGAGTGGTTGTACAAGGAAATGGAAGATAAAGGGCTTAGTGTTGATGATTGGGAAAAGACTACTAGGGCAAACATGCCGCTCAGACAATGGATGCAAGAATATGAAGGCGTATTCTTAGGAACTGGTGAAACCTACATTGCTGGAGAGATTTTAAGCAGAATTAATTCACAAACCAGCCAACAATATTATCAAAAATATGGAGATCGGATGCGAGTTTGGCAAGATCCTCTTCCATATTATACTTATGTGCTAGGATGTGATGTTTCCTTGGGTGGAAACAGGGATTATTCTGCTTTCCATATTATTAATACTTATAATGGACAGCAAGTTGCAGAATTTTATTCAAATAATACCCCAATAAACGAGTTTGCACAAATTATTAATCAAGAAGCAAGTATATATAATATGGCGTATGTGATTCCTGAGAGGAATACCATAGGCAACAATTTAATAGATTGGCTCTTTAATGTTTTGGAATATGAAAACCTTTGGTCTGACGATAAAGGTAAGTTTGGTTATCAATTGACAAGCCAAAATAGAGAACAGCTTCTTGCTACTCTGGAAGAAGCTTTGAGAACTGATAATATAAAAATAAACTCTAATAGAACTTCAGACGAACTTCTTACTTTTATCGTGGACGAGCATGGAAAGGCCAAAGCTGAAAAAACTAAGAATGATGACTTGGTTATGAGTTTGGCTTTGACAGTTTTTGCATACAAGAATCTTTTAGATACATACCCCCAAGATTATTTCAAGACAACCGACAATTCACAACAAAAATTGCCCATGCCTAGCAAAGCGATCAAGCAAGGATTGACAGAGGAAGATTACAAATGGCTGATGAAGTAAAAAAAATAAATGAAGGATATACGGAGTTCGGTAATACGAACGAAACCGAATTCTATTATCCTGTTGGACCGTTAGGAAGATTCTTTGCCAAGTTCTTCGCTCGCAAGGCTGCTCCCTTAGTAAGAAAAGAACTAGAGGTCAAGAGCGGCGATACGATCATCAATCCTGATGTAGTAAACAGCGAATCTGAAGGCGTGATGGGTGCAGTTAGCCGTACTCCAGTTATGCCACAACTGGAGATGAATCGCAAGCGTAGATACAAAGACTATGAAGAAATGGATGATTATCCAGAAATAGCAGCTACCTTCGATATCTATGCGGATGATTCTACATTAAAAGGAATCCATAACGAATATTGGAGAGTTAAATCAGAAAGCGAAGATGCAATTAAAGAAGTTGAACGCTTATTCGAAAGAATGAATGTTCATAGATATCTTTGGGATATTGTCAGAAATACCGTAAAGTATGGAGATTGCTTCGTTGAAGTCGTATTAGATGTCAGCAAGCCAGAAGAAGGTTTGAAGAAGATTAAGATTCTTAATCCTGCATACATCATTCGTGTGGAAAATGAGTTTGGATATTTAAAAGAGTTTTTGCAAGAAGTGCCATCTAAGACTAACATTGACAACTTTGGAGACACAATGTATCAAGGAGGCAAGCCCAACCAATACATAAAACTCGATAAGAATCAGATAATACACTTCAGATTGCATACTTCAGATCCTGCATTCTACCCATATGGAAAATCCATAGCAGCAGCTTGCCATAGAACATTCAAATCATTGCGTATGATGGAAGACGCGATGATGATTTACCGTCTTGCACGCGCACCCGAGCGTAGAATATTCTACATTGATACTGGAACTCTTCCAACTCAAAAAGCAGAGTTATTCATCGAACGAATCAAAGAGAAATTCAAAAAGGAGAAATTCTACAATTCAACTACGGGAAATATTGATGCAAGATTTAATCCTTTGAGCGTTGATGAAGATTATTTCGTGCCAACAAGAAATGGCGCAGGAACTAAGATCGATACTTTAAAAGGAGCAGAGAACCTTGGCGAGGTTGACGATGTTAAGTACTTCAGAGACAAGTTATTAGCTGCTTTGAAGATACCCAAAGATTACATAGTGGAATTTGACAAGTCTCCAGAAAGAAAAGCTAATCTAGCTCAATTGGATGTTAAGTTTGCTAGAGTAATCTTGCGTGTTCAAAAATCAATAGAAGTTGGTTTGGAAAACATTGCAAAAAGACATTTACAGCTTAAGAACTACCCACCATCCTTAATCAAGGATATCAAGATAAAACTTCCTGATCCTTCTGATATGTTTGCAAAACGCAAGCTAGATTTGGATGAACAAAAAACCAGAGTTATTCAAGCCGTGAAGGGGTTGGGTTTATTCTCAAATAAAACTATATATAAAGAATATTATGATATGTCCGAAGAGGAAATCGATAGAGAACTTGAGGACTTAGAAGAAGAAGCACAAGAAGCTGCTGCCAAGCAAATGGAGCAGCAAGCAGCCATGGCACCCCCTGCTCAAGCTGGAGCGGGTCCCGGTTATGGGGAGGCTGGAGGTCAAGAGGGCGCAGAAAATATACCTCCAACAGCCGCAGGGGCACCCGTGGCTGAAGGATTAGAAAAATTAAGTAATATTGTTAGTGTTTCGGATGAAGAGCGATTAATTTTAGAAAGAATCCTCTTAAAACAAAAAAATAAAAATAAATAAGATTAGATACCATATATAATCAATAGATACGGAGTGTTTTATGTTTACATTGTATGAAAACAGAGATAAGAAGGTAGCTTTACTAATAAAGCTAGGGGATTGCTTAGGTCGCTCATTAAGAGAGAATGTTGCTTTATTCTCCATAGATGGGGCTAACAGCACTGTAACTTATATTACTGAGAGTGATAAAGTTATTAGTGGGTCATATGATATAGGAAAGGATGTTATCTTAAAAAATATCAAGGTTCAAGATTCCTCGATATTCAAGGATGACGGTCTATATCAAGGATTCATAGATGAGAAGGTATCTAACTTTGTTGGAAGTATCTACGCAGACGATTATAAAGGTGCGGATAATACTTTCAATGAACTTTTAAGTCTATGGGAAAATAGACTTAAGTTTGATACAGTTCAAGCTAAACTAGCTGTTAAGACTGAAAGATTCAATGAGTCTCAAAAAATATTAACAACTCCTGAATTCCTGAGATTCTTAGAAATTGAACCTCAAGTTGTCAATTTCTTGAAGAAGAACTACGATAGAATTAGCAAGGTGCCAGAGATCAAGAATGCTATCAATCTATCTAATACAATATCAGAAGGCTTCAATTTCCCCTTCATGACCTATAAGCAACTCGCTGAATCCGAAACATACATTTTAAATGATGGAAACTCCGAAACTATCTATGAGATGATCTGCCGTCAAGAACTAGTTAAGAAAGAACTTCTGGAATCCAAAAAGGAGTTTGATACGATTTGGGCAACCAGCCCAGCTATTCAAAAACTAGCTAGCTGCATTTTCGAAGAAGATACCAAAGTTGTCGAAGCTCTCGCGGAAGCCATAAAAGAAATACCTTACTTGGCTTTGGCTTCAAAGAATAATCTATTTAAAGTATTTAATAGTGCTTTAGCTGATGTGGATGGCATAGGTGTTTCAGAAAAAGACATTCAAAAGTTCTCTTCTAAGATTTTTGAAGCTAAAAAAGAGGTTAAGGAATTTATGATTAATACTCTAAATGAAAAATTTGGAGTAAATGTACAAAATCTACAAGATCCACCTAGCTTCAAGAGTCTTGTTAATGGACAAATAGTGATTTTTGAGACAATTTCAAGACTAGCTCCAAACGGAAGTATAATTAAGAAGACTTTAAATGAACTTTCAGACTCCCTCAAAGATAAATCAGGGGTTGAAGCAATTGATGTTAACACGGTAATTTATGAAATGTTCATAAAGGCTGGATATGGACAGATTTTAAATGAAAACAGGATGTTGAGTAAATACGCTTCAGTTGATTTTAGAAGAATTGCTAAAGATTTGAGCGATATATCATCTGTAATCGATAGCATGAAAGATAAACTAATGTCAGACCAAGGTAACCAAGATACTGGATATGAATCTGACGAAAACATGGAGCCTGAAATGGAAGGGGAAGAAGAGATGGAGGGTGAAGAAGAGATGGAGGGTGAAGAAGAGATGGAAGGGGAAGAAGAGATGGCTCCCGAACAACAAATGGCTCCAGAAGGTGAAATGCCAGAAGAAGAAATGGCCCCAGAAGAAATGGAAATGCAAGCTCCAACAGAAGTTAAGAGCCAAGAACAAATGATGGATGATTTAAATAACTTGGAACAAATGATCAAAGATTTGGCTGACGAACTAAATATTGGAGGAGAAGAAACTCCTTCTCCAGAAGAAGAAGAGGTAGATTGATATGGCAAATGTCACTCATGCACAAAGAACTTTTTCTAAATTAGCTAATATCCCTACAGACTCTACATTATCTCTCAGTTGTGTTGATTCTTCAGGACAATTAATGGATTGTAATTATTTATCTGTAACATATGCAGCAAGTACTAATGTAGCCGCTTATTGCTTTGTATCTCCAAGAGTAGGTGCTGCTGCAAATGTAACATCTTTAAACATTACAGCTTTAACAGCTAATGGTGCTTCAGGAGCATTAGGAATTATTTTATACTCTAGATCTACTCAATCGGAAAGAACTGATTATCTTTGTTTAGGTTCAGAAAAATTTAGTATAATTGATTTTAAAACATCAGGTATAGGAGGTGTAGCTGCTGTAACTTATGGAGTAGTTAGACCAATTAATAATATTAGACTTTCAGATAATATACTATATGATAATGGAAGTTGATAGGAGTTTTGAATGCCAAGTTCAGTCTCTTCGGTAGTATTCACAATATATGATCCCGAAGAAAACACAATACAATCATTAAGAGCAGTAGGTGGTCCCCTTTTAGAAGAATTAGGTGGAACATCTAGAAGTGATTTATCTGGATTATTTTCATCTGTTGGAAATGTACCTGTAACTTATGATTCTGCAAATAAACGCTTCTTAGTTCAAGAAGTTACCGGAGTCTCTGCTGAAGTAACTTTTGATTCTGTTAGTGCTGCAATTGCGAGTGGATCCGGTGAAATTGTATTTAACGGAGATTTTAAAACTACCGGAGGTGGACGATTTGTAGGAAATGTCTCTGGTAATCTATCGGGAAATGCTAATACTGCGTCTTTAGCTACTTTAGCAATATCTGCAACTTCTGCTTTGTCAGCAACTAATGCAGAGATAATTAGAAATGTTAAATTTAATGGAGTTCCTTACAATTTATCTTCCGATGTAGATGTAGCTGTAACTGCTGGAACTGCTGTCGTAGATTTTACTTCAGTTAGCTCTGCATTGTTTAGTGCAACAGGCCCAATATCTTTAAATAATCAAAATTTCAATAATGTTGGAAGTTTTAGAGCTAATAATCTAAGCGGAGACTCTGTATCTAGTAATACTTATCGAGGTAATACTATACAAGTAGAAACGGCATCTGCGACTACATCTTTCTCTGGCCCTGCTGCAACTATAAGTAATTTTACAGGAATAATAGGTCGATTCCTTACAAGCGTATCATCTCCAAATGTTAGTGCAGATGATGCTAAGTTTAATAACTCAGTTTCTGCTAATAGTTTATCAGGATTAATAGGTCGATTCTTAACTTCATTGTCTGCTGCATCAGTATCTGGAACAAGTGTTAATGCAGGAACTTTATCTGCTACAGGAAACACTACCTTAGGAGCGATGACAGGAACGACAGGAAAATTTACTTCAGAGGTATCATCTCCTTTAACTATAGGAAGCACGGTATCTGCAACAAACATTGCATCGGAAGGTAATATAACATCTCAGGTAGGAACTATCCAAGGTCCTGTAGGTAGATTCACTTCCAATTTATCAGCAACAGATATTTCAGGACTTATAGGAAGATTTATAACTTCGCTATCATCAGCATCATTTACAGGAACAAGTGTTAATGCCGGAACATTGGATGCTACAGGAAATACTACCTTAGCAGCAATGTCAGGAACAACGGGTAGATTCACTTCCAATTTATCAGCAACAGATATTTCAGGACTTATAGGAAGATTCCTAACTTCATTATCTGCTGCATCTGTAACTGGAACAAATATTGTTGCCACTAATGCTACCGCAACTAATTTTACTGGAACGGCAATCAATACTGGATCATTAGCAGCAACAAGCAATCTTTCAGTAATTGGGAATATTAATACCTCTGGAGATATAACTGCAACAGGTAGTGGTAAAACTATAAAAGGAGAAACAGTATCTTCCACAAATTCATATGTGAATGTAGCTGAAGCAGCAACTGTTATTGTTACTAATGGACTTACTTCTCCTAGTTTATCTGCGACAGATTTAAAGGGAATCAGTGTTTCTTCTCAAACAACTTTGTATGCAACTGATACGATTTCAAATTCGTTAAGTTCCACGAATTTGAGTTCTAATGATGCTAGATTTACTAACTCAGCATCTGCTAATAATTTATCTGCCTTGATTGGAAGATTCTTAACTTCAGTATCTGCTGCTTCGGTAACAGGAACTACTCTTGCAGGAACAACTGGTAACATAACAACAGTAAATGCTACTAATGCAACTGCTTTGAACTTTACAGCTACCAATGCAACTGCAACTAATTTTACTGGAACAACAGTAAATGCAGGAACTGTTACTGCGACAGGAGATATTTCAACTAATACTGGAACCATAACAGCAGCTAACATTCGAGGAACTTTAAGTGTTTCATCTCAATCTGTATCTGGAACAAGCGTTAATGCAGGAACTTTAGCTGCTACAGGAAACTCTAATTTGGCAGCGGTTACAGCTACAGGGGCTACAATAAATGGAAACTTAGCGACAACTGGAAACTTAACGACAACAGGAACTTTCAATGTTACTGGAGATTCAACACTAGGAGGAAATTTATTCCTTACTGATGCTTCTAAACAAATAAGAAATCAAGGAACAATTTCTAATACAGGAGCAGCCACTTTTGGTGGGGATGTAACTGTAAGCAATAATGGAGCAACTTTTAAAGTTGGAAGCAGTGCAGGGTCAGGAATTACAAAATTAATAGGAACATTATCAGCAGTTGCAATAGCTAATGAATCGATCACAGTCGGCCAACTTATTCCAAGAATACTCTTTAATTCCACAAGCTTAAGTCTTAGATCTTCAGGCTCACCGTCAATAAATACTTGTCAAGCTAATCAAAATATTGAAATTGGAACTAATGGAGTAATTAATAATGTAATACTTGGAAATGCTACTGCAACAAGTTCAATATCTTTAGATTCCAGTGGATCAATATTTTTAGATACTCCAAATGGAAATACATCGGGTCAATCTGCTAGATTTACTTCTGGAGTATTTACTACAGTATCGGCAACAACATATTTAAATGTTCCCGGAGGAGGAGGAGGAGATGCAAACGCTACTTCAATTACAGGAAGACCATTTAACTTCGATGAAACAGATCTAACTAGTCTACAGATTCCTGTAATAATAAAATATAATACTACCTTAGATGAATGGCAAGCAGCAGTACTTGTTCAAGATTTTGGTGCTTTTGCTGGTCCCGTAGAAAGTTTAGTTACTTTTAATTCTAATACAGATAGTTCAAGTACTCCACTTTTCACAGTTGTATCTGGAATAAAAATACCATCTGGCACTATTTTAAGTAATGGTCAAATGTTGGTTGCTTCTGGTTCAAGCGGAACCTTAGTAGCATCACAGCCCCCAGTAGGTGTAATTCCTGTTGGAAATGTAGGATCGTACACTCCAGAGGCAATTCCAAGTCTAGGCTCAATACTTTTCTATGATGCTGATGCCTCCCCAGCTAGGTTACAACATACTACTGGTATAAAAGTAATGAGTGAAATTGGGCCTTTACTTTTATCAGGAACTGCTGCAATGCATGTTTCTGGAGGAGCATATGTTCGTGTTGATGGTAATTTATCTGCAACTACCGTATCAGCTACTACTTATTTAAATGTTAGACCTTATGTGTCTGCTGTTGATAGTGCTACTACAACTACAGTTAATATTAATGGTGATTACGACACTTATCTTGTCAATACAACTACAACAGGTGTAACACTTTATTTACCAGACGCTTCTGCATACAATAACAAGAAAATTACAATATCTAAGATTGATGATGGTGGATCCTATAGATCAGTAACCTTATCAGGTGCTCAACTACAAACAGCTACAAATACTGTTCTTCTTTATGACCCAACAGAATCAGTTACAGTTATTTCTAATGGAACTAACTGGTACTCAATGGATTACGATAGGGCCTACGGGGTTGTTATAGTTTGTAAAAATAGTACAGGTGCAACACTTGCTAAAGGTACTCCAGTAAAAGTAACAGGTGCTACGGGAGCTAATGTTTTAATTGGTCCAGTATCTGCTGCAAATGACCATGTACCTGAAGCACCTAATGGAGATTTAAGTAGATGTATTGGAGTTGTAGAACATGACATCCCAACAGGTGAATTTGGACATGTTCTTACAAAAGGAACTCTTTATAAGTTTAACACAAACGCATACAACGAAGGGGATATATTATACTTAGCTCCTAGTGGTGGATTTACTAATGTAAAACCTGCTGCACCTTATGATGAAGTATTCTTAGGTATCGTAACTAGAAAACAATCCGTCAATGGATCTATTTTAATTGATGTTGCTAACCCAATACATATCAATGATATTGTAGGATTTAACCTAGCATCAGGTCTAATTAATGGAGACTTGATTAGCTACGATACAACTACAAGCACTTTTGTAAATTCACAAGCTGTAAATGTTTCTGGTCAAGGTAAGTTTGGATCTGTATCCGCTACCAATATTTCAGGCACTACAATTACAGCAACAAATTACAATGGGTTACCCGCATCCTTTGATGCTACATCAATAGTTGGACTTAACATAAATCTAGGGTTGGGTGTTGGTAATGATGGAGACATATTTTATTGGGATGGGCCGGGTAATCAATTTTCTACTATCGGATCGGGGGTACTATTATCTGGAGCTTCAGTAGCATCTGCTATTTTAGCTGGTTCCGCTACTTCCGCAGTAAATGCTCAACAAGCACCTAATGGATTTAATGTTACTGGAACAGTATTAGCAACCACAGTTTCCGCAACAACACTATCAGCTACAACAATTTCAACTCCAAAATATCCTACTTATATTTACACAGCAACTGGAATATCTGTAGGAACAAACAAATTAATGTTTGATATGTTTAATGGTGCTGGTTCTGGAAAAACCTTAAAAGTAACTAGAATAGTTGCGTATGTAAGAAATACTACAACCATAACTGGTATAAATCAAGTTTTAGAATGTTACAGAACATCGTCTGTAGGAACAGGTGGTACAACAGTAACTGAAGCTAAAATGGTTACAACCGACCCTGCGCTTAATGCAAATATTACAGCACGAAATACTCCAACGGGGGGAGCTTCTTATTATACTCCATCAGGAGTTTTAGCAGCAGCCAACATTTACACTGAAGAAGGACAAAACCTGCAAGAAAGAGTTTACTTATACATGTATGACAGTTTTGCTGGATTAGAAGAATGTTTAACTGTTCAAGAAGGTGAAGGACTTAGAATAAACACAGGAGCAGTGGGTGCTGCTGGTGTAATAGCCATATATGTTTATTTCATAACGGTGTAATATGCCAGCAATTTATTCAGTAACTACATCTAGATTGAATGTATCTTCTGGGGCAGAAGATTATCTTCAAATAGTTAATAACTCTGGAAGTGCTATAGAAATAATCGAAGCTTATGCAGTTAATGACCCTTCAGCAACATTAACAGGTCAATCGTTCACTTTTGAAATGTTCAGGCTTTCCGCATCAGGAACGGGAACAAGTTTAACTGCTACTCCATTCAATACAACTTTTGGTTCTTGTCCTACTTCTATAGATATTGAAGAAAATGCTAATTTTACTACTTCTGGAAATCCATTGTGTGCTGGAAACCTTTACACTGAAGAGGGTGCAAACTTCATGGACAAAGCTCAAATGTATGAATACGCTGCCCAAATGATTGAAAAACCAATTACCTTGTTAACTGGAGAAATGCTCGGTATAACAGGTAATGTTAGAGATATTCCGGGACAAGCTAAATTTTACTTAAGATTTAAAATAACTTAAAAATAGACATCTATATAATATATAAGGATTTAAATTATGGTAACACAAAACTCAGTCACACGGGACATGGTAAAATGGACACTCGCAGTAATAGCTTGTGTAGGATCAGTTGCGGGGTACATTGAGTTCCGCTCACGCGAGCACGCGCAGGAGGCCAGAATGGATATGAGCCTTCAATTAAACACACTTAGGACTGAGCTAGTAGGAGATATCAAGACCAAATACGATCTCCAGTCAGGCATCAAGCTGGAGCAGGTCTTAGAGAATCAAAAAGAATTATTGAGAATGGCTTTAGAAAATCAAAAGGATATACAAGAAACCTCCAAAGAAGTTCTAAAACTAACACAAAAACTAGAAGCTGATTTGAATGTCTTGAAAGGCTCTAAACAATAATCATTCAATCATGTGATTTTGTTTTGCTGCTTTTAAAAGTCTCCAGAAAAAAGATTCTTTTAAAGCATTTAATTGTGTAATAATATTAGATAATCTTTGAACAGTATCCTCAGAAACTTTATTGGTTTCTAAGATACTGTTTAATTCTTTTTCCGAGAATTTAAAAGATTGTCTTTCATTGTCGGTAAACACCACAAGTTCTTTTTTAATATCTTTTTCTGTTTTCATATTACCACCACTTCGTGCCCTTCATCTTCGTAATACTTTTTGCGTTTCTTTGAATGCTTGATAAGATATTTTTCTTTATCCATAAAATCATAAATATATACTTTATCTTTATTTTTATGTTTTCTCAAGGCTCGACCTAAGGCTTGTAAAGTTGCAATCTCACTCATTAATCCTCTAGCATTTATGAAATGAGTGATTTCTTTTATATTTACTCCGGTTTGGAGAATATTTGTTCCTATTAAGATTGAAGTTTTTTTAGTTGACCTGAATTTATTTATTGTTCTGTATCTGGAAGCAATATCGTCTGCTCCTTCCAAGAATTGTGAGTCTTTTATTTTATTTTCTAAAGATCTACCATGCTCCAAAGATTTTGTCAAAATTAAAATCTTAGCATCAGGTTTAGTTTCTTTTATGTTCTCAACAATCGTTACAATCATTTCATTTCTAGACTCATTATTGACTATGTATGCGTCATACACTTCTCTGTAGGTCATGTCGGTGTCAATTCCACTAGCCTCGTATTTTCTATTAATCAATTGAATGATGGGCTTGGACAAATGCCCCTCTTCAACCAGAGTATTTGTATCGACTACCTGAATAATAGGACCTAATGCGCCTTCCAAAGTATATAATCTAATATCATCACTAGGAGGAGTTGCCGTCAGCCCAAATCTAAAAGTGGCAGAAGGGAAAGATTCTATTGCTGCCACAGAATTTTTTCCTTTGGAAAACTCATGGCACTCATCTACAAATAGAACTTCTGCGGACTCTAAATGAGTATCTAGTATTTTTTCTATGCTTTGAACAGTGCAAAGCATGATGTTTCCATTAATGTAACCTTCCCCAAAACAAACTCCCAAATCTGTAAAACCAATTTCATTCTTTAAAAACTCATAAGTTTGAGTAAGTAATTGTTTTGAGTTAAACAGGATTACCATCTTGCGAGGATGCAACGCTTGAATTAATCCTGCTAATATTAATGTTTTTCCTGATCCAGTCGGAGATTTAATAACTGCTCTTTTTGAAGATAAAGAAGCTTTAATTAGTTCCTCTTGATAATCATAAAATTTGTAACTAGGAACTATGTAATCATTAAGTTTTTTTTGATCCTCTTGTAAGTAACAAATTTCCGGTTTGCAGTTTATTTTTTCTAAGTCTTTTAAAATCCTAGGGAGAAGACCGGGTTTAAATGATCCAGTTTTAGTTATAAAATGTTTGTTTCCATCCCAGTGGTGAGATCTGTAAGAGGTAGAATATTCTGAACCCGGTATTTTAAATGTATAAAGCTTATAAAGAGCTTCTAGCAACTGAGGATTATCAGTTTCTATTTTAGCTGATGTATTTTTGACTGTAATCTTCATCTATACTATAATAGTATATGTCCTTTGCAAAGGAGACATTTATATGACAATTGACCCTAAACAACAAATAGTTGATGATATTTTAAAGGAACTTCCTATATCTAGTGATATAGAAGTTGAGTTACCTAGTCGATGCTTGGCTTACAAATTACCTAATCCAGAAAAATCAGTTACGATAAGACCTATGAGTTTTGATGATGAGAAGCTTTTAGCCACATCAAAAGGCAAGGCTGACCCTATCGGAATTATTTTATCTAGATGTGTAACTAACATAAATGTTACTGAACTTTTCCCCATGGATAAGCTATATTTATTATTAAAACTAAGAGAAATATCCTACGGAGATGAGTATAACTGCACGGTCCCTTGTCCTCATTGTAGCACAGAAAATAAGATGTGTATTCAATTATCTCAACTTCCTGTAGTTCAAGTTCCAGATAATTTTGAAGATAAGATGGAGGTAGATCTTCCAGTTCTTAAGAAAAAGGCGATAGTTAAAATGCCTAGAGCCAAAGATGAGCCTTATCTATCAGATTTAGATAAAGTTTCAACTAATCTATGGAGATTTATTGAAAAAATAGATAATTATGAAGATAAAGTAATTATATCTAAAGTATTGGAAAAACTACCAATTAAAGATATTAAAACTATAACTAATGCATTAAAAATTGAATTTGGAGTACAAACTAAAATTAGTATGGAATGCAGTCAATGCCGTAAGCCATCAACGCATGAATTGCCAATTACCCCAAATTTTTTCGATGTGAACTAGAAGAACTTTTAAATTTAGAGAGTCTTTATCTAGAAGCCTATATACTGGTACACAGGGCTGGTTTTACATATCAAGATGTTAAAACTATGCCAAAACTAGAAAGACTAGTTTTTATTAGGCTTCTAAAAGAAGAGGTTGAGAGAGAAAACGATGCAATTGAACGGAGTAAATCTCGTAGATAGGCACAACAGGGCAGGAGTGCTTGAGAAGGTAGGATTAAGAGTATTCTTTATTAATAATGGAGAATACTTCGATCCATATGACATCAGTGGTGTTACAATCTTCAAAGAGCTAGCTAATACTTCTCCAAGTTCGGTGATTGATACCGATACTGCCCTTCTCTCCTCTTCTATTTCTTCTAGTTTGATCCTGATGCATTTTGGAGCTTCTGCCAATGATTCAGGTGCTGCTCTCTACCCGTCTTCATACAATCCTAATTCTAACGCTGCTTCAACTAGCGGTATTTACAGAGTAGGCACTGGAGAATACATGGTTGTTCTAGCACCTGATACATCAGGTCGCTATGATTTCTTCGGATCTTCTTTGGTAGTGGAGAATGGTGCTAGTTCTGTAGATGATTACATTGATATTTGGACTGTAAAATTCTTTAGCAATTCAGATTATCAATGCCTAGTCAATGATTTCCATTTATACAGAGACACTATCTTTACAGTAACGCAGCCCTTGTTGCTAACTGCATCAAACAGGCTTGTTAACAAAAATTTAAAACTAGATTCAAAAATTGATCTAAAGGTCACAACAGATGTTAACATAGAAAATCGTGACATAGATCAATCCACAAAGAATGTCTTCCGAGACTCTGCTGTGGTTTCAGCAATGTTTAAGATAGAAAAAATAAACGAAGATACTATGGCATTACCATCCAGAGTAGAGGTTTCAGGATTCTCACAAACTTCTTCGTTAGTAGATATCACTTCTGATAACACCATGGTATTCAGTTTTGATACAACAAAATTAGCCACACATCCAAGTGTAGCTAATTTTGCAGGGTTGACTGGAACTTATTGCTTAACCTGTAAGTATAACTTGTTGAATCAGACCATTGTCAGTCAACCCATGTACTTTATCATATCTTGAATTTTGTAATCATAATCAAAAGGTTTACTGTTTTGAGAAATCCATTGGTCTAGATCTACAAACTTTGCATGAGCAGCATTCCAGTCCTTGAATCCATCTGGTGTATCGCAAGTCCACAGTTGATTCATACGCATCAATTTTCTCATCGAATCGAACCTCTCCCTCCCGTGCGTTCCTGCGGAATCCGAATCATATCCAATTATGATTCTGCCCTCAAAGTCCTTTAGCATCTCTAGTTGATTCATGCTAACAGAACATCCTTGCGTAGATGTTGCGTTGATTCCTTGAATCTGCAACGATATTGCATCTATTGGGCCTTCGCAAACAACCACATATTCGGCATCCTCGTCAAAAGGATACAGTACATCAGAAACCTTCAAGTTGTTGTAGTAGGTTGGATTTAGATACTTGGGATTCTGATCGGTCAGGGTCCTCGCTTGAAAATAATACAAAAATCCGTCTTGTTCAAAAGGTAGAATTATTCTTTCTTGGAACCTTTTGTTGCTGGAGATAAAGTATTTTTTAGAGTCATCTAGGTCAAACAAACATCTTCTGAAGAGATATGACCAAGCCTTTTCCTCCGTGGCATTGCAGAAACTCATGTTGGAATGGATCTTTATTAGAGTGCCTAGATCCTCGTTTTCGATCTTCTTTGTAGAACTTAAACCAACATCTTCTAGTTTTACTGAGTCAAAAGTTTTTACCAGAAGTCTTATTTGAGCTTGCTGGTAGGTCATGCCTTCTACATACGAGTAGAGCCTAATGAAATTTCCTTTTTCACCACTCTTGAAGTCTTGCCAAAGACCAGTGTCTAAATTTACACTCATGTGCCTCTTCCAATCATTTTCTAGGAAGATGGATTGCATGATAAATTCACGACCACTTGAAGAAATCTTGCCTGTATCAGCAAACTTCTCCTCAAGGTAGGCTCTAATATATTCAGGAGCAATCATGCACATAGATAAAATATCAGAGTCCAAGTACCGCACTTTTAAGCAGTGCAAGTTGAAATATCGTTACAAGTATGTGGACTTTGTTCCAGAGCCTGAAGATGCTAATACCGATGCCTTGCATTTTGGATCCTACATCCATAAAATTTTTGAAGACGGGGTTACGCTAAAATCTGAAAAAGATTTAGTTAAACTTTCCGAAGAAGTACGAGGCAAATATAAAGTTTCTTCTGACTATGATGGGAAGGATTTAATTTGTATTAAAAACTTCTTATCTTTTAACAAAAAATTAGGTGAGACAGTATCAACTGAAATGTCTTTTGATATTGAGATTGCCAAGGACATTAGATTGAATGGTATCATTGACCGTGTAATAAGAGGCAAAAATAATACCTATTTAATTATAGATTACAAAACATCTAAAAAAGAGAAGTCTAAAATTGATTTGTATCAAGACACGCAGATGAAAGGATACACTTATGCTATTCATAAGATGTATGAAGTGCCTATTAAAAATATAACTGTGGCACACTATTATCCTTTGACAGATAATTTAGTTAGCGTATCCTACACTCCAAACCAAATAAATTCGTATGTTAAGTCTATTGTATCAGAGGTATGGAGAATTCGCAAAGCAAAAAAAGACGATCTCGTCGCCACAAGAAATGAATTCTGTAACTGGTGTCCTTATAAAGGACTATGCCCAGAATTTAATGACCCTCAGGTGATCGAGGAGAATATAAAAAAACTCAAGTCTTCCTCAAAGACCTGAGTGAGCCGTAGATGAAGGGGGAGTATATTTCTATTTCTACGGATTCAAAAAAATTAAGTACTTGATCAGGAGAATATTTACATTTCCTAGTAAGATAAGTATATAATATAGTAAGCTTTAAAGGTTTTTGTTTATTTAAAGCTTCTAAAACCTTCATCTGGAAATGTTTTATGAACTTCTCTGAGTATTTATGTCTCCATCTTTCAACAAACTCAGAACTTAGTGTATCATTAATTAAATCTATAAAATCTACTATATCTATATTTGTATTATTTACATCCATTATTATATAACCTAGATATATTAATATAGTTCAATGGCTCAAAAATTTCAAAGAAAATTAAAAAAAATAGAAACCAATACGGGTTTATATTTTGATCCTATAGCTAAAAGTCCTAGCCAGATAGATGTAGGTGATATTTTAACTTTTAAATACGAAAAGATTCAAAGACTAGTCTTGGTAGTAAAACCCGTATCAAAATCTCCAGATACAGGAAATTTACTTTTAACTTGTGTAAATATCTCCTTGGATACTGAATTTACCAGAGAATCAGCTAAAGCCCTATATAAAAATAGATCTAGTTTAGGGGAAGATCAATATAGAACCTACATCTTCAATAAGATTGAAGGTAACTTACGAGTATTAATTAGTGAAGAAGACGAGAGTCCTCCTAAACCTCTTTTAGATGATCAGGTAACAGACGAGGTTTTTAAAGAATAACAAATGGCCGTACCAGCATTAATTTCAGCTTTAAGCACAGCACTTAGAACTTCTACATTAAGCATGGGTCGTTTAAGTACTGCCATAGATGTTTCTAGGGCGGCTGGGTCCACATCGGCAGAACGCTTGGTTAATGCTCAAGCCACTATGGCAACAGGCTTGGGTGGCATCGTGGGTATGTTAGCCCAACATATAGACTCTTTAACCAATGAATTCTTGGATTATAGCACTCAAGCCGCAAAGTTTGGTAATAGTTTTGATGGAGTGATGCAGGAGCAGTCTGCTTCGGTAGGTTCTCTTAATGATTCTATAAAAAATAGATTTGAAGTTGCATTAAAATTAAATGAACAAGGATTGTATGGTAATAATGCTGAACTTGCTAATTTAGCTAGCATTCAGCAAAATTTAGGAATTAATTCAGAAAAAACCATTGCAGCTTTAAGAGCAAATTCTTTATCTACTGGATTAGGTTCCGATTCAATGAATAGGCTTGCAGCAGAAACTGTAAAACTATCCACAGATTATAGAGTTTCTACTGAAAGGTTAGTAGCAGTCATTAAAGATTTACAAACTTCTAATGAAAATTTAGCATTGATCAGTGGAGCAAATGCTGAAGCTTTCAATAAAGGAGTTATGGGATTAGCTGCGGAACTTGGTGGGGGAACTGATGTTACCGCGCAACTAACTAAGTTCGCAAATCTATTAGCCTCGACGGATCCCACTACTATGCAAAGACTCGCTGCTGCTGGTCTTGCTGATGTTCAACAAAGAATAATTCAAGCTACATCACCAACTGAAATTCAAGCAATATTAAAAGAAGCTGCACAAAGAGCAGGTGGAACTTTTGAAATGTTTGAAAGTAGTGTTTTGGCTGGTGCAGCAACAGTGCAGCAAAATTTTGGTAGAGATCTTCCTGCGGTAACTATTGCTTTAAACACTGCTTTAAGGGAAGCTTCACAAAATGTAAGGAACTTATCTGATGCAGCAGCAGCTAATGTCGATCCAAGAGATCAATTAAATAAATTATTAGAAAGAGCGTTTGATCCTTTAAGACAATTATTCTTTGACCAAGTTCCAAAAATATTAACTGCATTAACCCCTGCCATTGAATTATTCTCAAAAATGTTATCAGAAGTGGTTGTTTTCATAACTCCATTTATCGAAACATTAGTAGAAATAACTTCAGTAGTAATTAGTGCTGCTGTGGCTGTTTTTGAATTCTTAAAAGAAAGCCAAGCATTTAAACTTTTCTTGATAGGAATTGTTCCTGCATTAATAGCTGCATTATTACCACCGTTTATACTTTTGACAGCAGCTTTATATTCATTAGTTGTTGCAGCAGTAACTTTAGCATTACCATTTATTGCAATTGGAGCAGCACTATATTTATTATATAAAGGTGCAATATTAGTTTATGAAACATTTGAGACACAGTTGAAACCAATAGTTGATCAGATTGTTCAATTCTTCTCTGTTTTTAAAGCTGATTTTGTAACTGTTTTTGAAGATTTGGTAACTTTTGGGAAAGCACTAGCAGTTATTTTTGACGAACCTCAAATTGCATTGGATTCTTTTGTAGGTTTAGTTCAAAGACTTGGAGCAATGATATTAGATATAATATTTATTGTTCCCAAGATTTTATCTTCTGTGGCTTCAGCAATTTTGGATTTCTTGCCAGATGCGATAGTCCCTGACGCATTAAAAGAATTTGCAGAAGGAGTTCCAGCAGCTTTAGACGGAGTTACTAATTCTTTAAGAGAATCTTCCCAGAAAAATATGGATTCTTCAAAACAAGCTTTGGCAAAAATAGAAGCTGAACAACAAAAATCAAACGCAACTTTAGATCAAATTTCAACAAATACTAAAAAAGAACCTGCTACTCTTCCTGATTATATGAATGATTTGAACTTAGAATTAGAAAAGGCTTTCCAAGAACTGTTAGGTATAAATGAGCAGGAAGGTATGTTAAACGCTTTAGCAACCGTAAACCAAACAATGCAAATTGTTTCTCAAAATATAAATAATCAAACTCAACACATAGTTCAAGGAAACGAAGTTAATAATCAAGTGGCTATTAACACTCGCCCAAAAATGACCGCAATAGGTGATGGAGGCTGATAATGTATAGAGTAGACAGAAGATTACCTGAGAGGTCTAAATTAGTTTTTTACTTTCCAAATCCAGATCAGGCTGAGGGAAAATTTACTTCTGTAGAATTACCTTTTTTCGAGAATATTCAGGTAGAAGAAAGTAAAACTGCTAGATATGTCAGCTATAAACTTTTATCTAGACATAGTGATTTGTACGGGTACACAGGAGCAGATTCTAGAAAGTTTATGTTGGATTTTAGTATAAGTATACCCCACCTAATGGCAGAGTATCCAAATTACATTAACTTAGATATGATGAAAAGGAATGTAAAAAAGAAATTAATAACAGCCCCAGAAAATAATTTTGGTAACACTCAAAATACTAACTCTATCCCAACACAATCTCAAAAGTTTGCTCAAGAATACAGAGATTTTGTCAAAGGAACAGACTCTGGATCTTTACAAAGTGTATTACAAAATCTAGTTTCTCAAGATATGTATAATTCAAGTGATGCAGTTGATTTGATAGATACAGAGTTTAGTAGACCAGTTAGTGACATTGATAAAAAAGCAATAGAAATAGTTTTATATTGGATTAATGTAGTTAGAAGCTCTGTTGTGACTAATGCTAAAAATCCTATCTTAGGACCTCCAATAGTTAGATTTAGCCATGGTGTGATGTATCAAGACATTCCTTGTATCATAAAAGATTATAAGATATCTCAAAATTACGACACTGCAACTTATGATTTAGATACCTTGATGCCTTTTACAATTGATTTTGTTCTTAATTTGGAAGAGTTCAGATCAGGAGATTTTGGAGTTTTTGAAAAAAATCAAGCTATAAAAAGAGATAATTTAGCAGGATATGAGGCAGTTATTTTTGAAGATACCCACAGCATGGATCCCGGAGAATTAAGATGAGCAATTTTCAAAACTCTAAAGGTCCTTATGGGCTAGATAAAAAAACTTACAGACATAGAGGCAAAACAGTTACTACAATTTTGCACTCTAATAAGTTTGATACTATTATAACTAATATTCAAAAAGCATATAAGTATGATGTTGCTTACTTACCTGCTGGATTGAAACAAAGACCTGATTTAATTGCTAATGATTATTATGGTAACCCTTCCAATTGGTGGTTGATATTGTTTGTAAATAATATAAAAGACCCTTTTGAAGAGTTACAGGAAATGAAAAGGATAATTCTCCCTAAAGTAAAATGACTAACTTTGTTCCAACACCTTTTATTTTTATAGGATTCAATAAAGATGCAATAACAAAAATCTTTTTGGATCCTAATTCCCTTTCTACCACTGATATAATTAAACAAATAAAAGAGTACTCAGGAGATAAAGAGGATTTTTTACTTTTTGAAAATTATGCTAATCCAAATTTTGTACGCTTACAACATACATTAGGAGCCGGAGGAAGTGCTCCCAACATTCTAGAAATTGAATTAGTAGATCCTAATAATGAATTCGAAAAACGGATGATGATGACAACATCATATCCTGAAAATGTTCCATTTGAATTAGTTGATAGTAGTGGAACTCCAATAGCAATAGCTAATTCTCAAAAGTTAGAATCTAAAGTAAGAAAAGAATTGTACTTATCTTCTATAAATAGATATGTTCAAGCTAATACTGATAGATTGTATTACATTGCGTATGGTGTGGGAACTAATCCTAAATATTGGGCAGGACCTTTTGCAGTTACTTTAACTAATTTTAATATCGAGACTACAGAATTTAAAAAAGTAACTTGTATTTTTACTCAAGTGCCTAACGGTCTTTCAGAAGAAGGAGCATTAGCTTTTAATAAAAAATCTAAAGGAGCACTTAATGCTACAGGGCTAAAAAGACAGACAGTAGGATCTTCAAAACCGATATTATTTGCTGATTATTTAAATAATAAAAGTGAAGTTTTTTACGATCCTTATTCTTTATCAACTAAAGAATCTAATTCGATAAAAGAAATAATTGCTTCCACCTTGAGTGACAAGCAAAAAAGTAAGATAAGTTTGATTTCTTCTTTTATTAAAGAAGTAGATTTTCATTCCATGGTAACTGACTGTATTGCAAACTATGTTGCTAAAGTTACCGGTAATGATAATGTTATAGTTTTTTTACCAAATTTAAATTCTGTTTTAGCAGTATCTGAGGGGTTTAGTGAGGCAATTGAAGCTGCAAGAAATGTTTCTAATAAAAAATTTAAATGGGTATCTAATCCTAGATTATCAACTTGTTTAAGAGTGAGACACGCAATCAGTGATTCCCTTAGTTATTTAAACAGGATGACCCAAGTAGTTTACCCGGAAGATAATGATCATTTAAAACAAGATTTTGATAAGAGTAAAACTACAGACGCGAAAGATATATCTTGGGTTACAGAGACTGAAAAAGAGTCAGATAGAAATGCTAGATTAGAAGCTTTTTTCAAAAAAAATAGTTTCTATTCTATTTTAGAAACAGTTGTTCAAGATAATAATACTGTAAATCATTGGGAAGTTTTAGATAAACTAATTGCTGAGATTAATAGGAATATTAGTGTTTTGCAAATAAACTTAGCAATGTACTTCGAAAGCAATGTCAAAATTTTAAATGTCTTGAAAGAATATTATGATAAGAAAGACCCTGCTTTTAGGTTCCCCTCATCATTTCAAGATGTAGTCATAATTGTTGGCGATAGAGACATGATAAGGAAATATATCTACGCACAGGAACCAATAGCAATAGGAAAAAATGATCTTTTTGATACAAAGATAAATATAAGTTTAGAAGGTGCTGGGCAAAATACAACCATAAAAAATGCAATACAACTATATCACTCCAAGGATAAAGTATTCTTTAGTAAAGATTATAATGAAAAAATATCTGAAGTAGTATACCCAGATGATGAAAACGCTCCTTTTGGCTCATACCAATCTCCTCCAGATATCTTTGCTTACAAAAAAACTGATGATGTTAAAAAGCAAGGAAAATTATTAAATCGTTATACTGTATTCCGGTACAATACCGCCAATCCAAATGTTTTAAAAATAAAAGTAGATAATAATCTTTCTTATCTAACGGAATTAAAAGTAGGATTTCAAAGAGAATTATTTAAGTCTGCAACAACAAAACTTGCAGGAGTTTATTCAGACCAATACAAACTAAATGTTTTCCTTTCGGAAGAAGCCATAATAGGATATATTCAAAATAAATTAAGATCTAGTGAGCCTGTGGATAAAGAGTTTTTAGTTAAGGAAATTTCAGAAAGTTTAGCTCAGAATGGTCTTCCTAATGATGTTCAAGGAGACGCTGTAGCAATTGCTAAAAATTGTTTGGCATTGGCAGAGGGGGGAATGAAAAGTAAAAATAGACAAACTATAATTATAGATGCATTCTCACCTAAAAACCCTGCACTAGTAATGTCTGATTTATCCAACTCCTTATATAAAAGAACATTTCAAGTTGTATTGGAAACTTTACCAATGTTTCATATAAGTAACTACTCAAATATTAACTCTAATTGTATGTTGTTTGCTCAAAGTGGTAAACTACTAGTCAGCGACCCTTCTTATGAAACTGATCCATTTGCAGTTTTTTTAAGTGGATTATATATTTTAATCGGTATGAAACATGTGATTGAACCAGATAGAATGTATTCAGAATTTACTTTGGTGAGAAACTCAAAAGTATTAACTTCTGAAAAAGGATATAATAAAGGAAAAACTGTATGATATCAGTAGCTGAAGTAACCCGAACAGAGCAGATTTCTGATGGTATTAGATTTTTTGCTCATATTCAATCTCTAGGAAATGAGGAAAAAGAGATTATTTATGTATCTCCATTCTTTGGTGCGGGTCACAGCGGTTTTGTTGCTCTCCCTTCTGTGGGTCAGAAAATTGTAGTTGTTAGGCCAGAAGATGATGAATTTTTTTACTACATAGGATCTTTTATAGAACCCCCTAAAAATTTAACTGATGAAGGTAGTGAGTTAAAAGCTGAAAAAGAAGATCCTATTGAAAATTTAGATGATCAGTTATACAAAGCAAGAGGTATTCCACAAAGAACATTCTGGAAAGATTCGAAAGGTAATAAAATCATTCTTTCGGATGAGTATAATCCTACTTATTTTAATTTAAAAATACATTTACAATCTTTTACAGGCAAACTATTAGGATTGATAGATAGCCCTTTAATTGCGTCTATCTTTTTGAAAAATGACCATGGTGATGGGATAACAATCACATCAGAACCTAATGTTGTAGACGCTGCCCGTCAAATAAAAAGCATAGCTCACACTACTCAAGAACACATAGCTAGGCACGGTCGTTACTTGGTCGTGGTTAATGATGGTAGAGAGTTGACCTTGTGTAATAGATCCACAGGCGCATTCAAGGAGCCTAATAGTAATAGGTATGGTAACATTAACCTAGAGTCTTATAATAAAGATATTAACTTGTATGCTCGTTCCGGCCAAAGAGGGAAAATACACATTGAATGCACAGACTCAGGAGCTAATGAACAAGTAATACAAATAAAAACAACAGCAAATAATTCAGTTGTTAGAATTTCTTCTACTGGAAAAATAGAGATAACTACTGAAGGTGACCTAGATATTAACGCTAATCAAAATATAAATATAAACTGTGGTGGGTCCTTTAGCGTCAATGCAGGAGCAGGTATGGAATTTAAAGCAGGAAGTGCTATCAATGTTGATGGCTCTCAAGTTTATTTAAATTCCAATAGGGCTGCTCCAACTGCTCCCCAAATAGGAAACACCGAGAGTGATTACGAAGGAGTGTATGCTTTCTAATGGCTTCATTTGATCTAGAAACATTTTTACGGGTTCAAAACCAAGGTGGCGGTGCTTTTGAGGCACTAGGAGCTAGCTTTGGAATTCCAAACTGCTTGTTGGATTTAGGAAAGCAAGCACTCGGTATCTTACCAACAAGTATCCTTGCAGATGTGACAGGCCAAGTAAAGGATGCTCGTGATCATGCGGATTCTGTAACCAAGGAAATTATAAAAAAGATAATGTTGGATACAGGAATCATTGAATTTGATACTGAAACTGGCCGACTTAAATTCAGATCAGACTCCACCAGAGATAAATTAGATAATGATACTTTACAAGTTCTAAAAAACTTATCTGGAGCATTACAAGCGTTTGCATATGCATCACAGTTTGGAGCACAATTATATGCAAATTATCAAAGCATAGCAAACCAATTCGCAGAAATTGGAGAATGTTTTGATAAACTAGAACAATTACAAAAATTCCAATCTGGAAATTCTGCTAACCAAAAACAACTTCTAAGCCAATCCCAAGTCGTGGAGTTAGAGGAAAAGAAATATGCATTGGATAAAGTTAGATTCCAAAATGCACAAGACTTTGTTAATAGATGCGATGCTTTTATTCAAACTGCAAATGAAATAGCATATGAAAGAAGTTTGGATCCCTCATTAGAACCTAAGTTTTCAGATTCCTCTGAGTTTGATCAATTCTTAGCTGAAACTACATTTGAAAGAGTTCCAATAGATGATATTCAAGTCCCCGGAAGAAGACCTCAGGAAGGGGGAGGAACAACAGCAGAAGAACAAGAAGAAATCTTTAGATTGACCTTTGGGCCACCAATAAGCACTAGAGGATATTTCTTACTAACTAAGGATGGTTTATATTACGATTCTCAAAAAGGTGGCTTAGACCCAGTCCTGCTTTCTATAAATCCTGATGTCATCCCAGCAGGAGATAGATGGAAATATGAATACGATCCTAATATAGGAGGCAAGGGAACTGCAATAACCTTCCAACAATATCAAGATTACAAAAATACTTTATTTGATTTAGATAAAATAGACGATAGCAGAACGCTGACAAATTTTTATGAGCAAGATCACTTCTTACAAAATTTGATACAGCAAAGAGATAAAAACATTTATGATTTGTCCGCTGCATTAACTAGTGAAATAAACACAAACGGTGAATCTTCGATCACTAAAAACATGAGGTTGAGTTTAGCTGCGGAACTTTCTAGTCACAATAGAAAAATAAGAAAAAGAAAAAAACAAATAGAAGTTGCAGTAAAAGCACCTAATGTTTTTGAATCTAAAGTTGAATCCCCAACAATTTTCCAACCCGGTCAAGTTCCTATAAACGATTTCTCTTATCTGAATGATTATGATTTTTCGATAGAAATCGAGAAACAAAAGGAGTTGATGTTTGTCCAAGGGGACTTAGAGGGTATTATACTTCCAATAGAAGTTAGATTTGCTGCCAGTCCAATTCGCAGAGCTAACATGCCAGACTTTAATTTGGCAGTTCCAGAAATAGGAGTAGGAAGTATTATTTATGAAGATATCGACCCATCTTCAAGCACAATGCTTTCCTTGACAGATGTAGTAGTAACAGATGAATTGTTTGCAATTTATAATCTGTTGCAACCTAAAGTAGTCCAACCCTCTTCTAATGATTACTTTATGACAAATACTGTCACTAATAATAAATATAATAATTTACAATTAGTGGCAAACTTTGCTAGTGCAGTTTATGTATCAGGATTATCTATTCCTTATTTGGAAGGAGTGACTAAGAATAAATCATCTAGCCCAACTTTAGCGTCTGGATTAGGATCGTACATGAGATTACCAGATACTAGAGAATTTAGAGAACTTATGTACAATCCGAAAGGATTTAGTATTGAGTGTTGGGTTCATGTCCCTAATCTAACAAACGCTGCAACAGGCTGGTTGAGTGGAACGGCTTCTTCTCTTACTAAGGTTATTCTTGGAAATGAGAATGTAGGATTGAAAGAAGGCTCTAGTCCACCTGTAGATGAAAATGGATCATTGCGAGATTTAGATTTCTTACCTATAAACGATGGTGATGCCTATACAAAGGGGTTCATTATGGGCTTTACAAGAGACAGGAGAATAACTAAGGAAGGTTTAGGATATAGCAATGATAATGCTCAAAATAACCCTACATCTTCTTTAAGTTTCTTCATTGCTCCTACTCAGTCACGGGATGCAAGTTCTTGTTCTTGGATCAATAAAGCCAACTGCAATCAAACTGAAAGTTTCTACAAGATGACAGTAGACTGTTCTACTATTGTTAATGGCAAGAGTTACGGCCAAGCATCTTCAACATTTATTTTAATAAATGTTGCAGCAGATCCTACAACAGATACAGTTAAAATGTATTGTGATGGGCAATTAATGGCAACTTCCTCTTTAAGTGAAGTATTTGGAGTAGAAAAGTTTAGAACCCCAGATCTACCATCATTTAAAAAGAAAAATAGTTTTGAATACCAGACTTCAAGTGTCGATGGCCCTAGAAGTTTAAAGGCTGGCCCAAAACTTAATACCTTCTATACCCCTTGGATGGTTGGAGGTGGGTACACAGATGGAATGTACCTGTATGGTAACTTTATGGGTGGCAACAGAGGTGGTATAACCAGTGGCTTGCGTGGGTTCGTAGGAAGTTTAAAATTTTACGCAAAACCCCTAGATAGTAGTGAAGCTTTGAAGAATTATAATGGTCAGAGCGTATACTTTAAAAATATTTTAACATAACATGGCTTATAATCAAACAGTTAGAGTATTTGGTCCAACTACCCAAAAACCTTTACGGGATACGATTCGGGTAAGAGAAAAGTTTTTTGGTTTAAATTACCCCATAGGAAAATTTAAAGCTAATGGTGGGTTTTTCCAAAAAACATCAGGATTTGAAACTTTAAAGGCATCAATAACCCAATTGCTTTTAACTGAAAGAGGTGAGAGGGTTATGTTACCTAATTTTGGCTGTTCATTAAAAAGATATTTATTTCGCCCGTTAGATTCTATTTTATTTACAGAAATAAAAAATGAAATAGTAGATTCAATTACAAGCTATACTAGAGATGTTAAAATTTTAAAAATAGCAGTCTTTGAATTGGATAAAATAAATTTAGACGGGAGCCATGGATTAAGAATAATTTTAACTCTAGCTTTGAGTAAAGAAGCCCAAAATCAATTTGAGATAGAAGTGGTCGTACAATGACATTTACAAATAATGCACAATCAGATTTTATGAAACTAGTGGTCTTTCCAGAAGACAAAAAAGCTAGTTTAATAAATTATGCATCTAGTGATTTCCTTTCTCTTAGAGATTCTTTGGTAGACTATATCAAAGCAGTTTATCCTTTGGAGTATGATTATTTTGTAGAATCAGATTTAGGGATGATGTTAATTGAGTTGGTGGCATATATGGGGGCAGTAATGTCTCTTAAGGCAGACTTTCTAGCTAACGAAAATTATTTAGTGACTGCTAGAGATAGAAATTCAATTAGAAAATTATTTGAACTTATCGGGGTTAGATTAAAAGGGCCTTTATCCTCTGCCGCCCAAGCGTCGATAACTTTTAATGGGACAGCAGGAAGTGTTGTTATCCCTATTCAAAACAGAACTATCACAGTTAAATCTCCTGAAGATGGAGCTAACTTAGCGTTCACTTTGTATAAGACTGTTAATGGGGTTGTAGATACTGCAAATAATACGGGTCAAATAGCTTTATCACAAGCTGAAAGTGTTGGTACTACTGGATTAACTTGGAATAATATAATATTGCAAGAGGGTGCTTTAGTTTCTGATGAAGGTGAATTTGCAGCAACAGAATCAATAAAAAGTATTCCATTGACTGAAGGTCCTGTAGTAGAAGGGTCCATAGATGTTTACATTAATACTGGAGATTCTACTACATCTGGAGCTTATACAGAAGTAGAGAATATTTTCTTTGCTTCTAGTACTACACAAAAAATATTCCAAGTCATATATGATGATGATTATAAAGCCACTGTACTATTTGGTAACGGTATTAGGGGAGTAATTCCACCAGATGATTCTTCTTACATAGTTACTTATAGAGTTGGAGGAGGTAGTAGAGGTAATATTGTTTCAAATTATATAAATTCAAATATTACTGAACAAGGCACTAGAGTCGGGGTTGTAACAAACACAACGGGAGCAACAGGAGGCGCAGATGCCGAAACCGCTTTCCATGCTAAAAAGTATGGTCCTTTAACTTTTGCTAGACAAGATAGAGTTGTTACTTTAGAAGATTATACTGTCTTTGCAAATACTTTTATTAGTGATTATGGGACAGTAGGAAAAGCCACCACAGTGGCAAGAAAAGCGTATTGTTCTGGTAACATTATTGATATCTATGTTTTAGAAAAAGCTAATAATTTACAAGTTCAAAAAGCTAGTCCAACATTCAAGCAACAATTGATAACTGCTCTACAGCCAAAGAAAATGGTGACAGACGAGATCGTTGTTGTAGATGGATTAGTTAGAACTTTAGATTTAATAGTTACGGTTAAAGTTGATAGAAAATTACAACCAAAAGATCAATTGATAAAGAGTAAAGTTAGAAATGCCATCCTAGATTTCATGGCAGTAGATAACAGAGAATTTGGAGAGACTCTTGTAGTCGCAGATTTAAATAGAGTAATTTTTGAAATAGAAGAAGTTAGGATTTCATCTATCGACAATGTCCCAGAAAATATCAAGGTTGAATTCAATGAATTGATTCAACTTAATAACTTATTGATAAAAATTGATTATCTAGACTGATGAATACTTTCAATCCTTCTCCTAACCAATACTTTAAGAGAAACTTCGTAGAGGTTTTGGAGATTCTTTCTCCCAAAATTTACGAAGCCAAAGACATTGAATTGAGTGGAGTAGGAATTCAAGAAGACGATCAGATAATAAATACTCAAATAGCTGCTGCGGCAAGAATCGGGTCAATACTTCCTGTTTCAGGAAGAAATGATATATCTTCAATAAGCCAATTTTTTATAAAACAAAACGCTCTTACTTTTATAAATCCTCAAACTTTCGAAGATGATATTCTATATCCATTAGGGTACACTCTAGAACAATTTGAAACTGAAGAATCTTTTGTTCAATTCTTATCAGCAACCTTACAACCAAAGATAAAAACAAATGATCCAAGTCTAGCAACTAATACAAGTGGAGTCTTTGGAGCCACAGCATCTGCTGTCCATGACTATCTCATAGATAGTTTAGGATGGATGTATATCTTAAACAATACTAGTGGAGTTTGGAATTATCAACCATCTGCATATGTGACTAGCCAACTCTCAGGATTGTATTTATCTAGAGATATTAAAGATTTAGATGGAATAATTGGATTCAATAGACATTTATGGTATAATTATTCTAGTTATATTCCAACTTCTTATTTATCCTCTACCTCAACATATACAAGTGGAACACAGCAGTTAGATAAATTAGAAACAATGCTTGAGGCAATATTTTCTCAAGCATTCATGGACAAGCAAGACTTTAGGGTAAAAGATGCATTTAATGATTATATTGATGGACTAGGATTAATTACAGATTTAAAACCAAAAGGTCCACATAGAAAATTATTAAAAGCAATGGCTTACTCCATGGCAGATGTTAATGACCATGTTGAAAAATTAGCATCTTTATATGACATAGAAAGTTGTCCTGAGGAGTATTTAGAGCAGTTAGCTGGGTTAATTGGTTGGAAGTTATTGGGACCAGACTCATCAAAATGGAGACAACAACTAAGATCTGCAACAGAAGCGTACAAGAAAAAAGGAACCTCTGTTGGAATACAATTCGTCCTAAATTCGATCATTAGTGATGTTCTAATTGATGCATCAGGAGCACTAACTGAGTTATGGGAATCCTATGTTCCTTTCATGCTTTGGTATATGTTGGCTACAGATTCCATATATGTAAAAAATGCTCAAACATGGACTAAACAAAGAGCAGAATCACTAGGAATTTACAACTACAATAGCAGTAGTTTTATTGATAATATACAATCAATAGTGGATTCTATATTATTAGAAGCTTATATAAAATTCCCTGAAAACTTTATTTATCAAGGTAAACCTTGGCCCGTATACAAGATGTTGGAGCTTGGTAATGATACGGGAGAGCCTATTGGAACTTATACTGTAATAAATGATCCAATAGCAAAAGCTTATTTACGAGTTGATAAAAATCGTAGAACCTACAGAAGTTTAAAGGTACAGCAAAATAATCAAGACTTAGCTTATACCAATTCATTCGGAACAGAACCAGATGGAGAAGGGGTTTACATAGCTGGAACATCTATTCCTACAATTGAAAAACCCGTTTACTTATCTGCAACTGGAGATAAAAACTTTGTATTTAATTTTAGAAATTACAATAATTTTCCAATACCCCCATTTGAAGAAATAAAATATTACAAGGAATGTAAGGTAAACGAAGAACTGGTAGATTTTTTAGTTGAGAAAACTAGATGCTTAGGAATTTCTGATTCTCTAACGGATGCCTTTGGAACTTATTTAAGAAACAATACTTATAAACTAGGGAATGTATACGGATCGATAAATGATTTCTTGATGTTCTTCTCTTCGATGCAAAATCCGACTAATTATTTTGAAGTCTTGGATATGCAGCAGGGGATGGATTTTGATGTTTTGAGTTTATGGAATAGTAAGTCTTCCCATGTTTTGATTAATTACAGTGCTACAAACTTTAATTTTACAAAACGAGATATTACAGGTGATAGTAAATATGCGTTAACTCAGACAAAAGATGTATTGAATAAATTCCTTCCCGCGCATGCAATACCTATTTTATTAGTTGATGCTTCCTCTCCTGTAGAAGATTACATAACTACAAATACAAATTTTGATTCCATAGAAATCAAAGATCAGCAAACCATGTTCTCATTGGTTAGTGGGGCTATGGCAGGGTATGAGTCCTCTGGAGTAAGTATGAGGACTATTTTTACTGGGACACTTGGGGGCACATTGACTCCTGAGGGAATGACTACTTTTACAAGAGAGCAAGCAAATCAACTTGATGATATTCTTGTTAGCTCTACAACATATACAAATACAACTCCTAGAAAATCTTTAAGAAGAAGAAATTATAAGTTTGTCTTACCACAAGAAAAATATTATGATAGAACAGGATTCAATCAACCAATTTCGTTTGACGGATCTTCAGCCTTCTCAAGAGAACAGACAAAAGGATTCCTAGTTTTAGGTTATGTACCATCATCTAATTCTTTCTATCCAGTAGTAGATTACACTAATCCTTCTGGAGTTTGGGACAAGTGTGAAAATCTAACATCTGATAATACATTCTTTGGAGTGGACACTAGTAATACTTTCCCATGCAGAGGAGCTTTTGAATTAGATTCAGATTCTAAGATGCCGGAAATAGGTAGTAGACATGATAGATATATTGATAGATGCCAAATCCCTCATATCTATAGGACCATGCATGGTATAAAGGAAAAAGAAGCTTTAGCTAGAGCAGACATCCAAGTCTCTACGAATGTTTCATATAATGAAGATTCACATTGGAAAAATCAATCTTTGAGTTTAGCTAACACATACATCAATAGTGGTGTCATGGGAATAAACTCTTATTATGACTACGAAAACTTTAAGTTTGGTAGGGGGATCCATTTACTTTATAGAGATTATAAAAAATATTTCAATCATGGATTAGGATTCTCTAGCATTGATGAGACTGGAGCAAATATTTTCTCACATGTTTTCGGTCCTACACTTTACAATGCTAATTTCTCTGTTGAAGGCTCTGCTGTAGTCTCTCAAGAAGGGGATTATATCGCTTCATCGTTGGATGCTATAGTTCCAATCGGATATGGAGAAGGGTCGGGAGTATTTACCACTTGTGCTGTTAATAATGGTTATGCCTCAGGAACTTATATTGCTAGTACTATAAATTCAATGATTGTGCCTCTAGAAGGTACATTTAGCTCGACAGGATTTGGAAATGCTGAATTTAGAAACCCCCACATTCTAAGTGGAATTGAATTTGTGCAAACTTCTGGAGCATCTAGATTTAATAGATTTGAATTGATAAAACTAGATCAATCATTATTTAATCAGAATGATGATCAATTCTTAGCAAATAAACTTTTTATTAAATCGTATTCAATAAATGGATTGCCAAGATTAAGATTTGATTTATCAGGATACGGCCCAAGAGCCAATACTTTAATTAAGGATCATTATTTTAACTTAAATGTTAAAGCTCAGATAGGTAACGATTCTGTAACAAACTATGGTGGAGGTGCCATGGGAGTCTGGATACATACGGATTTGATTACTGCTGAAAATGGGCAAAAATTAATGTGGTGCTGGACTCCAAGGAATCAATGGGAATTGATAGTTTATGATAATTTAACTCAAAGAACTTTATTAAATGATTTAGCTCATATAAAGAACTTTAGGCAATTCTCCGTTGTTAACGATCCTGAGTTTAGGACAGATATTAGACAAAGATGTTTAGGTAATGAAGTTCAAGAATATGAGACTGTCACTGAGTTACCTGCTAAAAATACTTTTGATTATTTTAAGGAAAATTATCTAGAAAATTTTGACATACCTTTTGATACAAGAAATTATACACTCTATAATAACTATGAGTACTTAGAAATCATACCAGTTCCAGAACATTACTATAAAATTAGAAATTTAGTTCATGGACAAGATATTAACTATTATGTAGAAATCTTTAAAATGAATCAATCTGATTCAAATAAATATCTTTTAATTAGCGATATATCTCTACAAGATCTTACATTAAAACAAAATTCAGGGTTCCAGTTAAATTACGGAGTGGAGACAAGTTCTATCCCATTGGTTCCCTTTGTTGATGAAGCTAGATTCTATACTAATAAAGAAGAACTGAGATCAATATTAAAATTCTTTAATGAGTTGGTTGAGGACCCTTACACTAGTAGGGTTGCAGCAAATTCGTCAGGAACACTAGATACAAGTGGTGGCAGCAGAATTAACTATAAGATACATCCTGATTTAGTTGCTTTAGCAGGTGGAGGAGCATCACAAATAACAAGTTTGGATACTAGAAATTAATGCGTGGAGTAGTAGAAATATATTCGATTGAGGATAACACCCCTAAATTACTTTATTCAGAAAGTAATTTAATTGTAGACGGGGCGGGTAAAACTATTGTAGATGCACTAACAACTTTTGACGGAGTTTCGGGAATATCTAGTGGATCGGCTATTCTAAACGCTTCAAATTACACCATCCAAGCAATTACTTTCGGTGCCCCATCAGGTGCTTATTTAAGAAATATACATAACACTACCTACCCATTATTAATAAGTGGGCTATCAAACACAAAATTAACTGTTCTACGAGATGGAGTAACTTCAACCTCCTTTACTCCACAAATAGATGTTCTCCCTAGTTATCCTAATCCTCTGGATAAAAAGTTAGAATTATCAGCATCTCCTTCAGGATCTTGGTCTGGAATTACAATAAAACTTCCATATACTACTAGTGCAGGGGTAACAATTGAAGATCAAGGTCATCATTTAAATATTGCTAGTTTACCTTCCTTGTACAATCAATTTGGAGCATCATCACCTCTGGCTGTTTTATTTGGTAATTATGCTTTTTCAGCAGCAGCAAATACCGTTTCAGCTATATTAATTTCTTCTATAAATCAGCTAGATTCAAATACTGGACAACCTAGTTCTTTTGTAGTTACAGGTAATTTAGCAGCAGGTATAAATTATAATGGTAGATCATTGATAGATTATCATGGATTTATACACATGATTAGTCCGTCTGCAAATGTTAATATTAATTTTACTACTACAAATAGTAGTGGACTACAATTAAGTGCTCAAACAACATTTAGCTCTACAGGAGAATTAGTTTATGGAACCCGAATTTCCCCAACTGATATTGTTGCTTTAAACATAAATGGTGGTATATATCACATGGGATTATGGACAATTGATTTAAATAAGTCTATTCAAGCTGGTAATTTCCCTCCATATTCTTTTAGTCAACTAAATAATCCTAGGAAGTATAGATTATTTTGCAAAAAAACTTTTACTAAAAATATAATTGAGTTTGGAACATTCAGCACTGCACCCTCTGAATTGCAGATAGTTTGGAGAATTAAGTTCTTATGAATTTTATAGAAGATTTAGGAATAAATGGACATTTAACTATCACGAAAGTTAATCGGGATGGTTCGGAAGAACTTATATTCGATGACCATAATATTATTGTTTCAGGAATGGGAGTTGGATTAGCTTTCTTATTTGCTGGACTAGGCTCAACTAAGATAACTGATTTTCATTTAGACAGAGTCCAAATTGGAGTTTCTGGAAATTCCAGTTTAGAAACTAGTACAACCTTCCAACTATCTGGTCCATTATCATCTACAGCAGAATACGGAGTAAATTCTGATCAAAATGTTGTTCAATCAAATCAATTAGTAAACGGAACATCTGTTTCTAATAAATTTTTTATAAAATTACCTAGAAGCAAAGTAACTAGAATAAATGATAACTCTGTAAGATATACAATTGTTTTAGATGAAGATGCCTGTAACAGTTCAACTATAAGAAATAATTTACCTATAAATGAAATAGGATTGTTTATGAAAAACCCTCAAGGAGCAGCAACAGATAGTTCCTTGTTAGTTGCATATAGATATTTTAGCAATATACTAAAGACTGACGATTTTAGTCTCATTTTTAGATGGACAATAAACTTCTGATATGGCTTTCAATAAAAACGATATTTACACTTCTAGCGGGAGCTTAAGAGTATACAACTCTTGGACTCCTTATGTCAGCAAGTTTGATACTAGTTCCTTCTATAACTGGGAACAGGATAACTTACCTCTTTATGATCTTGAAGAAAGAACTTATGAACTTTGGGAATATGCAGGCTTCCCAACTTCGAGTATCACTGGTTTAGCTTTGACAGTTAGTGCTGATACTCCCGCTCTAACTCTAGCTCAAAATAGAAATATTTATACTTCAGTAAGTGCCGCAGTAGCATCATTACCAAGGGTTATTAGATTTCCAGTTTTGATTGAAGTTGCTAATTTTGGTGATCTAGGACCTTTAGAATTACATGATTTCCAAATAGTAGAAAATGGATCTATAGAAATAATAAATAGAAATTATGTTAAAGCATACACTGCATCTAGCACTGTAGGGCAGGTAGGAACAGTATACGGCAATACTTATATTACTAGAGTTGATAGTTTAGATATAAGTGCTAGTATTTACTCTTCAGTAGGCTCCACCTCTTGTGTTAATATTTCTTCAACTGTTTTTAGCGGGTCTAACGACACTAGATTTACTTCAGTAAATTCAGTATTATATCCAAAAGTAACTGATAGAAAAGCACCTTTATCGGTTACTATAAGAGACTCCGCTGCCATAGGAACAACTTCAAATCGATTCCCACTAGGAGCTTATGAAACAACCTCCCCCACTGATTTAACTGTTTCAAACGGTGGTGATTTCTCAGCAATGTCAAATTACCCAGTTGGAATGATATCCAGAGATGTAGTTGCTACAACTAATGATGTTTTCGGTTTAATATATGGTAACAATTTATCTCGGATGTCAGTGAAAAACTGTTCTGGGAAAATATACATTAGAAACTTTTTCGTAGATGGTCAAAATACTAATTTAACTACAGCCACTAAAGTAGGTATAGAAATTCTAAATTCAGATGTTATTTTAGAAAATTGTACAGCAGTAAGGTGTCGGGAAGCTGGATTTGCATTCAATAATTCTAAAGTAATTCTCTCTAGAGGAGCTTTTGCTTATAGAAATTATGGACTAAGCAGTTTGTCTGTGAGAGAAACAACAAAATCTTGTGGATTTAAAGTACTGAATAGTGAAGTAATTTTGAGTGCATTAGTAGGTGGGGCATCTACAGAAGCTAGAGATTATCAAGCTAGTGGATATGATATAATGTTCATGGCTTCAAGAAATCCAATTGGTTTCTTATTAGAAAATTCTAAACTATCGGGAGGTTTAAATAGATCGGATAGTGCAACACCTTCTCAAAACTCAACTTTTGCAGCAGAGTATAATAATTTAGTAGGTGTAAAAGCATTTAATTCAATTTTAGATCTAAATGGTTTGATTGATATTTATCAAAATAAAGTGGGTATTGAATTAAATAATTCTAATCTCCTCGTTGATGAATTAACAGTTGATAGGCATACAAATGAAGGATTGATTGCTAGAAATTCAACCATATCTTATATTAAATCTGGTTATCCGATTGCTTATGGTTCAGTTAGAAGAGCCATAGAGTTCTATCTCAATGGTCAGCATTTAGTTTTAAATAATAATTCAAAACTAAAATATACAAGACAAAATGATCTTCCTGCTCTTTCTACTGGAGGAATGCTTTTCAAAGATTCACATGGAGTTAGTTATTTAACTGGCGGGGCTTGGCAAAAAATACCCGGAATAAAAGTAGACTCTAATTCAACAGCAGAGTTTGTTGAAGCTCAACTATTAAATCAAAATGGTAATTATGATGACCAAGCTTCTCATTATGGAACTGTGTTAAATTGTACAAATAATTCAACAGGATCTCTATACGGAACTAGCAATCACTGCACCATGGCTTTAGGAACATCTGGAAGCTATGAAAAACAATCTAAGATGTCTACTTTATATGCAGGATCTAATTCAAAAATAACAATTGCTGGGCCTACAGTAGTAGGTCAGGGTGGGGTCGCCATATTGGCTGAAGATGGATCTACAATAGAAATCGGTCCTGCAAAAGATAATGAAACAGGTGAATTAGCTGTAAGTTCCTTCGCTTTAGCCAATGCTGCAAATCATACTAGTGTTGATTTACATGCAACCAGAGCTTGCTTGGTTGCGAATAGAAATTCAACAATTGATATGCATGATTTAGGTAGTTATAGAAATACTTGGATAGGGACTGTTGGTGCAACGGTAGCAGATTATGATTATGATGTCGCAGATTTATCAAGTTATGTTGGTTCTGGATCTTTAAGATTCTTAGCTAATCCAATGGACTCTAATGCTGTAACTCAAAATACTACTAATACAATAGCATATGCAGAAACAACTAATCCAACATTCACTACAGATGCAAATACAAATACTTACAGGTATTTAGCAGATTTCTCTAAAACTTTAGGAGGGGTTTGTGTTAGAGCGTTGGGTAATAGTACTGTCCATGTTAACAATGTTCACTTTGGAAAAGGCCCAAATGCCAGTCCATTAGATGGATTAGTTTACAATGCAAGTGGATCTGATTGTGATAGACTTTTAATTTGGAATATCGCGGATAGTTCAAAACTTTCTGTAGCACATGTTTCGGTTAGTGGTCAATATCCTGCCGATGCCGGATATCATGGTCCTCAATCTTATTGGACATCTAGTAATAATGGTTCTACTACTGGAACTGCAACTGTAGTGTATGGAGCACCATCTTCTACACCAGACTTTGGAGCATTAAGCGTTCTAGATCCTTTTGGAGCAGGTGGAAGTTCGGTTTCTTCAGTATGGAAATCCACTTCTGGTGTTTCTATAAATGATCCGTTTGACAGATTCTATCCTGTACTAGGCAACATAGATACATCAACTGTATCGGCTTTAACTCAGCGTGCAGGTATACCGATTAGTGGAATAACTGTAAGTGGTATACAATTAGGAACTAGCTCCACCTCTCTGTATAATAATCAAGGTGTATTTAGAATTTACTTCTCACCTAAGTCTGAATGTAAATACTTAGCTCATGATCTAAGTGGTTATGAAAATGGGCCTTTAGATTATAGAACTAACAAATATAGTAGATCTTTCTCCGCTCAAACAGGAGTTGTTTATCAGTTGTTTGCACAAGGCTACGGATTATCTGCACCTGTGTCAGGAATTTCTACTACACCTGAATTGAGTTCTATTTACCCAACATTATTAAAATTAAGTAGGGACTCAAACGGAGATGGAATTCCAGATACTTTGTACACTTCTGGATACTATTATTGTAAGGAGTTCTTAGATGATGATCCAACACAAGTTATGTTGGATGAATCAGCAGCTAACCTTTTTGCCAATGCTAAAAATTGTGCGGTTGGAATGGGTGGAAGACCAAGGAGAGTAACTATTTACAAGGCTGGAACTGATGAACAGTTTAGTGAATCCAATACTGGAGACATTTATGGATTCAAATCAGCAAATGTATTCGATCTAAAGAGAGATAATTGATATGGCAAAATTTACATTCTCAGATAGTCAGTATAAGTTTACCGAGCCTGTAAGATATTTTAAGGCTAACGATCCTTACTATTTTGAAGTTGATAATATTCCTATTAAGCAACTTCAAGAAAACTGCTTATGGTTGAGGGATCAACTTAGAAAACTTGGTGGAGGAAGGAGAACTGGACCAGAAACGGAGACTAATGGAGAGACTAGACCCGGTAGAGGACCCGGAGGGTCTAGTGATGGACCTGTAGATAGACCTTCGAATGGAACTCTAGAAATCACAAGAAGAGATATAGATGAATTAAGACCTTACGCAACAGGTGGGGATAGAGTTGTAAGAGTTAGACCCGGAAGATACACTGCTAGAGTCAACGATGTCGGTAATGAACCTCTACAATACTTAGTAAAAATTATAGGTCAAGAATTACAGGATACGGAACTTTATAAGACTTTTACTTTAAATTCAACTAATGATACTTTTAATACTTTAGTTATAAATAGTATTAATAAGTTAAAGCAAACTGTTGCATCCAATGCGCTTCACATGAATGGTTTAGCAGAAAGGGCATTTACTTGGGCAGTTAGAGACATTGATACTCCCAGTGATTATGGTCAACTAGCAACTGATGCTTTAGAATATGCAGGTCTAGGTGGAGTGGGATTGTTAGGACCTTTTGTATATTCACAAGCTCTCCTTTGGTATAAGGATTCAGGTTCAACTGACGGGTTCTATATTCTACCTAATTACCACCCAACAAGCGTTGCCATTGGTTTTGCAAAACTTCCAACATTAGAAAACCATCTAATAAAAAGATGGAGAGGTGTTGCTAGAACAGCTATCGTTGATGTTCCTGAAGAACTCTCCATAGAAATTCCACAATTTAGTCGAGAAGACTTTTTCTATACAGATGAAAATGGAGCTAAACAATATTTAAATGCTACCCATAGAATAGATATGGTTTTTATCTATTCAAAACCTGTCGATGCATCTGGCGTATCTATACTGCAAAATGGTACGGTGGTTCAAATAACCTCACCTGTTCTTGGAGTTGTCAGAGGTGCAGGAATAGGTATGAATTTTGAGCCAAAGACCTCAACTCAATATCAGCCTCAACCATCTTTAGATGCTCAAGGAAATCCAACAATCCTAGCTAGCGTCGCAGATCAATCAGCAGAAAATATAGGATTCTTACAATCTTCTGGAACTGAGCAAAGCTTTACCGTTAAGGGGTCTTTCCCTGCCCCAGACGATTTGCTAAATATCGCACCTCTGCTTTCTCAAGATTTAGAAGATAATGCTATAGAATTAATTGGTCAATCAATTCTTCCTGTAGCTTATATTTTCGTTGATGGTGATTCCGAAGAAATAGCAGGTACTAGAGTTATTGCCGAGTCCGATGTAATTGACATTAGACCTTTACTAAGAACCACAGAATTAACATACAATGAAAGGGCTGGACTTGCTGCTGCAATTCCACAAATTTCTTTGGCTAATCCAGTTGTAGGAAAATCTGTTTTAGATAAAGAAATGAAGAGAATGTCTGAATATGTGGCAAACAAAATATCCGAAATTCAAACAAATACTCAAACCCAAGATGCTAATAATGGAAAACTTTTAGCCACAGGTTATGTATTTGGTGGATTAAATTATGGAGTAGAGGGAGCGTTATTCCACTATTACAAGCAAAAATTTGCAAATGATGGAAATGAAACAAATGATTCTGATATTTATATAAGAAATTATATTCAATCTAGATATGGATATGCTAATTTTGACACTGGTGTATTAGATTTCCCTACATATCCTGATTGGGATATTTCTCGTTGGTGTTTAGACGGTAACTTCCAGAATAAAGGTGTGTTTCCTAATGATAGAATAACCCCTGTTATATCTCACCAGCCTAACCCCGGTTCTATAAACGAGGCAGACCGCTTTGTAAAAGCAGGAAGCTATAGGGATGCTGTCACCAATGCGGGGCTAACTTTAACTGGTGGAGTTCCCAATAGAGTTAATAATTTTACTAATACAGAAATTTCTCAATCGGGAGGTGGTGATAATGAAATGGGTCAACATAAAATAAATTTTATGTATATTTCAAAAAGAATATTGTTTAATCGTCCTTCTTGGATGTTAGATTACCACATAGATGCAGAGTTAATTAATAGTTTAGGATTAACATACAGAGGCTCAGGATTGAATAATCCAGACGGAGAAGCAGATCAAGCAGCATATACTGGAATTTGGATTGAAAAAGGATTTAACGAATTTACTATTTATGTAGGATTCGTGACTATGGATAATTTGCGCGGTAGTGGGGCAACACAAGATTTACTTCCACACAGGAACAGAGATAGCCAAAGATTTGCATCTTTTATTGTTCCTGTAAGAGATATTTTATACTCTGATGTTAATGCAGATTCTTCATGTGGGGCAGGATTCCTTGGTAATGTTAGGGTTGGTAAATGCACTTACCCAACAATAAAATGGAAGATGACAGGAGTATCTCAAAATTCTGCTGCATATCATTACGCTAATTTAAACTCTGCTAATCCTTTGATTGCTCTCAATGGAGTGTGATAAGTGACTGAAACACCATCTTTTGAGTGTGGTAAATTCTATCCCGGTCAAGGTCCGGGTAACAGGAGAGATTATGAACCTCCGGTTACTCCAAAACGACATCCTAGAAGAAGGAGAAGAGATGGCGAACCTTGGGGTCCAAAAGGTCCTATTAGGGATAAACCTCCAACAAGATTAGTATTAAGAACCTGCTGGATTTGTAAAGAACGGCCAGCAACAGACCCAGATGGATTTGCTTGCGGTAGAGATGGACTTCCTGCTGCTAATGGTCCATGCAGATGCAGATTAAGAACTGATAGATTTTGTGAAAAAAAAGAAACTTGGGTTCCTGATTTGCCCGGAGCAACAAACTGTCCTACTAATCAATTTCAAACAGAAGCAGCTTGTGCATCAGTTTGTAGAGATGGTGTAGATGTAGTTTGCCCAGAATTTCCTTGTATTTATTATCTGTGCTGCATAAAAGAAGCAAACGAAGAAAGAGTCCCTTGTCCTGAGTATGGTCCGGGATGTACTTGCCCTAAATTAACTGAAGCAACTTGTGAGATAGATGATGCAGGTACTATTGGATTAAATGAACAGTGCCCACCTCCTCCAGTTGGGTGTCTCAATGGTGGTATTTTAGTTGCTTGGTCTTTAAATAATACACAAGCATGTAATAGCCCAGAATGTAGAGATAGACTAGGACCACCAAGATGTCCAGAACCAGATAGACCTTCTACTGAACCGCAATCCTTTTTCTGCCCACCTAAAACTTGTGTTTATTGTGATATTAGACCTCCTCAAGGAGATGAGGGATCTTGGAGTCAGTGTGTTCCTCCTAATAATCCTTTATGTAGATGTAGGATAACTCAAGTAAGAGAATGTAAAACGGTTCAACTACAAGGAACTAGAAATCCAGTTACGGGAGAATGTGAATATCCTCCAATTACTAATCCTTTTAGTTATGGTTGCGAACCAGAATCTTTAAATGCATGTTTAGCTGGTTGCAGACCTATTATAGAAGAAGACTGTAACTTCGGAGAGCGTCGAGGACCTTTACCTCCGGGACCCGGGCCATCAACTCCGGGAGGTCCTACTGGCCCCGGACCATCAACTCCCGGTCCCGGAGAGTCTACGGGAACTTCCCCTATATCTAAAAATTGTAAGTTTTGTATACAAACAATAACAACTGGGTATGAACCCTGCGTTGGCCCAAATGGGCAACCAAATTGTAGATGTCAAAAAATTTATAATAGAATTTGTGAAACAAAACAAGTATTTAGAAGACCAAATGGAACATTTCCTAACTGCACTACTGTTCAACCAACAGGAACAATAGTTAACTCTCCACCATATTCAAGTTGTGCCCCTATTGACGGGCAACCTTGTACAAATAAGAGAGGTCCCCCGCAATGTCCTGAGGAACCTAGTAGACTAGGGGAAACAACTGGAACTCCTCTTCCACAATCAGTGACTTGGTATGTTTGTTTAAGAGCTACAACAGCTTCTACTGGAGTTGGAGCAGTTTTAGCAGGAGGATGTTTTGCTAGATCATCAGTAAATAGACCCCCTAATGGATATGCAACATTAGTAGAATGTGAAAATGTATGTTCTAGACCACAAGGTGAACCTACAGGAACAGGGACGGGCGGTGGTCCAGTCCCACTAGTAGAAAGATATTCTTGCAATCAAATAAATGGAAAGTGTAGAAGAGTTTTTGTTCCACAAAATCAAACAACTGGAACTTATGCTACTTTAGCTGCATGTGAAAGAGAATGTAAACTTAGAGCCGAAGGCTCTGAAATAGTTAATACTACAAATTTACCTGATCCAATAGGAACTTATTTTAGATGTAATAAAGCTACAGGAAATTGCTCTCCTGTATTTACAACAAAAACAACAGCCGATAGGGAAGGTTATTTCTCAGATGTAAATGCCTGTAGATTAAGATGTAGATCAAATACGGCAGAAGCAGATAGATTGTCTAGAACTACTTTAGGAGGCATTAGCCAAGTTGAAATTGGAGAAGGTAGTAATGGAGGAATTATTTCTGATCCTACTGAATTAAGAACTTATTACAAATGTATCAATGGCACATGTATTACAAGCACTGCAACTCCTCAACAAGCAACAAATCCAAACTATCATACTACATTACAAGCATGTTTAAACTATTGTCAAAATAATAAAAATTCAGGGCCTATTTCTGTAAATAGATTAGGTGAGGGTATTTTAACTGACCCAATTATTTTAGATGATGGTGGGGCAGATGATGGGCCAGTAATAATTGAAAGAACTCCTCCTTTAGACGACATAGGAGAAACTACTTTGCCTAACGGAGAAAATAATCCGAATAGACCTAAAGTAAATCCTTCTGATGCAAATGTATCTACACGCCCTTATTATGAATTACCTGAGAATAATGGTGCTGGAACAGTAAATTTAGATCCAGCAGCAGCAGTGTATGTTCCTCCTGTGTTAGATTTTTCTGAAGCAGTTGTTGTGAACTATAGACAAACCGATTTATTTGCGGAATATATTCATGAAGCAATAAATTATTATTTAGATAAAAACAATACTTCAGAGGATTGGAGATCTTATTACTCATCAGATTTAACTATACAAAATATAGAAAGAAGTTTAAAACCCTCTGCAATTAAAATCTTTGAAGCAATCACTGATCAAAAAGGTGATTTAATTGGAAAAGAATATTTCTTAGAAGTTATTAGAGGAAAATTAATTAATGGAACTATCTCTGATTTTAATCTACCCTACTATAGAAAATTAGCAGAGAAAAGTAAAAAGAGAGTAGTTAAACCAATTAAGCAACAGGATCAAATTGTTAATACATTGCAAGCATTCGCATATCTTGAAAATAAATTAATTCCTTTGGATCCTGACAAAGGCACTGGCAGAACTTCAAAACTCACTCCATTGATAAAAACTTTAGCAACTGATTTGGAAAAATCATTGACGGTAATTGTTAATGATGAGGAAAGAAAGTTTTATATCAATGATGATGATATTGTAGTTGGTAGAGCTAATTTAAAAATCTCAGATGGAGATTATATCACGGTTGGAGTTGGAACTGGTCAAAGAAGAATTTATCTAGACACAGAAAAAGATCATGCATATCTTATTTCAGATTTAGATAAAGAAATAGCTTTAAATTTATTAGGTGGCGATTCTTCAATTAGATTAACTGCATCAGCAACATTTGCGGTTAATTTGGAATTTAACTATCCATTAACTGGTGCTAGAGAAAATGTTTATTTCTTAAAGTTAAAAACAGAATCTGTAGTTACAGATAGAGCTACCGAATATATTGATAATACTACAGCAAGATATGATTTATGTTCTATAAATACTCAACAGGATTTAGACGCAATTAATGAATATGTAAAGTTTAAGGCAAACCATTATCTCTTCCCTGTTCATCCAGATGATGTATTCTTAGATTATGTTGTTTCTTCAGGCCACTTATATTTACAACAACAGGATATTAGATTTGATGGGCATGCTAGAAAAACTAATAAAAATATACCGTTATTAGTAAGACAACTTCCTTGGTATATCTTGCTCTTCCCAACAAACAAAGAAGAAAATAATCCTTTTGATATTCAGTCTGATTTAATAGAATTTGAAAGTGGTGCAAGAACTACAAGAGAATTAATATTTGAAATGAGTATAGACTCTGATGAGTATGATGCTAATATTACGACAGCTAAGTTTGTTAATATAGGCACTGTTTATCCAGACGAAAATGTTTACGGCGAATATGACTTAGACTCCAGAAAAGTTATATTCGATCCAAGTAGCACATTCTTCTCGTCTGGATATAAAGAAGAAAAGACTACGCAAAGACCAAGAACGCCGTTAAGAAAGATAAAAGAAATAATTTCTGAACTAAATAATAATTATGTTCTTGATCGAGGACTAACAACCTTTGATGTTTTCTCTCGTCTTAATTTTACAGACTTTAATAAATTTATATCTAATAGAACTAATAAAGTTATTTTTGATAAGATAAAAGAGGGCGCGATAGAAAATGTTAAAGTGTATGAAGTTACTAAATACTCTGGGGATGCTTATTTGAATAAGACTGCGTTACTTAGGAGACGCTCTGCGGCAACAACTGATACTTACCCTCAAATAAGATCATTGAACTCAGGTGAATATATAGAGCCACCCACGCAGACAGAAGCTCCAAGGATCATAACTTCAACCCCCAAGCAAATAAAGCCATTACAATAATATGCCATTTAGTTTAATAGGAAATACAGAAGTTTTAAATTGTGGGGCTGTTCAAGAGGTTCAATCTCAAGGAACTGTCTTTGTTGCAAATAAGTTAGTTGTGGTTGTAGGAGATTTAACCACCCCACACCCAACAGCTAAATACCCAGCAGTAATAAAAAACCCAGCAAATACTTCTAAAGTTTTTATTAACAATATACCTATCGTAGTAGAAGAAGATGGTATTCCGGGGCATGGCTCAAGTCCACATTCCCCAAGGAATAAATATGTGGATAATGGTCATAATGTAAAAGCATACTAAAAAAATAAAAAAATATATTATTTGTAATATCTATACTACATAAGTTAGAGCTTACAATTTTAATTGGAGAAAAGCTATGAAACATGTTAATTTAAATGATGAATTCCGTAACAAGCTCCTTGAGTCAGCCGCTTGGGGTAAGATTGGCCTAAACATTAACGAAGGCAAGGTTGAAGAGGGCCAAGAAAGCCTTACTGAGGAAACTGACGCTCAAGGTTACGAAATAATTCAAGACCAAGAGGAAGAGTCTATTGATGAAGGCTCCGCTCATGTTTGCCCACTATGCACCTCGCTATTACCAGAAGCAATAGAAGAGGAAAGAGTTCTAGAGCACTTAGAGATAATTGCTAATGTTCTAGATCGCATAACACAGGTAAACGAAAGCGAAGAAGACCTAGAGTCCGTCATAGCTGAATGTGTTCGTGAAGTTCTATTAGAATCGGATGACGATATAATAGACGAAGACGAAGACATTTCCGAAGAAGAATATGAGCAAGAAGACTCCGACGACGATGATGTCGTTGAAGAGGAAATGGATAAGGGTTATATGTCATCTTCCAAAGCTGGTAAAGGCAAAATGGGCAAGATGATGAAGGGAAAGAAGTCTAAGAAGTCTTGCTGATTTTGATTTGATAAAAGCAGTCAAGTGAAATACCTTGACTGCTATTCTAACTTTAGGGTCCCGCTATGAAACATTATCATTTAGAAGATATTTATAGAGATTTACTAATAACAAATTCCTATTGGAAAAAGGCTAATTTAGTTCTTGAATCCGAAGAAATGGAAAAATCAATCCAAGCGGCTGGCGGGGACCCCGAAGCTTACAAAGAAATAAAAGCTAAAAAACAAAAAGCCGCTGCAAAACCTAAAGTAAGCCCAAAAGTTATACAAAAAAGATTAGATCAATTATCTACAATGAGAGACGAGGCAGAGGCAGCAGAAGCTGCTGGAGTTAAAGATCCTTTAGATAGACCTTTAATTAAAAACCCTCATACTAATGCAGATGCTAGAGCAGCATTAGTAGCTCAAGATGAAGCAATGAAAAAAGCCGCTGCTTCTAGAAGAGCAGGTAATATTAGGAAAGAGATACTAAGCAGAAAAAACCCAAGTAAAAAATCATGAGTACTTTAAAAAATTCTGGGATGAGCATAGGCTCTTATGCAGAACAGTTGATCATGAATGAAATGACAACTCCTAAGAAGGCTTTGTCATTTGTTAATAAAACTCCTGAAGTTGAAAAACAATTAGATATATCTGAAACAGTGGTTCCTGATGAATTCATGAATCAAGTTTTAGGAAAAAAATCAATACCTAAAAAACAGGTTAAGCAAGAGAAAAAAGTTATTGTTGAAAATGTTGAACCAAAGCAAACTCTGCTTACAGAAGAAAAGGCTGATGTTCTAATAAATCTTTTAGAGGAAGTTAAAACTCTTCTAGAAATGACTGGGACTGGATGTTGTGGCTGTAACATGGGAGGATCTATGCAAGTTGCTCCTTCCGGTGGCAAGAAGAAAAAATCTGATACTGTTCTTCTTTTTGCTCAAAAACTAAAAGGTATAAGGAATAAAAAATGAACTTGGTCGAAATACTAGACTTGTTATTAGAAGCCCGTGGATCTGAATCGGGTCGTTCTTATTATACATCTAGAGAAGGAACCAAGAAAGAAAAACACTTAGCCACTAAAGCTAAGGTCACAACCTACAACAGTATAAAACAAGCACTAGCCCAAGCTAGGTATGGAGATATTTTTAGCACCAAAGCCGCAAATAGGCTCTATGTTGTTTCTAAAGGCAAATGGGGTTCTAAGAGTGGAAGAGGTAAAATAGCTAAAGGTTTTACTCCCGGAAGTTCAACTCCTAACTCTAGCTTCTCCTCAGTTAAGAAACACGCTGCAAGAACTAAACTGAGATATGGGGATGGTGATAAAAAACTAGCAGCAAAGTATGGCAGTAGAAGTTTAAAAAAGAAATTTGGGGTGAAGTAATATGATTATCACAGATGTGTTTTTAATAGAAAGATTACAAGTTATCAATGAAGGTACAGAAGGAAAAACCATGAAAGTTCGTGGAGTTTTCCAACGCGCAGAAGAATCTAACAGCAATGGTAGAATCTATCCCCAAAATGTACTGAGCAAGCAATTAGACAAACTTCAACCATTAATTGAAGGTAGAAGATTGTGTGGCGAGTTGGATCACCCCACTAATGATACCGTAAAGCTATCTAATGCTTCTCACTTGATTACCAAACTTGAAATGAAGGGTAATGAAGTTATAGGAGAGGCTGAAATACTTAATACTCCTGCTGGATTAACAGCCCGTGCATTGATAAATGGGGGAGTTAAGATAGGAATCTCTTCCAGAGGAATGGGAACTTTATCAGAAAGTTCCGATGGAAAAAAGATTGTAAATGAAGATTTTAATCTTATAACATTTGATCTTGTTGCGGATCCTTCCACTCGTGGTGCATATCCAGAACTTAGCGAATCAAAAAGATCTAAGTTTATAAATGAATCTAAAACTAAGTTACAAAAAGAATCTAATCTACTTAAGTTAATAAAAAGAAAACTTGATGAAGCATATAATCAATACAATGATGTAAGAGTTGATGAAAGATTAACTGCCAAGCAAAGTAAGTATTTAGATTATGATAAGGATGGATCTCTTGAGTCTTCAGATTTTGCATCTCTTCGTGCTTCAAAAAGATTGAAAAAATTTAGAAAAGGGAAAAACCAATCTAAATTAAAAAAAAAATTAAAGGAAGCTTACCAAATAGATCCAGAAAGAGTTGATGAGTTAGTCGCGGGACTCGGGCAAACAATAGGTAATATTGCTGGACGAGTTCAAAGTGCCCCCTCTAGATTTATGAAAAGTTTTAAAAAATCATATAAAGAAGGGTTAAAGGGTAAAAAACTGCCCCCTCCTAAAGTAGACCCCGCTGCTCCAAAACCTGAAGGAGGGTTTTTTAAAAGAACATTAGGTGGGTTAATGGGAGGAGCTATGAGAGGTTTTGATAGGAGTTATTCTGGAAAACCAGTATTTGGTACAGAAGACAAAGAAGAGTCTAAAGAAAAAGTCTAATTAATATATTAGGTAGGTACTTATACATTTTTTAAAAAAAATTAAAAAATGTATAAATCTATAGTATCTATTTAAAGCTAGGAGCATTATTCCATGGATAAAAAGTTAACAAACATAGCGCAAGTTCTACCTGAAGGATTAGATGAATCTACGGTAGAAAAAATATTCACCTTAGTCGATTCGGTAATAAACGAACAAGTTGAATCAAAAGTTAAGTTATTAGAAGCAAAAGTTAATGCATTCCTAAGAACAAAAATTGATCAACTAAAAGAGCAAGCACTTGCCGAATTAGTCGAAGAGAATGAAGTTTTCAGAAATGCAAAACTATTTGAATCTGTTAGAACCTTGATGACTCTAGAATTATCACAAAACGATGAGTCTAGCTTAGTCACAGAAATGAAAGAGCAATCTGATGAATTAGAACAAGAAGTATCGACTCTTAGTGAGCAGATAAACAAACTAATTCTAGAAAACGAAAAATTGCAAAACACAATCAAGGTTTTATCAAATAAAGTAAACCTTTCCGAGCAAAAGACGAGAAAGCTTGAAAAGGACAGAATGAAATTGGTCGAAGAAGTAAAGAATCTAGAAGCCTCTGCTGATGAACCTTTTGTATCATCTGAGAAGGCTGTTTTGATTTCTGAATCTGAAAGACCAGTTTCGATTAGAGAACAGGTCGGTAACCCGTTCTTATCCCCAGAGGCTATGAAATTAATGCCTTTTTCTCGTTGATTAGGAATTTCTAAATATGGACTCGATGTATATTCACGATGAAAAATTAACGCAGAAGTGGGGGCCTGTACTTGAAGGCATTAACAACGACTACGACCGTAGAGTTACAGCCCAACTTCTAGAGAACCAAGCTAAGGCAATAGTGGAAGATAAACTCCGCGAAGAGCTTTCAACAGGAGCCACCACAACTGGTCACCTAGGAACTTTCGCCAAGTTTGCTTTCCCACTCGTAAGAAGAGTATTCCCTGAGCTAATTGCCAAGAACTTCGTTGGTGTTCAACCAATGCAAGCTCCAGTAAGCCAAGTTTTCTACCTCGGTCACAGCCGCAAGTATGGTACTAATGAAGCTCAAACTGTTTACAGCAAGTACAACCTAACCTACCGTGGTTTGACCTCAAACCCAATAGGTTCTGCTTCTGGAACAGATGCTGGTACATTCTACACTGGTTCAACCGCAGGAACAGGAACTGGTCTTGATGGTGATGTTGCCGTAACTGGCTTCGACATCTCCAATGTGTTGCAAACTTTAACGGGTGGACAAATAACTGGTAATGGTGCTCCATCAGGAACCTTTGGTGGTAAGATAGCTGCATTCCCTAATGCTTCTGCAACTTATGCTTGGATCATGAGTGCTGGAGAGCGTTTAGAGGGAACAGGTATTCCTGAGCTAACCATGCACATTGAACAAGAAGCCGTCATTGCTCGTACTCGCAAGATGCGTGCATTGTGGACTCTTGAAGCTTCACAAGATCTCAAGGCTTACCATAACCTCGATCTCGAAAGAGAACTAACCGATCTTCTCTCCAAGGAACTTCAACTTGAAATAGACCGCGAATTAATTGAAGATCTTCGTATGATTGCTTATGGATTCAATCGTACTGATACAACTGCTAAACTAGGTGGTGCTTCACTCCAAAATATGGATAAGAGTTACCTAGATTTTGGAACATTTGATGGTCTTGCTAACAAGAGCACTGCTGCTACCGGAACATTTGTTCCCGGACAGTTCACATATGATTTCACTGGACTAGCAGCTACCGCCACAGGCAATGAATTTGGTTCACTACCTTCAAACAGAAATGTTTTCATCGTGGACTTCGGTGCCTTTACAGGAACCTTAAATCCCCGTCACCTTGGAGAAGTTTATGCTAATCTCTTAGCAGTAATCAACTTTGCTGCTCAAGATATCTACAAGACCACAATGCGTGGTCCCGGTAGCTGGCTACTAACTTCGCCTGTAGTTGCATCACTTCTAGAGAGTGCTGCCAAGCTAGAAGGTGGTATTGCTAGAGAAGATGGTCCAACTAACATCGCTGCAAACTCAATCCAGTTCAGAGGTAAGTTCATGGGACGCTACGATCTCTATGTAGACCCAATGTTCCCCGATGATGAAATAATGGTTGGTTATAAGGGTTCAAATGCAATGGATGCTGGTTACATCTATGCTCCTTACATCCCACTACAACAGCTACCAACTGTCACAGATCCTGAGAGCTTCCAACCAAGAAAGGGTATCCTAACCCGCTATGGTAAGGTTGCTATCGAGCCTAATACAAGATTCTACCGTATTATTAGAATCGTAGGCCCCTCACTAAACTTCTTAACTTACCCCTTCGTTGCGGTGACTAAGAAGTTTGGTAGCTCACTCTGATCTGACTGATTAATTAAAAGAGGCAAGGAAATAAAATTCCTTGCCTCTTTTTTGTTACCTATATACATTAGGGAGTTTTATGTTCAAATATAGATCTAGATGTAAATGGAATCAATTATTAAGTATAAATAATAAAATAATAGAAATAAGACCGGGAGAATTTTTTGAATCCTCCCAAGAACTAGACTCCCCTTTCTTAGAGTTAGTAGCAGAAAAGAAGATAATATTTGAACCCAAGAAAAAAAAGGTGATAGAAGATGACATTTCCAGTGATAGCCAAGCCAAGAATAATGGGGTACGGTGATACTTTTGGAAGCTATGGTGGTAGACTTCTAACAGACACTAAGACTAATGGCGAAATAAAGACTGAAGAATTAAACACTGGATTGTTGGAAGACGGTGTTGAGTTCAACAGATTTGAACTATCTATCCGTGATTATATCTTGGCTAGACTTGGTCATCCTGTTGTGCGAGTTGAACTTAGTCCTTTTCAATTGAAAAGTTCAATTGAAGAATCAATAAACAAATTTTCTTATCATGCACCTTTTTGGAATCGCCAATTTGCGGTTTTTGAAACATCGGCTGGAATAAACCAGTACATATTACCACCACATATAGCACATAATCTAACTTATGTTGTTTATAGAAAAACACTACTTACACTACAACAAGCAACACATGATTTAGAATATGATTTCTTTATTAAGTATTTCCAAGATAATTTCATTTATGGTGATTTTAGACTTGGAGATTTTTATCTTCTCCAAACCCACTTGGAACTTGCTAGAAAAGTTCTAGGTCAAGAAGGTGCATTTGATCTTTTAAATGGGAACATTTTGCAAGTGTATCCAGCACCAATCATAAATGGGGATGAAGTTATTTTAGAATTCAGAGCTATTGATACAAACACCATTCACCCTGCGTATAGAAATTGGATACAAAAATATGCTCTTGCGATAGCCAAAGGAATCCTTGGTGAAATAAGAGGTAAGTATTCAAGTCTACCATCCCCCGGTGGAGGTGCTAATTTAAATGGTGCTGCCCTGACTCAAGCAAGCCAAATGGAAAAAAAAGAGTTAGAAGAACAACTTCGAAGTGAATTCGAAGAACCCCCAACATTCACAGTATGGTGATATATGCCTTTGAAATCTGGATCAAGTAAAAAAGTAGTTAGTGGTAATATAAAAGAGTTGATGTCTGCTTATAAGAAAAAAGGTAAGATTGGAACTAGTAAGCCTAAAAATAAAAGAGCAGCACAAAAACAATCAGTTGCGATTGCACTTTCAAAAGCAAGAGAAGCCATTGAATTAGCTGGAAATCTTTTATTAGAAGAACCTCAGTATAAAAAAGGTATGAAGAGATTAGGTCAAAAAGCAGCAGAGGAATTTGCTAAGTCTGAAAAAGCCACAGCACAAGGAGAAGGAAGATATCATGCTCAAAAAGCACTTGGTTTTATTAAGGCTGGAAAACGAGCTAAAGCAGCACAAGCAAAAACACAAGCAGGCAGACAAGATTCTTCAACCGAGCACATAGGAACTCAATTAATAGAAAAACTTTGTGCCAAAGGAAAGGCTGCTGCAAAACGCAAGTTTGATGTTTACCCATCTGCTTATGCCAACATGTATGCTTCCGCTGTTTGTTCTGGTAAAGTTACACCCGGAGGAAAAAAAGATAACAAATGAATCTTAATGAAGATTTAAGAAAATGGGTTGCTGAAAAATGGGTTGACATTGGAGCACCAAAAAAAGGTGGGGGATTCAAACCATGTGGTAGGCAAAAAGGAGAAAAGCGTAGAGGCTATCCTAAATGTGTTCCTCTAGCTAAAGCTACTTCAATGTCTCAAAAGCAAAGAAGATCAGCAGTAAAAAGAAAAAGAGCTGCCCCTAACGATGGGCCAAAACCAGATTTTGTTTCAACAGAAGGGAAAAATGAAATGAACGATTCAATTCAATCTTATTTAAATATTTTTGGAACTTTATTATCAGAAGTTAGTATAACAGGGGCACAATTTGCTACAGGAATTAGGGGAAATCCTTCAAGAAAAAAACTAGGACAAGAAGAAATTATTGTTAGGGGTGTGACGGGTAATTCTATATCAGTTTCTCCAAATGACCCTAGATATAAACAATTTCAAACTAGACTAGGGAAAGATAAACCCACAACTCTTTATTCTGGAACTAAAATTCGTTCAGTTAGCAGTAGAGGAGATAAAGTTTCAGAAGGTAAAAGTCCAGCATGGCAAAGAAGCGAAGGTAAGAATCCAGAGGGGGGATTAAATAAAAAAGGAATAGCATCATATAGAGCAGCTAACCCCGGTTCAAAACTTTCTATGGCAGTTACAACAAAACCTTCTAAGTTGAAAAAAGGATCTAAGGCTGCAAAGAGAAGAAGATCTTTTTGTGCCAGAATGAGTGGTATGAAGAAAAGATTAACTTCAGCAAAGACGGCAAAAGACCCAAATAGCAGAATAAATAAATCATTGAGAAAATGGAACTGCTGATAAATGACAAATAAAAAAGAAAATTTTAAAATAACTACAAAACTCCCAGAACTTCCAGACATAGATTCTGAAGGATCGGAGCTAAGTTTATTTGACCAAAATAATCCAGATTTGAACTTATTCAACTTAGTAGACGATGAACTGATAAAACTCAGTGGTAGTAAAATGTACTTCTATAAATACAATCAATCAGTTGATTTTGATCCTGTTTACATGGAATCAAAAAACAAACCAGTATCTAGAATTCCTATTTTAGTTCATGGTCATTATGAACCAGAAGCTTTGAGTGAGAACCTAACAAATTTCGGTGTAGAACTATCAAGTGATCAAGTTTTTACTTTTAACAAATCTTATATCGAACGCAAGTTAGGCAGATCAGTTATACCCGGAGATATTATTAAACCACTATTTCAAAATCAGAAATATCAAGTCTTTCAGGTAGTAGAAGATTCTTTTGAAGCATACGGAGTTTATCATTTGGTTTGCAATGCTAAACTTCTTAGAGATGCTGAAGGCACTGTCAATACTCCATTAACAAAAGTGGATGATCCTTTGGGAGGGTATAGCCACGAATGAATTCTTCAGCCATAGAAATAGTTCTTAGAAATCAATCTATACTTGGAGAAACTGAAATAGGAACTTTGAGTAGTAGAAGTGATAGTTATTTAACGAGAGAATCTTATATTAGGAATGAAATTCTAAGAATAACAAAAAAAGAATCAATCATCTCTGGTATGTACAAAGAGTTGCTTCGAGCAATGATTGATTTCTTTTCTGACATGGTTTGTATTGATGATGAGAATAAAGTTATCCAAATTAGATGCATCTATGCCAACCCAGAGAGAGCAATAGCAAAGATAAAACAAGAAAATAATATAATTTTACCATTAGTATCAGTATCCCAAGACAAATCAAAAGTTGATTTAGCTAGATCCAGATACAAAACCTTGCTAGTGCATGAAACAAAATACGACCCTGTTAAAAATAGAGCTATTAGAATTTTAAGTTTAGCTCCAGTTCCAATAGAAATTACTTATAATGTTAATGTTTGGTGTAAATATAAATCAGATTTGGATCAAATCGTAGAACAGATAAACTTAAAATTTAATCCAGATGCAGATTTATCAATCCCCGGTCATACATTAATTAAGGCTTATCTAGGGGAGGATACTTCGGCCTCTTCTGATTTAGAAGCAACTGATAAGGAAGATAGAGTAATTAAAAGAACTTATTCCGTAAATATATCAACTTACTTAAATAATCCTAAGTTTATTATAACATCCAATGGAGCTATAGAAAGACTTAATTTAGAATTTTAAAAAAATATTTCTAAAATAGTTCTGAGTCCTAGTACATAAACATGAGAGGTAATATATGAAATTAGTTAAAAACACTAGTCTACAAGCTTTCACAATCTATTTTTCAACAGAGAGTGGATGCGATGAAAGATGGTTGAAGCCCGGAGAAGGTGTAGTTGTCCCTGACCATTACATCACAGAACAAGTATTAAACTTAGCCAAAAAAAGAATACTCAAAGTAGTTAACGCCTGATAGGAGATAATTATGCCAAACTTTGTTAGCCCCGGTGTTTATGTTATAGAAAAGGACCTTTCAGAGTACACACCATCTCTGAATAGCTCCGTTGTTGGAATCGTAGGATTTGCATCTAAAGGTCCAACAAACGAAGCTACATTGATCACAAGCCAAAATCAACTCATTGATACCTTTGGTGCTCCTAGCGAAGATATCTTCGGTCAAGGTCTAGAAGGTGCTTTAGAAGTTCTAGAGACAACCAATTCAATGTATTTTGTCAGAGCCGCTGCAACCTCAGCAGTCGAAGCTTCTGCCGCAGTTACTTTTGGTGCTTGCCCTGCCATTATAGTATCAAGTAATCAATTTGGAGTAACTAGTAATCTTTACCTAGATATTCAAGTAAAGAATAATGCTGGTATAGAACAGTTTGCTTCAGCTAAACAATTTAATATACCATCAGGAACTTTAACTGCTGGAGATCCTGATGTTTGCCAAGCAAGAGCATTAAAGAAAATAATTGGGGGTAGTTTAGACGCTGATGTTGTAGGTGTCTTTGACAATAATTCTACAACAGGATTAGGAGTTTCTGGAGCATTAGTCGGATCTTTCGCTGGTTCTGGGGCTTCTTTAAGTGTAACTGCTTACTCAAACTCAACAAGAACTACTGGAGTTGCAGCCCTTTTCCCAGTAAACCATGCTGTAGGAACAACAAACTTCGGAGCTTCAGGCACTGGAGTTTCTTCAATTACTGTTTTTGGAGCAGCCTTTGATGCTTTAACATCTAGCGGACTAACTTATTTCGTAGAAACTCTTTACCCCGGTGCTGGATACAATGCAGGAACCACCGTTGATGGTGATACCAGTGGTAATTCTGTAACTGTCAGAGGTCTTGGTGCAGGTAACTTTGCTATAGATATAAATGAAAATGGTGCTGTAGTTGAAAACTTCAAAGCCTCACTATTTGCTAGCGGAGCATTCCTTGAAGATGTAATTAATACTGGATCCACGAACACCACTTCAAGATATATTCAAGGAAACTTGTATGCTGAAAATGGTGATATAGCTAGTGTAACTCCACTTAACAACTTTGCTAGCCAAGCTAGTGCTTTAGTTGGAGCAACCTTCGATCTTCTCAAGGGAACACAACCAAACGCAGTTACTGGTGCTAGTTTAATTCAAGCAAGATTCGTTAAGCCTGTTGAAGGAACATATAATTTTGCTGGTGGAGATAACGGTATACCTTCTGATACTAACGGCAAAGCCACAGTATTGATTGGGGATGCAGCATCAGAACCCAAGACTGGTATCTATGCTCTAGATGACGATCTTCTCAATATTAGCATTGCACTAATCCCCGGTGTCTATAATCAAAGTGTTCAGAATGCCCTTGTAACATTGGCTGAACAAACTCAGAATTTCATCGCTCTGGTTTCTCCTCCTTACGGAATAGGAACAGTTCAGGATGCAATTGACTGGTCAAATGGTAAGTCTAGCAGCACTGCTGGATCGCGCACTGCTGCAATCAATAGCTCGTATGCAGCCATCTACTTCCCACATGTTAAGGTGTTCAGCACCTTTGATGGTAAGGATCGTTGGTATGATCCAACAATCTTCGCTGCAAGACAGATGGCATTTACCGATAGTGTATCTGAAACTTGGTTTGCTCCCGCTGGATTCGTTCGTGGTAGATTAACCAAGCCAACCGATGTTGAAGTTAAACTCAACCAAGGTGATAGAGATACTATGTATAGCGGCGGTAATGTTCTCAACCCAGTTGTTAACTTTGCCCAGCAAGGTATAACAATCTTCGGTCAAAGAACTGCCCAAAGAGATCCTTCTGCACTTGACAGAGTAAACATCAGAAGAATGATGATCTACATCAGAAAGGTAATCCTAGCTTCAACAAGAAGACTAGTGTTTGAACCTAACGACGAGTTTACTTGGGCAAGAGTTGAAAGCTTGCTAAACCCATTCTTCGCTGACATTGCTCAGAGAAGAGGTATTACACAATTCAAGGTTGTTTGTGACTCCACTACAAACACTCCAATAAGAATTGATAGAAATGAAATGTGGTGCAAGGTTTTAATCAAACCAACTAAGACTGCTGAGATTGTGGTCTTTGAACTTAATTTAACAAGTCAATCTGCACAAATAGGTTGATAAGGAGAAACTATGGCAACATACAGTGAATATCGTGGTTCGATAGCTTCGACAAGCCCAACACCACTTAAAATCTCAACTTCCTTAGATGCTATAAGAAGCTATCAATTTGAAGTTGATTTCAGAAACATCCCTGCCTTGGGGGATTACAAAGAAGGCGATTTACAAATAGGTGTAAATAAGGTAACTTCCTTTGGTCCCAAGATTGAACCTATCGAAATTAATAGAGTGAATGATATTGTAAAATATCCCGGTAAGATGAAATTCGAACCAATCACAATAACTTTCGATAATCAGTTACTACTCCCACAATATGCTCACCTTTGGGAGTATATCAAGGCTGTATATAATCCTCTAACTGGAACATATCATAATCCAGCCTCAGGAGCTAGAAACATTGCTACAATCAAAGCTTCTAGAATAATTGTTCGTCAACTAAGCGGACAGAATACCCCAATATCGGAAACAACTTTCTGGGGCGTATTCCCTATGGAATATGCAATATCAGAAATGAAGTATTCTGAATCGACTAGTGTTAACACCATTGATGTTAAGTTCTCCTTCGACACAATGGATATTAGAACTGTTGGAAAGGCTCCCTGATTTAAGTTTAGATTAATAATAGATACCCAATCTAAGAATCTTAGATTGGGTATTTTCCTTAGAGCTATAATAGTATATGGATTACTTAAGCCAATTATTAGAAAGCTACGATAAGCTCAAGAAAAGAAAATTTAAATTAGTTTACATTGAAGAAGCGGCTGTTCAATTAGATCCTGAAGCTCAAAAAAAAGTAGACACTTATATTGCAACTGCACAATCAAAAGCTGAAGTACCTTCTCCTGATAATAAAACTCCAGTAGTAGAAGTTCCAGAAAGTAATGTTTGGGTAGCTAAAGAAGGTAAGACTGCGGGACAAGTTGTGTTTGATGGATTCCCCGGTCCAAGAAAAGGAAAAGCTTTTGCTTTGTCAGGGTCATCTAATGCAAAACAAAATTATAATGATTTTGTTAAATTATTATCAGGCCAACAATCCGATTCGCAACAACAAGCTAGTGCAGAGGATCAAACTGTAGCAACTCCTATTGTTCCTGAAGTTCCACAAATAGACGATATTTCTGCCGATACTCTTCAAAATTCTTTTAATGCTTTAAAAAATTATTGTAGAGATAATAATTATAATTCTCCAATATGTAAAGAAAAAGGTTTTGGAAAAACAAGCACATCTACAGGAAATATTTTTACAGGTAAAGATTCGACAAGTGTATACGGAAGATTAGCTTTAGGAGCGCGAATAGTGTATGATCCTGTTCAACAGGGTTTAGTACAACAAAAATTAGATGATGCTAATATAGATATTGCAACTGAAGCATATAGAAAATTAGTGGATGCTGCAATAAAAAAAGAAAATAGTTGTGAAGATTTTACAAAATCAATTGGATTAATTTATGGCAAGGATGGAGAAACTTTATCAAAAATTCTACTAAAAACAAATTCAGGAGATGATGCTGAAGGAGTTTTGGTTAAAGCAGGCGCATATGAAACGGCTTTGCTTTCAATGGCTCATAAAAATTGTACCTCTGCTAAAAGAAAACAAAGAACAACTTTATCAATTGTGCAAGATGGATCTAAGAGCCAAATAAAAGGATCTTTATCTGAAGCAACTGTAGATTTTCATTATCTAATGTTACGATATAAATCAAATATTTCATTAAAAGAAAAAGAAGACATTAGAAAATTCATGGCTCAATATCTACAAGATAAAATTTTTACCATACAAAAATTAGCTCAAGATTTAAGTAATATAGAAGAAACTGCTACTGATGTTGAAACTACTTTTATGAATGAAGTATTACAAGAAGAAGCTTTAAAATCTTCTAATACATTAGAACTACAGAAATTTTTAGCAAGAGAATTATTTTACCAAAGAAAAATAATAAATGATTTTTTCCCTAACGCAGTTTGTGCTTTCAATTCTGCTGAAGCTGGTCCACCAAAAACAGGAGAAAGACCTGATAGACAATTTATCTACACCTCAAAACAGTTAGCCATACAAGATTTCTTACAAAGAAATCCTAATTCTGTAGCAGAGGAAGTTGAACTAGAAGAAGTTACTTTGCGACAATTGAGACAAGTAATAAAAGCTAGATGTGGTGGAGATCCTAATTGTAAATCTCAAAAAGATTTTGATGCAATGCTTAGGTCTGGTGGTCTTTATGAAGCTGGTGATTCAACCAAAGTTTTTTTTATCTCTGCTGGATTAAAGAGATATTCGCAATTAGATCACATTACATTAGGCACAGTAGCAAGTACAAATAGAATGGATGATTTATTTACTCCAAATTATACTGGAGATTCTCAACTTTCTGAAGGATTTTTAGATTTAGTAGATCGAAGATTAGAATTAGATTCAACTTCTTATGAAAGTATGATGGCTTTCCATGAAGATTCAAAAAAAGAAAGAAAAACTATTGAATCAACTATAACATCAAATTACACTGTAGATACAGGAAAAAAACCTGATTTAGCAGATCCTATTCAAGTAATAAAAAGAGTATCAAGTATCATAGGAGAAAAAACTTTAAAAACAAATGAGTATGCTTCAGAAATTTTAAAGCTAACGGAAAAGGCTACAAAACTAAAAAAAGATTCAGAGGGTAATATCATTGATAAAACTTCTGTTATACCTAGATTAAGCCATAAACTAGTAAAATTTAAATTAATTAATAAACTTCAGAACTCTTTGAGTTCAATGAATTTAAAAGAGAAAAAAGCTTGTGAAGACTATTTATTGAGACAATTATTAATTACTGGATCTACAAAAGATTCGAATATGTATCAAACAATTATACCAGATAATGGGAAAAGTTCAGTCATAAGACATAACGAAATTTTTGATACCATTTTAACATCTAGAAAAAAAGGTAAATTAAAAATAGAAGTAACTGGATCGGGAGCTAGATTTATTGATGCAGAGTCCAATCTATTTATAGACTTGAATATGAGCACTTCTGGAAAAGATGGAATTAGTTTTAAAGCTAAACTAAATAAAAATACAATAGAAAAATTAAATAAAATTCAACCAACACAAGTTAGTGAACAAGAACAATTAGAATTATTCAAAGAATTTTTTAAGATACAAGAAAAGATATTAAAATCAATTAATCAATAAATATATTATCTGGATATTTTAATATTTCATCTAGTAAATTTATCTCATACTGCTCAAACCCTATGGTATTATAGAGTCTGGGCAGTATGTTTTTTTTCGAGATTGTTACTGTAGGTTGTCTATCTTGTTGAAAAATAATTATAAAATCTTTTTTAGCATTTACAGAATCTCTTTCAGCTTTTATTATAAAATCCCATAATTCTGAACTCTTATTAAATAGACTACTAATACTTACTTTGTTATATCCTTTTTTACACTCAATGATATATTTAAATTTTAAAGGAGTAATCAAATCGCCATAAACTTTCAGATGATCTGGAAGACTGTGTGTGGTGGCGAAGGCTCCCGAACCCGGAGTTCTGGCAAACTCTATTGTATTGAATCTATCATTAAGTAGGGAACATATTTTTCTTTCAAATGTGTTTCCCTTGGAGCGGCTGTTAATCTTTTTCTTTTTGGAAAGTTTTTCTTTAATCAAATTTAAATCATAGGAATCTTGTAACATATGGAACCTCAGAACTATTATAGTACAACTGCTCCTGAAGAAAAGGTCTTCAAGGCAGAAGTTAAACCAAATGAAACCGTAAGCTTTGATTTTTCAAAGTGGAAGATACGAAACCAAACTCGTAGAAATGGATTGAATATGAGACTGATTATTAATCTAGATAAAGATCAATCATTGGCTTTCAAGAACTTCACAAAGATTGTGAAGCCTCAGGAGGTATCTGATGATGATTTCATAAAGACTATTTTCCTAACTGGAGTTGAGACTATGAACGATAAGCTCACTCAACTGATAAAGCAATATGCAAAGGAAAATAAAGCTGATCTAGAATCCTCGGGAATCTCTGTCATCGAAGGAGATGATGGTGATGTTACGCTCGCAGAAACCCCAAACCAATGATTTGAATATGTTTAAACTCACTTTTCTGAGTAAGGAAAACGACCTTAACAAAGTACTCAGAAATCAAAAGAGAGACAGGAATACAATCAATTTATTGTTTGTATCCTTGTGGGACGAGCATTGCAACATTCTCCTTGATAAGTTGAAGGAGAAGTACAAGGATGATTTTGGAGAGGAAATTTTTGTCGTAGATAGCTTTCACATGCCTCATAGTTTTGTAATTTATGAAGTTGTGAAGGTTCCTCAACTAGTGGTTGTAGGCAAGGTGCATACTCAGATCGAAGAGTACTTACCTAAGATTTATGATTACTTCCGTCTGGAGTGATATCCTCTGTCTTAGAATCAATGTAATTCTTAATCTTTGTTTCATATCGTTTGTTTTTTGTATAAAGTAACTTCAAATTATGAATAATAATTGTAGTGAAATAATTAAAAGCTGTACCTTTACTGTGGTTAAAGTTTGGTAGAGTTTTTAATATCAACAAAAAACAATCTTGCTTGGCATCATCCTTGTCAAGTTTAAACTTAAAGGATTCTATAATGTTCTCCACGAGTATGTCGAACATCTTAATAAGTTCGGCTTCGTGAGCTTTAGGGTCCTTTTTGTATTTTTTAATTAACTTTTCGAAATCCTTGTTATTTATATAATTTTTCTGACTCATAGCCTATCATACCTATATGGATCTAGAAAGACTGTATAAGGGTCTGGTTATTGCTCCAGATAACCCTCTTTGCTCAGGCTGTGTCATTTTGACTAAGACAAAGCCTTGCTATGCTGTTTTAGATTATGAACAGCAGGATCAATCCGATGTCCTATTCCTATCTGATTCATTAAAGTCCAGATTTGGAAAGACTTATGCATTTACTGATGCAGAAGAAGAGATAATCAAACAAATTTTTAATAAACCGTTCGCCACGGCTGCTTCTGTTAAGTGCCCTTCTGTTAAAGAAGGCGATATGAATCCAGCCAGCATGAATGCTTGTCGCAATCATCTTAACGCCACTATAGATAAAATTAAACCAAAGTTGGTTTATGCTTGTGGCAACCTTGCCATGAAGATGTTAATTAAGAAAAGTGGCATAACAGATAAGAGGGGTAATTCCTACGACTTCGAAACTCCTAATGGGCATAAGTGTGTGGTAGTTCCTATCCTACATCCTTATGCCATTATTCAAGAACCTAGGCACAAGCCAGTTTTTGAAACTGATATAGCTAATGGATATAACAAACATATCTTGGGGAATGTTAAGCAAACTAAGATGGATTATACTTTGGTTGAATCCATAGCATCCCTGACAGATTTTTGTTATTGGCTAAAGAAATACGAAAAACCTATTGCTGTAGATATCGAAACCACTGGGCTAGACTTTCTGAAGGATAGCATTATGACAATTGCTATTGCTACAGATGAGCGTTCTGCCGTAATCCCTATTCATCATAAGGAACACGATTGGTCCAAAGTATCTGATTATGTTGATCATGCTGAAATCTATGATCTAATCAGGTACGGTTTGAATAGCAAAGCAATTAAAGTTTTACACAATGCAAAGTTCGATCTCAAGTTCATGAAGAAGTGTGGTATTAATTTTGGTCCTATTGCGGATACTAAAATGATGGCTCACATGGTAAATGAAGAGGGTAAGAATTCCTTGAAGGATCTTGTCAAGCAATATTTCCCTGAGTACTTGGAGAAACTCTAATGCTTGGTATTGAAAACCCTAATAAGTTTGATTGGGCCAACATATCTTTGTCTGCTTGTGCTAATGGAAATTATGCAGACGCACACTACACTTTGCAAATTTATCATATCTTGTATGAAAGAATGCAGGAACTGGGGATGACTAAATTATATGATAATGTAATCTCCCCTGCGATCAATGAGTTTGCAGATATAGAATATCATGGCATCAATGTATCCACTAATAAATTAAATGAGGTTGGTAAAGTTCTTCGTGATGCTAACATTGAAGCAGAGGATTTCTTGTACACTTGTAAAGGTGTGCAAAAAACAGACAACCTATCCTCTAATAATGATCTAATCGAAGTTATGTATACACGAGAAGGCGGGTTGGAGTTGTATCCACCTGATAAGACTGCAAAAGGATCCCCTTCTGTCTCTGCCCCAACATTAACAATCCTACTAGACTTTATTAATCAGGAGCTAGAATCCCGTGGCAAAGTGGAAAAATCGTGAAGAAAATAAGGATATCGCCAAGTCGGTTGTCTCCCACAAGACAATTGAACAATTGCGTGAATCCAAAAAGTTTATTGAAGGATTGCTTGAACTACGCAAGTCTGAAAAGTTGGAAAAGACTTACATTCAAGGAACTAAATCTGCCATTGAATACAATGGTAACAATAAAGTTTATGTAGACTTCCGTTTTGATGGGACCGCCACAGGGCGGTTATCTTGTGCTGCGTATTCTGCAAAGGAAGATATGGGGGTATCTTTCCATACTTTGCCTAGAGATACTAAGCATAATATTAGATCCATATTTGTAGCTCCTAAAGGTCATGCTTTTATCACCGTGGACTATGCAGCCATGGAACTTAGAGTTCTAGCTCATATTGCCAAGGAAAAGATTATGCAAAAAGCATTCATTGATGGGGCTGACCTGCATACTTACACAGCCGAGCTACTCTTTAATAAAAAGACCATCAGCAAGGAAGAGCGTCAGATTGCAAAGACTGTATCCTTCTTGATTGTATATGGTGGAGGTGCCTTTAATCTTTCAGAAACAATGGGTATCCCCATGAAGAGGGCAGAAAAGATTATCGAAAACTACAGGAAAGTGTACCCCGGTATTTTCTCTTACATGGAGCATGTAAACAGATTCATTAGAGAAAATCATTATGCTTATACCATCTTCGGTCGCCGTAGAAATCTTCCTGATGTAACTTCAGAAGACCAGACCGTAGTCAATAGAGCACTTCGTCAAGGACTAAATTTTACAATTCAAAGCACAGCATCAGATATACTTCTATGTGGATTGCTAGGCTGCTGCAAGGAGTTTAGCAAAAAAGGATTCCTAGCTCGTCCAGTAGCTACGGTGCATGACAGCTTGGAGGTAATTTGTCCTTTTAATGAAGTAGAACAAGTTTTGGAAATTATCCATGAACAACTTGTGAATGTGCCTATAATAAAGCAAGTGTTCAATCTTGAGTTTTCTGTGCCTCTTAAGATTGATGCTGAGGTAGGTCATTCGTTCGGGGATGGCAAAGAAGTTCACTATCTTAATGGCAAGGTACAGAACATAACTGAAATCCTAGACTATATAAAATGAGAGTTGATTGTTTAGATAAAGGATATGTTGAGTTAATTACTCATACAGAAAAGGGGGATTTACTTGTCGTTAACGCTGCTAGATGTTCCTTTGATAAAGAACATAAAGAATTTGATAATGAAAGAGATATTAAACTTATCTCTTATCTTGCACGGCATGGGCATCTTTTACCCTTCAGACATCCCCACGCAACTTTCCGTATCCACTGCCCTATTTTTGTCCTTCGCCAGTTAGGCAAGCATCAAGTAGGTTTTAGTTGGTCAGAAGTTTCCAGAAGGTATATAACTACGGAGCCAGAGTTTCATGTACCAGAGAACTGGAGATCTAAGGCTCCCAATGTAAAGCAGGGAAGTTCTGAAGAAATATCTTATTGGAGCAAAAACTGCAAGGATGATGCTAACTTTTTAATTAAAGATGCACTATTCTATTACAATATGATGCTCAAAAATGGGGTTTGTCCTGAGCAAGCTAGAATGATTCTACCACAATCAATGTACACTACCACAGTCGTTACAGGTAGTCTTTTGGGGTGGCATCATTTATTTGATCAGAGGACAGATGCACACGCTCAAAAAGAAACCCAAGACTACGCCAAAGCTATTGGATTTATAATGAACAACATATATCCTATTAGCTGGAAAGCCCTATGTGATGAAAAAAACGCAGATAATCGGTGATGTTCATCTTGATGATCGATACATAGGATATTTAGATTTTCAAGTACAAACAATAAAAAAGATAATCGACTCAGAAAATTGCCAAGATATTATTTTTCTAGGAGATTTATTTGAAAAAAGATCTCCTAGTCCAAAAGTTTTACTAGCACTTCAAACTATTTTAGATTATATACCCAGAGATAAAAAAGTATATCTTCTAAGAGGTAACCATTGTTCGCAAACCAAAGCGGACGATGGTCTTACAGCATTATCTTTGTTTGAATATAAAAGAAATGTTACTGTAATAAAACACACGAGATCTGTAAATGGCTATACTTTTATTCCTCATTACGAAAACGAAAGAACTATTATCGAAGACCTTTCTAGGGTTCCTGATGCTGATATCGTTTTGGGGCATTTTGGCTTTAATGGTTGCCTTAATCCTATGGGGGACCCTGATTTTAATATTTCAGTGGATATGTTTACCAATAGAACTTTTTTGGGGCACATTCATCACTATAAAGAAACAAAAGAAATCACAATAGTTGGAACGCCATACAGCACCTCATTCCAAGAAGCAAACAAAGATAGTTACTATGCTGTAGTTGACACTAAGGGTAACTATAAGATGAAGCCTATAAATTTCGGTATTCGTCATTTGGTAATGGATTTGAGCGAAGTTGTACAGAACAAGGAATTTATCGAAAATGATAATTACTATACTATTTTGAGAGTAATGGTTAACACTTTGGATAAGGATCAAGATAATTTACGAGAGATTCTAGACCAAGTAAGACCTATGCATATTGATATTAAATATAAGCCAATTGTGGACGAAAAGAAACCACAAAGCACTTATGATCCAGAACAAATTATAACCAGAGTGGATGAAAATTTAATCCTAGACTACATAAACAATACCAATACAACTTTAAGCAAGCAGGAACTAATGGATGGTTTGAAGGTTATAAATGAAAATCAATAGAATAGAAATAAAGAATTTCTATTCCATTCGTGACATCAAAATTAATTTTGATAATCACAGTGGGATAGTTTTAATTGAAGGTAAGAACAAGGACATTGGTGGGTCCAACGGATCTGGCAAGAGTTCCATAATCGAGGCTGTTGTATGGGGGATCTTTGGTAGAACGATTCGTAAATCTACCGAGGAAGCCCTGATCAATGTATACGATACTAAAAATTGCTCTGTTCAGATTACATTAAATAACAATATAACTATCCACCGGAGCAAGAAACCCACATTTCTTAAGTTTTTTGTGGGAGAAGAGGACAAGACTCAGGATAGCAGTTTAAAAACTCAAGAGCTTATAGAGAGTATTTTAAATAGTAACTATAAGACTTTCTTAGCATCAACTATTTTTGGACAACATAATAATGTTGATTTCATTGATGCTTCCCCAGAGGACAAGAGATTAATAATTAAGAATTTCTTAAATCTAGATGAGATATTTAATAAAAGAGATTCTGTAAAAGATTTAAAATCTAATTATAATAATGAACTAAAGACTTTAGAAGCTTTAGCCTCTGACACTACCTCAAGTTTAAATAAACTTTCTTCTAAGTTAAATGATATAGATGAAGGAGAAAGAAAATTTTTACAAGATAATGATTTAGAGGAAGATGATTTGCTGAAATATGATATTGATAAAATTTTACGGTTAGAATCTGAAAGGGATGATTTGAATCGTAAAATCAAAGAAGAGGAAAAACTTATTTCACAAACTTTAAAGTCTATTGATATTTGTGAAAAAGAAATATCATCTTTAGAAAATAAAAAGATTTCTAAATGCCCAACCTGTGGTAATGAATCTAAGATAAATGTAAAAGAAAAAATAAAAAAATTACAAGGGGATCTTTATATTTACAAGAATGTTCACCATTTAGAACAAACAAAGTATCTTGCAGAATACAAAACTTCTTTATCTAAGATACACATACCCCTACCATCATCTAAATATAAAATAATTAATGAGTGGAAGGATCTTAAATCTAAAAAAGATTATTTATTAGAATCTAAAAAGGAATTGGAGACTAAATTAGATGACTTGGCAAAAGATAAATCTAAACTTCTTCGTAGTTTAGAAGTGATGAAGTTTTGGGAAAAAGCATTTTCTGAAACAGGTTTAATTAAATACATTATAAGAAACATCTTAAACTTCTTCAATGGAAAAGTAAATTATTACTTATCTTATCTTTCCAATGGTAAATTTATCATCAAATTTGACGAAGAATTAAATGAGAAAATCTATACAAATGGAAAACAATTGTCTTTTATATCCCTATCGGGTGGAGAAAAGCGCAAGATTAGCCTAGCTGTGATGCTGGGTCTTCAAAGCTTACTCACTAATACAAAACGAGATAGCACTAACTTGATGTTTTTGGATGAAGTAGGTGAGAATTTAGATCAAGATGGTCTGGATGGACTCTACATACTTCTATCCGAATTGAAGAAAGATAAGACTTTATTCATAATAACACACAACAACTATCTTAAATCTTTAATTGATGGTTGCAAGGTGCTAACCGTAACAAAACAACATGGCGTGTCGTATCTTTCAAGGAGATCATAATGATTACACAACTCAATAAACTAGGACAAGAAATTTTTGAATCGCGTTATGCTTACCCCGGCGAAACTAAGTGGGCAGATCGGGCTAAGTCTATTTCTAAGGTTATAGCCTCCGCTGAAAAGGATGAAGACAAAGAACGGGTAGAGCGTTCTTTCTATGAGTCTATCGGATCTGGGGATTTTATTCCCGGGGGTAGAATTATTTATGGATCTGGTAGAGGAAGAAAGCAAAATCTACTGAATTGCTTTGTTATCATCCCAGAAGATAATGTAGATTCCATCGGCAAAACCGTTATGGATATGTATAAGATTTCTTGTGCCGGGGGTGGTGTAGGCTTTAATGTCAGCAAGATCCGTCCAAGAGGGGATGATATTGGCAATGTAGCTAATTCTGCTCCCGGAGCGGTTTCCGTGTTGCAAATGATCAATGAGGTTGGTAACCATGTTCGTGCTGGTAAGAATCGCAGAACAGCACTAATGGGAATTCTAAATGTAACCCACCCAGACATACTAGAATTCCTCCATGTCAAGTTAGACCAAAAGCAACTAACCAATTTTAATATTTCTGTTGCGATAACGAATCGTTTCCTAGAAGCTATTGAATTTAATGAACCTTGGTATTTTACATTTAATAACAAGGTCTATGAATGCTATGATGTTCGTAGATACAATACAGAACAAAATAGAGACGAAAAGATAACGGTTGTTGCGTTAAATGAGCAGGATGCCATTGCTCGTGCAAATAATTTCCATAAGCAACATTGGTTGGATCAATTCCAAATTATTGGAAAGCAAGATTTTAGAGCTAGAGATTTGTGGAATAAGATTTGGACTAATGCTGTTGAAAGCGGGGATCCCGGTATTTACAATATTGATCTAGCTAACAACTATACCAATGTATCTTATTTTGAAAAACTAGACTCTACCAATCCTTGCGGTGAAATTAGTCTACCTAGTTATGGTAATTGCTGTCTAGGTAACATTAACCTAAGCAACATGGTTAATGAAGATGGTACAGATGTAGACTGGAAGCGGTTAGCCAAGACCATCAGAACAGGTGTTCGATTCTTAGACAATGTTTTAACGGTAAACTCTTTCCCTACTGAAGAGTGCAAGTTGGTTGGCGAGCGTTCTAGAAGAATTGGATTAGGTGTCACAGGCTTGCACTATATGCTAATCAAGCTTGGGATTAAGTATGGATCAGAAAAGTGTTTAGAATTCCTTGAACGGTTGTTCTCCACTATCCGAGACGAAGCTTATATGCAATCCGTATATCTAGCTAGAGATAAGTCCCCATTCCCTGCCTTCGATCCTAAGATGTATTTGAAGGAGGAGTTTGCCAAGACACTACCAGCTAGAATTCGTATGCTTATTAAGAGATATGGCATCAGAAACGCAGTTATGTTGACAATACCACCCTGCGGAACTATTTCCATGCTGCACGGTGTTTCTAGTGGCATTGAACCCATCTTTGCGGCTATGTATCATCGTCGGTGGAGACACGCGAATGTTTGGAAAGAGGAAGTTGTTGTTGATCCTTTGTTCCAAGAATACTACAACAATGGCAAGAAGTTAGATGTTTTCGTAGGAGCTTATGATGTGACTCCAGAAGAACATATTAAGGTTCAAGCTACTATTCAAAAGTATATTGATTCTTGTATTAGCAAGACAATCAACCTACCTTCCACGGCCAAGCCTGAAGATTTCAATCAGTCTTCATTGGAGTATGCCCAATATCTAAAGGGTTTAACGGTTTATCGTGCTGGGTCCAAGGGACAGGAACCTTTGGCGGCAATCCTTTTAACAAAGGAAAATATTGAAAAGTACATGGGTAAGCCCGTAGAGGTTGGAGTTGCTGACGGACAAGCGTGTTCAATGACTGGAGGAGGTTGTGGTAGCTGATGCCCACCTATCAATATCTTTGTGAGGACTGCATCATCGTATGGGAGAAGGAAGCTTCCATAGGTAAGGCACCCAAGAAAATAAAGTGTTTGGAATGTGATTCCCGCTGCGAAAGATTTTACGATGAAATTAACTTTTCATTTGCAGATGATGGTTGTGGCGGGGTACAAAACAAAGGTGCTATGGACTTCCATAGCGTGAAGCAAAGATATCGTAAATTTGCTGTAAATGGCTTTGATAAAGATTCTGCAAATAGATTCTTAAAAAGATCCATTGCTGAGTCTGGAGACAGATTAGCAGAAAAAGAAGGTCGATATAAAAAAGTAGATTTTAACTGGGAAAAAATGGCAAAAGACGGTATAGTTAAACGCCTATCTGATAAAGAAACTAGCGACAAAATCGACAGATCAAAAAAAATCACTGAAGACATCTCTAATAGACACAGGGCTGTAACTAAGAAGAAAAAATAACAATGGCATATCAATTTAACGAGAATATTCAAAGAGCTATCCTTTACTTTTTGAAGGCAGATAATGATTTCTACCTACAAATTGTAAATCTGGTTAAGCCAGAGTACTTTGAGTTTCCGTCCCACTCTAAGATCTTTAGTACTGTAGTGGCTTACTATGACAAGTATCATAGTTTGCCTTCGGATCTTTTTATCATCGAGGATGTAAAAAAGAATCTTGGAGCTAGGGAAAATATTTCGGATTATGAAGACGAACTGAATTACATCAATTCGTTGGATACCTCTACTATCACCAACCCAGATTATGTTGTTGATCTAATTGAATCCTTCGCAAAGAAGGAGGCCATGAAAGCAGCAATCGCAGAAAGCATTACCTTGATTAAAGAAAACAAGGTAGAGCAAGTGGAGGAGATCGTCAGGAAGGCTTTGCTGGTGGGTAAAGCCGTTGATATAGGCCAAGATTACTTTACAGATTTTTCTGACCGTTGGAATAGGACTTTTAGCACCGATAAAACGGCTATAAAGTTTAGGACTGTATTTTCCTCCATCAACAAATCGTTGGAGGGCGGGTTGGGATCCAAGGAGCTTGCTATGGTAGTGGCTCCTCCGGGTGTAGGTAAGTCCTTGTACTTAGTAAATCAAGGAGTCCAAAGTCTCATTGATGGCAATAATGTTCTTTACATTTCTTTGGAGATGAGCGAAGACAAGATTGCTCAAAGATTCGATTCGATCATGACATTGGTTCCACAAGCCAAGCTTAAGGATCCTAAGCACCAACTTACCGTTAAGGAACGCCTTAACCTTTTCCAAAATGAGTTTAAAGGTAGGTTGATGATTAAGGAGTACCCTACTCTAATGGCATCTGTTAATACAGTCAGAAGTCTTTTAGTCCAACTTAAGAATCATAACGATTTCGTTCCGCAAGTCCTGATCGTAGATTATCTAGAACTGATGCGTTCCACAAGGGATATTCAACATGAATATCAGGCTCAACAAAGAATCGCAGAAGAGCTTCGTGGCCTAGCCATGGAACAAAACATCCTTGTTTGGACTGCGACACAGACTAATCGTCAAGGTAGGATGAAAAGTATTATCACGGATGTTGAGCTAGGAGATTCTTATGGTAAGATTCGTCCCTGCGATTTTTCTATGTCTCTAAATCAAACCGAAGAAGAGTTTGACAATGGCTTCATGCGAGTATATATTATGAAGTCTAGAAATGGTGTTCCCCGTATTACGATTCCAGCTAAGGTAGATTATAATCTACTTAAGATGTCCGAATCTGAGGAACCTCTAAGGAGTTTGGAACATGAGTGATATTACATCAAGAGAAGTTTTTATACGAGTAAAAAATTATCCAAGTCGTTTAAGCGTTCAACGCTCTGGGATTTGGGGATTTGAAAATTATGCAAACTATGTTATAACCCATGTTATTGAAGGTGTGTCTTATTATAAGATGCCTTTTAATTTTGGAGTTTGTTTGTCTAATCAGTTTAATCCTGCCATTTTGGCTATCATAGGTAATGCTGGAGATTATCTGGTTGTAGAACAATCTGGGGTTTTGTCAATTTTAACTGAAGAAAAGTTTTTACAGCAAAATCCTAACTTAGTAGGTAGATGATATGAAGAGTTTGAAGGATTTTCTACAAGAATTTAACTGGGAAGGCTATCATATTCTTAGCGAAGAATTGTTGAAGTTTGATGATCATTCTGTCGATGCAGAATTGTCTCACCAAGCTTCTACTTACTCATTCTTCCATGCTGTAATGTGTTTAGCCAAAAAGGAACTTTCCGATGCTGAGGCTGAACATATGCAGTTCATGTCTAGACTTCGTAGGGACATAAAGAATGATAGCTCATCCAAGCAGACCGCCAAGGATTTGGATGATGCTGTTCTGTCCGACGATAAAAACAGAGAACACCAGAACCGAGTCAACGAACTGTCGTTTAGATACGAACTGTTGAAGGGACTGGTTAGGGCACTTGAGCAGAAGAAGGATATGCTGCAACAGGTGTCCGCTAACAAGCGTGAAGAAACTAAACTTTACAAGTAACAGGAGAACTAACTATGGGTATTGACCTTAATGCACTGCGTAAGAAGCACGAAGAATTGATGGGTAAGAACAAGGGTGGATCTAGCTCTGATGATTTCATCAAGAAGTTCTACCAAGTTAAGGATGGATCTAATACGATTAGAATCCTTCCTTCTAAGATTGAAGATAAGGAGTTCTACGCTGAGACTAAGATCCATCGCATTCCAATGGAAAATGGTCAAGTGAAGAATGTGCATTGCCGTAAGATTCATAATGAATCTTGCCCATTGTGCGACCTTTATTACAGTCTTTGGAAGACTGGAAAGAAGGAAGATGAGGCCCTTGCTCGCCTGATCAAGCCTCGTTCTCGTTATTATATGAACATTCTGGATAGGGAAACTAATGAGGTTAAAATTCTCTCCATTGGCATGATCCTATTCCAGAAGATTGTTGGTGCTATGATTGATTCTGATTTCGGTGACATCACGGACCTTGAAAAGGGTCACGATTTCAAGATCGTCAAGCACATGGAAGGTCAATGGCCTCGCTATGACCAATCTCAACCTCGCCCGAAGTCTTCTCCATTGGGGACTAAGGCTGAAATTGCCAAGATCATGGATACCCTCCACGATATCCATGGACTTGTCAAGCTAGAGGAATATGAAGAAGTTAAGCGTATCTCCGAAGCTCTTGCTATTGGGGGTAAGCTAACTCCTTCGGATAAGGACTCCGCTAGCGGCGAAGGTGATGAAGATGGTGGAGATTATATTTCTAAACTAAGGAGCTGATATGATAAAAAACTTTGTTATTGCTTGTGCCTTAACCATAGGCATGATATCTTGTAAGGGTGCTGGATTTAGTTTTGGTGGCGATACCACCGATCCAGTAGCACCTCTCGTAATAACTGAAAATACTAATGTTACACCTGAATCCATCCAAACTAAGCAATCAGTACCCATTCCGATTGAAACTTTAGGTGGTGATGTAGGTGATGCACTTAAACGAGAGTTTGCAAACAGAGGAACTTCACCTGTTATTACGACTAAAGACCATGTAATCAACACTCCGGGGGCCATGATGGTGACTCTGGATGCCAATGCTACACAAGAGGTACTATCCCCGAGTGTCGTAAGCATGATTGCAGGAGTATTTGGGGGGCTACTACCGGGGTCCGCACCATGGATGGAGTTGTTGATAGTAATCCTACCGTTCCTATCGAGTCGATTCCGCAAGCACACTGTTACAGCAGTTCGGCGTATCGTGCCCGGTGTTCAAGGACCTAATAACGATGGTAAAGTGCCAGACTTTGATGACATTCGAGAGGCTGTCTTGGATATAACTAAGGCAGTAACTCTAGCACCAAAGGAAGCACCCGATGTGATAACTCCTCAAAAAAGTGAACAAATTAACGGTTGAATTAAATAAATAAGACTATAATAAAAGCAGGGTATTCCCCTGCTTTTATTTTTTTATGAGTGATAAATTAAAAATACTTGTATGTCCTGCCAATGAAGGTGGTTGTGCTTATTATAGAGCTATAGTTCCGTATAAAAAACTAGCTGAACTTTACCCTGATAAGGTTGAAGTTAGGATGAATTTCAATCCTCTTGGCATGGATCCAAGTAGTGGTCGCTGGATTCCTGACTGGGATTTTGCCGATATGAAGTGGGCAGATATAGTTATGGTTAGTAACCTCAGTAATTATGGAGGTAACTATACAGCCAGAATAGTGGGCAAAGCAAAAGAGTTTGGCAAGTTTGTTCATTATGATACTGATGATTTATTGACAGACTTGTATAAAGGACATAGACTTTATAGTGTATACCAAGAAAAGGGTCTTAGCGAGATAACCAAGTTTATCTATCATCATTCTGATTTGGTTTCTGTGACTCAAAGAAAATTTGCAGATAGAATAAGACCTTTCTGCACGAAGTATTTGGCTATCATCAAAAATTCAATTGACTATAATCTTCCTTGCTGGAATATGCAAAGAGTCTTGTTAAAGAAGAACATTTGCAGATTTGGTTGGGCTGGAGGAATCCACCACGAACAGGATCTACATGTATTTGCAGGAGTCCCTGCAATGGTAAACCAAAGAGTAGGTCCACAGAATTGTAGATGGGATTTCTATGGGCATCCTCCACCAGACACCAAAAAGGATGATTGGCAAGTTAGTGTTTGGCAAAATTATAAAGCTAAATTCCTTGCTAACATGAAACGCGATACTAATTTTGGAATTCATTATGCTCTTCCAACAGATAGATACGGATCTTTCTTCACTAATATGGATGTTGCTTTAGCTCCTTTGGAGATGAATGATTTTAATGATTCCAAATCAGAAATTAAGGTAGCAGAGTGTGGAAGATATCAAATCCCTTTAGTGGCATCTAATGTAGGTTGCTATGATGAATGGATAGTGAATGGGGAGACGGGATACCTGATTGATCATGATGCACCTAAAACTGAGTGGGTGCGTGTCCTCACTAAGATAGCTAAGGAAAGAGATCAGCGTGAAGCTATGGGAAGAGCTTTACACAAACTTACAGAAGAAAATTTTGATCTAAACAAAGTTGTTGTAAAGAGATTAGAAATTTATGAACAACTTTTAAGAAAACCTATTGAGGTTCAGGTAGTATGAAATATAAATTTTCAATTATAGTTCCTCATTACGATGGAGTAATTTCAGATGAATTGTTTTTAAGAGGAGTCAATTCTTTGAAGTCTCAAACCTTTAAAGACTTTGAAGTACTGATCTATCATGATGGACCAACTTCTAGGCCGATTCCTGAAATTGATTTACCAAATTCTAAAATAATTGTTACTAAAAAAAGATATAATGATTGGGGGCATTCCCTCAGGCATATGGGAATTATGGAATGTGAAGGTGAGTATGTAATTCATTTTAACCCAGACAATATTCTTTATGATAATGCATTAGAAGAATTATATAAATTAAGCGAACAAGAACTTGATAAATTTTCCCCAAATAATGAAATATTAATATTCCCAATATTAATGATTGGAATGAGATATAATGGATTTAGTCTCATAAGGGAAAAACATAAAGCGGATAAACAATGGTTAATTTTAACTGGATTTCCTACAATAAAGCATAATATTGACTGTATGCAATTAGTAATGAGAACTCGTACTTGGAGAGGTTTTGGAGGGTGGAAAGATAAAACAGAAGACTCAGATGGTATAATGTATCAAAAATTTGTGCAAGTTTATGGTGCTAGATACTGTAATAAAATATTAGGGGAACATTGGTAATAAATGGTGCCAGATACTGTAATTTTATTCTAGGGGAGCACAGATGAATAAGATAGCTATTGTAACTTCTGTTGTTGGCGTTTCTGGTTTTGATATGTATACCCCGAAACACGCTAATGCAGACTATTTTTTATTTACAGAACAGGATTGTTCTTTTCCCGGATGGACCGTTAGAAAATTATATCCTTTTTCACTTGATAAAAAATATGAAAACAGGAGAACAGCTAAAATACCAAAAATACTAACTCATCAATTATTACCAACATATAATTATTATATTTGGCATGATTATACAAATTATGTTTCTTTAGATCCAGAAAAAATAATTAGTGATTATCTTAAAGATTCTGATTTTGCATTTTTCAATCACCCACACAGAAACTGCTTGTATGATGAAGCTATCGAAGTTCTTAGAAGCAGGTTAGATCATAATGAAAAAATAAATATGCAAATAAAATATTACACAGAGATGAAAGTAAAAGAAAAAAACAATTTTTTTGAGGCAACTACATTTGTCAGAAGAAATAACGATGTTTGTAACAAAGTATGTACCTTTTGGTATGAACATATGGATAAATTTTCATCTAGAGATCAGATAAGTCTTCCAGCCGCATTACAAGAGTACTCTCCAAAAATTTCAATATTACCCGGAAATACTAGCATTTATTTTGGTAATAACAATATAATCCCTGCATTCAGGGATACTTTAAGAATGCAAGGGAAAGTTAGATAATGTGTAGTATATTGATAACTAATAAAAAAATTGAAGATCTTGATTCAGTAAATAAATATTTAAAATTACGAGGTCCAGATTATACCAATCAACTTAGTTTAAACGGAATTAATTTTATTCATAATTTGCTTCACATGACAGGTGACTTCAAAACTCAACCGTTCATTGATGGGGATACTGTTTGTTTGTTTAATGGAGAAATATACAATTACAAATCTTTCGGTGATTTTTCAACTGATGGAGAATGTCTAATTCCATTATACAAGCAGTTTGGAACAAATTTTATTAAACAATTAGATGGAGAATTTTGTTTAGTTTTAATTGATTTTAACAAAGATATTCTTTTATTTTCAACAGATGTTTTTTCTACTAAGCCGTTGTGGTATTCTATTGATAATGATGATTTCGGAATAGCTTCTTATGAATCCGCACTACAAAAACTAAATTTTAAAAACATAAAAAAATTAAAAGCAAATACTACTCAAATTAGAAAATTATCTGAATTAAATTTCTCGGTATGGTATCAGTCCGTATATGAGTTTTTTTTATCTCAGTACAAGAATACTTACGATGATTGGACATCTGCTTTTAAAAAATCAATTAAAAAAAGATATGTTACTAGCAATCAAAAAGTTTTTATAGGACTTAGTAGTGGATATGACTCTGGTGCCATTTGCTGTGAATTATTAGAGCAAAAAGTTGATTTTCACGCATATAGTGTATTAGGAAGAGAGAATCCTAATATATTACGACAACGACATGACTTAATAAAATCTCCCGCTCAAGGGTTTATTTTCCGAGCATCTCAGGCAGACTATGCGAAAGCACAACTTCACCTGAGTGAAAATGTAGAAGAATTCAACTATAAAATATACTCCCAAAGTAGTGAATATAACGAATTTGGTTTAAGTGTAAAAAGAGATGGGGGATCTAATGGTTTGTCTTTTGTGTGTCAAAAAGCAAAAGAAAACGATAGAAAAATTTATTTGTCCGGTCAAGGAGCAGATGAGATTTGTTCTGATTATGGATTTAATGGGGTAAAAAAATACCCACATTCAAACTTTGGGGGATTGTTTCCTGAAAACCTATCTTCTATATTTCCTTGGGCCAGTTTCTATGAAAGTTCTCAGTTATCGTATCTGATGAAGGAAGAATACATATCTGGCTCATTTGGTTTAGAAGGTAGATATCCATTCTTGGATAAAGATCTTGTTCAAGAATTTTTGTGGTTGTCTGCGAATCTAAAAAACAAAAACTATAAGGCTCCGATTTATAATTACTTGACAGAACATAACTTTCCTTTTTCGAAGGAAGAAAAAATAGGATTTAGTTTATATTGAATTTACGGAGTGGCATTGATATGAATAAATTATATATTCAGTGTGATGGTGGTTTTGGTAATAGATTCAATGTTCTATGTTTTGGTCTTTACTTGTCAAAAATTTTGAATTATTCTCCTGTGGTCGTCTGGCCCCTCAACAATTGGTGTGGAGCCTCTTTTTTTGATTTATTTGAAAAAGGGTCTTTACAATTTTGTGAAAGATCAAGTATTAATCTTGACAATACAATCAACATAGTACATGAGAATCAATTTGAATTAAAAACATTCATTAACATAAATTCAATTATTAATATACAACAAATTCAAAACCTATGCCAAGGAAAAGATATTTTTTACTTTAATAACTTAATTCCTTGGAGATTAGTTTCTGAATTTGATTCTTTTAAAAATACTATACTGGACATAAAGTTTAAAAAAGAAATAGTTGATGCAGCAAAAAGAATTATTTTAGAAAATTGTCAAACACAACCTTTTTTTGGCATACACATAAGAAAAACTGATTTTGGTGGTAGAAGTGATTCTGTAGAACCTCAATTGATGAGCATAGTTCAACAAAACTGTGAGCATAAATTTTTTATATGTTCAGACGACGAAATTACAGAAAACAAATTTTTACAAAATAAAAATGTTTTTAGATATGAAAAACAGGACTATGTAAAAAAATTACTGGATGGTAGCTGGAATTCCACCATTGTGGATTCAAATAAAAACTCATTTGCTTTTAATGTGGATAGATCAAAACAAAGTGTAGTAGATGCAGTAGTTGATCTATTGATATTATCTAAATCAACTATAATATCTCCAGATGTCGGAAGTACTTTCATGCATACCGCTAGATTATTAGGAAAGTGTTATTAATTTTATGAGCTTAGATCTACTAAAAAATTCAGAAGTTTTTACTCAAATTAATTTTGATTATCCGTTTGGAAAAAAGCATAATTCAATCAATTACAATTTGTCTAATTACTTTCATAAAGTTTATTCACAACATGGGGAAGATGGATTATTAAATTATTTATTTTCTATTATTACTCCTAGAAAAAAATATTATGTAGATTTTGGTGCTGCTGATGGACATTTTTTAGCGAATACTAAATTTTTAAGAGAACATCTTGGCTGGACAGGATTGTTGATGGAAGGAGATCCTAATTTAGTAAACAGGTCTAATGGTTTGGTAAAACAAGAATTAGTGACCCCAGATAATATCATGAACTTATTTGAAAAACATAATGTTCCTGAGGATTTTGATTTTTTGTCTATTGACATAGATGGTGATGACATTTATGTTTTTGATTCTATAGACACACAAAAATACAAACCGTCTGTAATCATTGCAGAATATAATCCGGGATTACCCAATCATTTACCTCTTGCAATAGAAAAAGGAAAATCGGATTATTTTATAAATCCACACTTACCAAAAAATAAATATTTTCCCTGTTATCATGGGTGTAATATTAATGCTTGGTATACAATGTCTAAAAGAAAAGGATATACGATTATTACTACCTGTGGAGTTAATGTGGTCATGGTTAGAGATGACCATGTAAATAAATTTAATGTTCCATCATTAGAAGATTTAGTTTACCCACCATATTTTGTTAAGGAACAAGATAGATTTAACTTATTTTTAGAGTTAAATGATAATTACAGATGGAAAATAATATCGTAGTTTTAAAGGAGTAACAATGTATAATATTTATGGATCAACATTACCAATAGAAACACTAAGTAAGTATATGTCTAGGGTATTCATAGAAACGGGTACGAATAATGCTCAAGGCGTTCGCACTGCGCTTCATTGTAATTTTGAAAAAATAATTTCAATAGAGATTGATTCTCAAAAACAGAAAAATAATGCGGAATCACTTAAAAAGGAAATAGTATCTGGAAAAGTTGATTTAATATCTGGGGATGTAATAGATTATTTTCCAAAAGTTTTAGAGTCTTTAAATGATACGGCAACATTTTTCTTTGATGCTCATTGGGATTTTGGAGTTAAAGGTAAAACTGTATGCAGTCTAAATTTTGAACTAGATGAATTAAAAAAACATCATATAAAAAATCACATAATTTTAATAGACGATAGAAGATGTTTTGGACCTAATCACCATTGGGGTTCAGATATAAATGAATCTGTTATAATAAAAAAAATACTAGAAATAAATCCTAACTATACTGTAGTCTACGAAGACAACACTGTAGCCAAAAATGATCTAATTGTAGCATTTATATGAAAAAGAAAATACTAGTTTGTGGTGGTGGTGGATTCATAGGACATCATCTTGCTCGTAGACTTCACAACCAAGGACATACAGTCGTTGTTGCTGATATCAAAGATAAGAATGAATATATAGGAGCCGTCAGATTTTGCAAAAATTATGTATCAGTAGATCTTACAAAAGAATTAGCTTGGAAAGAATTGGATACTTTGTACAGGGGCTTCGATGAAGTATATCAATTAGCTGCTGATATGGGTGGAGCAGGCTACATCTTTACAGGCGAAAATGATTTTAATGTAATGACTAATTCTGCCCAAATAAACTTAAACGCTGTTATATGGGCAGTGAAATGGAAAGCAAAAATTTTCTATTCATCTTCAGCTTGTATGTATCCTGCATATAATCAAGAAGATCCAAACAATCCAAACTGCAAAGAAGATTCAGCGTACCCAGCAGCACCAGATTCAGAATACGGCTGGGAAAAGCTGTTCTCGGAACGCCTGTATTTAACAGCCAACAGAAACATGGGATTGGATGTTCGTATCGCCAGATTCCATAATATTTTTGGTCCAGAAGGAACTTGGAAGGGTGGCAAGGAAAAAGCCCCTGCTGCCATATGCAGAAAAGTTGCAGAAGCACAAAATGGCACTTCCATTGAAATTTGGGGGGACGGTTTACAAACTAGATCGTTCCTTTATATAGATGAATGTGTGGATGGCGTCTTAAGATTGATGGAGTCAGATTTTATGGGGCCTGTCAATATAGGATCTGATGAAATGATAAGTATTAATGATTTAGCTAAAATGACTATAAGCATATCAGGAAAAGACTTATCAATTAAAAATATACCCGGACCAGAAGGAGTTAGAGGAAGAAACAGTGATAACACCTTAATAAACTCCAAATTAAATTGGAAACCTTCTCAACCTTTAAAGGTTGGTATGCTAAAAACATATGATTGGATAAAAAATCAAATCTCTTAACTATCATAAAACATGGACTTTAACGAATATCAACAAAAAGCAAAACAATTCGCTATTTATAAAGATAAGATAGTATACCCCACATTAGGGCTGGCTTCCGAGGCTGGTGAGGTGTGTGGTAAAATTAAAAAGATTATGCGAGATACAGACGGTATTCATAATCTGAAATATAAATATGATAGAGTGTTAGAGATAAAATCTGAGCTAGGGGATGTCCTCTGGTATATCGCTAACATCGCAGAAGATTTGGATATTCCCCTGCAAGACATTGCAGAAGAGAATATAGGAAAGCTACAGGACCGAAAGGATCGAGACAAGATCCAAGGATCTGGAGATAATAGGTGACTTATGAAAAAATACTTACTCGCAGCACTTGCACTTTTACTAGTCGCAGTGCCTATCATTTACTCCCAAGCTAGAAGAAACCGTGTTGTAACCATTACACCACAGTCACACCCAGCTACTCCTGAGAATGGGTACGACTACGATTTCGACGATCTAACTGGTAGTCGAAACTGTTGGTTCTACTACGGTCAGGATGAGGAATGCGAAACCAAGTTTATTCGCTTCCCTGCTTATACAGGCACAGCCCCTCTTAAGGAAGTCAGGCTACACCTACGCTGGCACTTAAGCTATTCAGGTAAGTTTGAAAATATTTCTCCAACTCATACTTGGGGAGGCACTAATGCGTCCAATGATGGCATCAACCCCCTCAACGGATTGCCTTGGGGGTTTAACTGGTATACTTGGAGTTGGAGCAATTTTGAAAGCGGAGCTATGGCTCCTCTAATTGCTCTGCCAAGTGTCACGATTGATGACTGCTATTATGGCGAAATCGCACCTTTCGATGGGACTTTAGATTATCAAGGCCCCAGTGGAAAGACTGCAATCGTGGAATGGGATCAATGTTTACAACCTAACTATTGGACAGAAGGCATCAACATTATCCAACATCCTTTCTATCTACAACACTTCACTGATTCTGATGGTGTAGTTGGACTTACCTTTAAGTCAGGTGCATTTGCACAGATAGAACATCCTTTGGGTGATGCTGGTATGCCATACGAGTACTTTACATATTGGGATATTCGTTTGGACAGAATCGAATACATAACATATTGATATAATTGCAAAAAATTACTCCTACCAACTTTAATAGGTTGGTAGGAGTTTTTTTATGGATGATGTACCGCCGCCGATGCGTGTGGCAAAAAAGCAAGCGCATAAGTCTAGGTCTAGGTTTAAAATAGGTGCTGTGATTGCCAAAGGAAACAGGATCCTTGTAGCGGCACATAACATTATGAAAACTCACCCTGAGTTTGGTTCAGGGAAATTCATGAACCTTCATGCGGAGGGTAATGCTATTTACAAGGCTGTAAGACAGGGGTTAGATCTAAGTGGTTCTACGATCTATATTTATAGGAAAAATAACAATTTAGCTAAACCCTGCAAGTTTTGCCAAGCTTTAATTAAGAAATACGGAATCACAAATGTGGTTTACAGTGGAGATTTACATGGATCAATCAGTAATAAAGAAACTAAAGACTGCCGGATTGCTGTCTGAAACAACCACCGACTTAGGGTTTATTCCTACAGGTAGTTATGCGTTGAACAAAATCATCTCTGGTGATTATTCTAAAGGCATACCTATTGGAATGATAACTCAAATTCATGGTGAGGCTTCTACAGCAAAAACTGTTTTTGCTACTCATATTTTAAGGGAAGCTCAAGCACTTAATCACTACACCATGCTCGTGGATAGTGAGAATGCATATAATCCAACTTTTGCTGAGAAGCTAGGCTTGGATCCCAAGAAGTTGATTTACGCTGCTCCAGAAACCTTGGAGGAGTGCTTCAATGTTATAGAGGATACCATCAAGTCCATTAGGGAATCCGACAAGGATACTCCTATTGTGGTTGTATATGATAGTATTGCAGTATCCCCATCTAAAGCTGAGTATGAGGCAGAAGGCTACGAGGCAAATAATATGCAAGGGGCTGTAAGGGCCAAAGCCACAGGTTCTTGCTTAAGAAAGATAAATCCTTTGATGCGTAAGTACAAAGTAGCCTTGGTAATCATTAACCAAATTAGGAACAAGGTTGGTGTAATGTATGGTAGTCCAGACACGATGGCAGCAGGGGGCAAGTCCTTGGAGTACTACCTAGGTGTCAATCTTAAAACAGTATCTAATAAAACCTCCGATCTACTAAAAGATGAGGCTGGCAAAGTTGTAGGTATTAAAGGATCCATTAGGAACACTAAAAATAAAGTTAGTGTACCATTTAAGGAATGTGAATTTGAACTTATTTACAATGATGGGATAAATCCTTTTACAGGACTTTTACCTTTGCTTGAACAGGATAACTTAGTTCAAAGGGCTGGAGCATGGTATACTGTGGCTGGAACGGATAAAAAGTTCCAATCCAAGGATTTTATCGATATGCTTAGAAATCCTAAGGAACAAGCTTTCCAACAAATACGAGATTTAGTTAAAATTAACTAAACTTATTAAAATGATGAACTATTATATTTATAAGGGACCATGAAAGAACAAGATCTATACAATCAATTGGAAACCCTAATCGATTCTGCATTTAAGAACCTATATAAGGAGAAGACTAATATGCAACCATCTCAGAAGACTCAAGTTAATGTTAACAGCAATACCGAAGCCACCAAGGCTAAGTACTCCAACATTCAGGAGTACACTCAAGCTACGGGCAAGCGTTTCCGTATGACCAAAGAGCAAACTCAGCGTGGCATTTCCCGTGAAGAAGCTTTTAGAGAATTTATGCAGCTATCTGACTGAAATGGGGAAGACTTTCCGTAGAAACTCAGAGGACAGTTACAAATATGGTGGGAATAAAAGACCCAAACCAAAACCTAAGCGTCATCCACCTAAACATCAGTCTTCAGACTCAGGTGAAAAGGAATGGCGAAAAACCTTTGGGGAAATAAATGGAATACTGGAAGATGATAATGGAAAACACCCAGACAAGTCCTGAACCTCTAAACACTCAATTAATTTTTGAGTGGGAGCCAATAGATTTCAAAGTCCACGCCGATGATTTTACATTGCCCATGCCAATGTGGCAGTTCAATGATCTAGTAACATATTATGTTCAAAAATCAATGGCTAAAGACCTAGATAATATAGAATGGAGTGCTAGTTATGGCTACGACATACATACCCAAGACCCCACACTTCGCACAGACGAAGATTCAGAAGATAGCCAAGAAGCTGATTGAAGAATCCGAAGAGGATCGTCAGTTAGCTTTAGATGCTCATCGTTATTTCAAAGAGCGAGTAGAAGAAAATCCAGCAGACAATGTGTCAAAATCATTGATGGTGGACTGTCTTAAAGTAGCTCAAACATCGAAGCAGTACACCGTAAGGGTAATTACTTTGATGACAAAGATGAACGAAGAGAATATGCCAGAAAGAACCAAGGCTAGTGGAAATACAACCTCTGTATTTTCAGAACTGGATAATATGGTAGATGAGTGATAATAACACATATAAGTTGGTTTGTGAAGGTATTGATCTAGTTATCCCAGTAAAAGTTTTATCCTTGAAAGAGGAGCAAGAACTTTATGCTCAGATACGAGAGAAAATATCTAAAACAGAAACAGCTTTTGTATTTCACGAGTATAAGGAATACTTAGCCAAGAAGCTAATCATTGGATATGAAAATCTCTTGGCTGAGTATTCCGATGGCGAAGAATCGGATACATATCAATTGTTGATAGCCAATATGTACATGGCTATCACAGTTGCATATCCTCCTTTGTCATTGGACTTCGTATGCACTGATTTAAATACTGAAAAGTTCATGCAAGCCACAGACTTGATGGAACCTTCTCAGTTTCTAAAGAACTTGGCAGCTAACCTCAAGACTAAGTTAGCCAAGGAAACAAAAAAGAAAATCGTTAAGCATAAGATAGTTGGCCCACAGGTTTTGAAGACCAAGGACAACTTTAGTAAGCTTGAATCTCAAATAAAAAATAACATCATCGGCCAAGATCACGCTGTTGATGTAGTAGTTAAGCATTTGAAACTAATGTCAACTGGCTTGACTCAGTTTTCTACATTGTTCTTTGTAGGCCCAACAGGTGTAGGCAAGACAGAACTATCCAAGATCATTGGAGAAAGATACAGTGGAAACTTTTTCAAAATTAACTGTGCGGAGTATGCAGGAGCACATGAATATGCCAAGTTGATAGGATCTCCACCGGGCTATGTTGGTCATACTGACAGGAGTCTCCTCAAGGAGAAGGCTGAGATATCTAACAAGTGGGTATTCTTGTTTGATGAAATAGAGAAAGCTGATGGCAAATTCCAAGACTTCTTACTATCTTTGTTGGATGATGGAACTTGCACCGATAACATGGGCAATGTATTGGATTTCAGCAAATCTTTGTTTATCTTTACATCTAATCAAGGGGTATCTGAAATTAAGTATGCTTCGATAGGATTTGGAAAGAGCGAACCCAGCAAGAAAGCCATACAAAGCACTATCCTAGAATCTGTAAAGAAAAAGTTTAGCCCTGAATTCATGAACCGAATTGATGATGTAGTTTTCTTCAATTCGTTAAGCAGGGACGATGTTAGAAGCATTGTTAAATTAAAACTAAAATCCTACCCTGTTGAAATAACTGAGCAGTTGGTAGATTATGTGATTGATAATTCCTATTCATATGAATATGGAGCTAGGAATGTAGCTAGGTACATTAAAAATAATCTAGCTACACTTGTAGCAGATAGTATTCTTGAGGATAGCACCAAGAAAAAGAAGCAGTACAAGTTAGTATTCCCAAGTGGTAGACCTGAAGTTTTAAAATCACATGAAGAAAAAAAATCAACGCAAGAGAGTAACACGGGCGAGATACTGGAAGTTCATGTCGGGGGAGAGATTAAAACTTCACCCAGACATGAAACTGGAGGAGAAGCAACTGGTTCTACAGTGCGCCTTAAAGACGCTGAAAGGCCAATATCCATCAATAAATAGATTAAGTTTAATTGACTGGATATTGGATAATATTTAATTTTTTAAATAAAAAGCTCACAAAACAAGTGGGCTTTTTATCTATATAAAAGAGAGGTGTATTCTATGGGATTAATTAAGAAGTATAGAGATGAGGCTAAAAAGGTAGAGACTGTCGTTGAGCCTGTTAAGCCTGTGGTTGAAGTTAAGATAGAGACTGAAACTAAGGAAGACAAGCCTAAAACTCTTACGAAGAAAACTAAAAAGGAAGAATGAATATGAATAATAATTACAGCTTAACAAACGAGTATTCTGAAAGATATGAAAAACTCATGGCTTCTTTATCAGAAGCCAAGGCTGATGCTGGGTTATCTCCAGAAGAAAAAGCAAAGAAAAGAGATGAAAGAAAGTTTGGAAAATCTTGGGAAGCAGAGGGCGGAAAACCCAGTTCTACAGAGATGAGAAGAGCTACCCATGCTTCTAAGCGTAGAGAGGCAACAGGTAAAGAAACTCCTGAAGACCAAGCAAAGCGTGCAAAGGCAGTTGCAGAAAGACAAGCTGCTGGACAAAGCAAATCAGGAACTCAAGTTCAAAAGTTAACGGGACATCAAAGAGGTGGTAAAAAGAGATCTATAAAAGCTAAACTAGCTAAAGGTCCTTCTAAGCCACTCCCAATTCCTGACCATCATCAAAATTACTTTGATCTTTTAAATTCTTTGTTAGAGGGCAAAGCAGAAAGGATGATACGAAGCGGTAACCCTGATAAAAGAATGAAAGGCTTAGTAAAATCGGGCAAAGAAATGACAAAAAGAGCTTTAAGAGGTGGAATGAATCCCGAAATAGCACGGACATCGTACTCAAGTAAGGTTTCACCTGAAGAGAGAGTAGAAGCCAGTCGTGAAATAGGAAGAGCCTCCGCTGAAAAAATGTTTAGTGGGAGGCTGGCCGCAGCCGGGATAAAGCCACCTGCCAAGAAAAGAGAAGATAGTTCAAACAGAACTTATAATGATCTTTTAAGTTCTTTGTTAGGTGAGGCTGGTAAGGCAGGTGCTCACTGGCAGGCTGGTGATACACCTGATAAGGATACTATAATTGTTAAAAAGATAGGGGACAGAGGTCCGGGCGATATAAAAAAGACAATTCCTATTCCAGCATCAAATAAGAAAAAGTTTGAAGCAGCCAAAAAAGCCTTCCCAACATTGTCTAGAGGTAGCTCTTCATCTACCGAAGCAGGAGGTGCATTTGCTGGTTCAGCGCGAAGACCTAGACCAACTAGTTCCTAAGACTGGTAAGAAAAAGTAATAGCTAATCTGCTAAGTGTAGAAACAGTAACGAGGCCACCTTTTAGGTGGCCTCAGCTTTTAAAATGATTAAATTGTTTAAAAAGACCAAGAGTGTTCTATTATAGTCTGTAGAACACGCGACTGTAGCTCAGGGGTTAGAGCAGAGTTCTTATAAAGCTAAGGTCGGTGGTTCAATTCCACCCAGTCGCACCAATCACAGCAGGAGTAGCCAACTCGTAAGACTGGCTGACAGAACTCAACTCCTGCTGCTCTTTTAAAACATGGCCTAGTAGTCCAATCGGCAGAGACAACAGACTTAAAATCTGTCAAGTGTGAGTTCGACCCTCACCTAGGCTACCATACACGACCCCATAGCTTAATTGGAGAAAGCAATTGCCTTCTAAGCAATAGACTCCCTGTTCAAGTCAGGGTGGGGTTACCATACATTCCCAGATAGCTCAATCGGTAGAGCATCTGACTGTTAATCAGAGGGTTGCAGGATCGTACCCTGCTCTGGGAGCCATGCGAGTATCGTATAAAGGCTATTACCTCAGCCTTCCAAGCTGAAGATAAGGGTTCGATTCCCTTTACTCGCTCCATACACGAGTTCGTAGCTCAGTCGGCAGAGCAACTGGCTTTTAACCAGTAGGTCGAGGGTTCGACCCCCTCCGAACTCACCACTCAAATCCTAATCACCAAAAAGTCAAAGTCTTATGCAAAAAGTAGAAATAGTAGATAACATGACGATGTTAAACATCGAGGAACTAGATTTTAAGATAAACCATTACCGTAACTTCGATAAAAAGAAGATAATCAAGAATGGCGGTTATACGGTCATATCTTTTGTACGAAATGGGTTGCCATTTTCGATCACCGCAAGATGTTCTGCGAGTGATACTTATGACAAAAGAAAGGGATTGTTCCAATGTTTTTCCAAGTATTGTGATAAATTCCTTGGCCGTGCAGTCTTTAATGTTTCTAGAGACTTTAGTGGAACCTATGTTGTGTATGTAGGTTCACCGAAGACATCCGAAACCGTAAGCAGAGGAGAGTTTTGAACATGACTTGGTACGAGGTCACTATGGTAACTTCTGGTTGGGCCAAAAGGGTTGAGCTTATTAAAGCACCGACTCAATCGGAAGCAATTGAAATTGCCAAAAAAAGATGGCCTGACTGTGGTTGTAGCGGATGTAGAGTTATTGACATGAAATACTGATAAAAAAGTTGACACGGCAGGATACTAAGGTATAATCATAGCACGACCATGCAAACCTTCCTACCCTACAGCGACTTCGAGGATTCCGCACGCTGCCTAGACTATCGTCGTCTAGGTAAACAACGAGTGGAAGCCATGCAGCTTCACAACATCCTTACCAATCGTACAACCACCAAGGGTTGGAGAAGTCATCCTGCACTTAAGATGTGGGAAGGCTATGCTCCAGCCCTTGCACATTATATGAATGTGTGTATTGACGAGTGGGTTCGTAGAGGCTACAATAACACTATGGAAAAGCGTGATGACCGTAACCTTGTGCTACCACCTTGGTTAGATGATACTCGCATCCATATCTCTCACCGTTCCAACTTGTTGCGTAAGGACGAGAAGTTCTATTCGCAGTATAATTGGAATCTCCCGTCCACCATGGAATACTACTGGCCTATCTGAAATGCAAAACCACAAACTATCCGTATCTTACGACGATGTATTAATTGTTCCCAAGTACTCTAAGATTGGGAGCAGGGCTGAATGTGATCTTACTCCTGAAATCAGGGTTGGGGATCATGTTGTAGTCAAACCCAAACTTGGCATCCCGATCATGTCTGCCAACATGGATACCATTACTGGTCTTGAAATGGCTAGAGCTATGGATCAGGTTTTGGGTTTAGGAATCCTGCATAGGAATATTTTTATTCCTGATGTAATCAAATTGAAAGAAGAACTTGGGTATGTGGTTGCCGCTGTAGGCTCGATCCATACTGATAAGAAGCGTATCGATACATATTTGGATCATAGCATCCCTATGTGCGTTGATATTGCTCATGGTCATTCCGAAAACATGAGGAAGACTTTAGATTATATTTGTGAAAGGAACAATCAACTTTTGATTGCTGGAAATGTTTGTACTCCCAAGGGAGTTGAAGATCTATTCAACTGGGGAGCAGATATCGTCAAAGTTGGAGTTGGTGGAGGGTCTGCCTGCACTACTAGAATTAAGACTGGTTGTGGGTATCCTCAATTTGCAGCTTTGGAGAGCATTTGGGATGAATTCCAAGGAGAGATTCCCATTATTGCAGATGGGGGGATTAAAACCGCAGGAGATGCGGCGAAAGCTATTGCAATCGGAGCGGATTTCGTTATGATTGGCGGTATGCTCGCAGGAACTGACAAGACCCCTTTCTGGAATCCTAATACCAGTTTCACGACCTTCCGTGGAATGGCCTCCATGTCCGCTAAGGCAGATACTGGATTGCCTCTCGTACATGAGGAGGGTATTTCTACTCAAGTTAAAACCAAGCCTGAGGGTAGCACCCTGTCCGTTGTCCGTGGCCTTTGCGATGGAATTAGATCTGCAATGAGTTATTGTGGATCTAAGAACATGAAGAGTTTCCGTGGAGAACAGAACTTTGTCTACATCAGCCAAGCAACTCAAAAAGAAAACCATGCCCACATCCAACTATGAAAGGATGATTGAAAATATGAAACAAGATATGGTCAATCACCCTCAACACTATACCCAAGGTAAGTTTGAGGTTATCGATATCATTGAAGATCAAAAACTTTGCTATCATCTCGGCAATGTTGTTAAGTATGTGTTGCGAGCGCAGCATAAAGGAAAGCAACTGGAAGATTTGTCCAAAGCCAAGTGGTATCTGGAACGCAAAATTCAACTCCTCCAAAAGGAACAAGCTAAGTGAAGACTACCCTAACTTCTGAACAATGGGATGCCATCGAACAAAAGTATGGCAACCTGATGTACACGATCTGCAAGCACATTTCTGGGGATCACACCTTGTGTTCCGTTGAAGATTTGCGCTCTGATCTAAACATCATTGCAATCGAAGCTGTGGAGACTTTCCGCAAGAAGAATACACAAAGCAGCTTTGAGGAATTTTTCAATAGCAAGGGCTTTGATCGATACATCAAATCCTGCCTTTGGAATTACAAGGCTAATCGAGGTTCTAAGATCACCAAGAAGAAAGTCTTGTATTCCAACTTGAGCATTGAATCCAACTTTGATGATTCGGAGTCGTTTGCAGATCTAGATCTGAACTTCCGAGACAAGAGTTCTGCCAGTTACATTGAAATGAATGTTGACCTTGAGGAGTTCATGTGCAATATGTCGGATTACCAGAAACATTTGGTGTCCGTGATTGTTGAAAACCCTGACCTAATTAAGCCTAACGGAAAGATTAATCGGTTGGAATTGTCGGGAATCGAAAACAAGCATTGGACGGTTATTGACAAGGAGATCGGTGATCTTTCCAAGCGGATTGGAGTACCTCTATGAATATTTACATCTCTGGCCCGATTACTAATTACAAGAATGCAGATACTAACTTCAAGGAAGCTGAAGCCTTGATGAGGAAAATGTATCCTAATGCCAAGATCTACAATCCCATCAACATCCCCACCCCAAAATACACTCAAGATGATTGGGGAACAGAAGGGGTTTGGTCGTATTATATGCATGAAAGCATCAAGTTGATGATGGAATGTGACACGATCTATCTTTTAAATGGATGGAGTTCTAGTAAAGGGGCTACCATTGAATTTAATCTAGCTTGGGCACTAGATATGACAATCTTGTACGAAACTGACATTAAAAAGATGAGGAATGATGAACCCCAATAACCAAAAAGTCAAAGTTTCAATGACCTTTGAATGGGAGTTCGACCATAAACAATGGTGTGAACTAAAGTCTTGGTCTGAGACTCGGGAAGAGATTGTGAATAGGATGCGTTTTGATGGTATAGACGCATTCTATCATCTAAACCAAATGTGCCGACCAAAATGGAATTTAGAAACAAAACAGGAATGATTCCTGTTTTCAATCTTCCGAGTCAGATAACTATGATTTGGCAAGATGATAGCTGGAATTACTTTTGGTTGTATGATATCAAAGATAACTGGGTTATTGTATCACCCAGAAAAGATCCAGATGGAAATGAACCTAAGACTTACGAACCAATGTTAATCCCCATGAGTAACATTGTATCTATAATTTTCACGGAGAAACTAGGATGAATTCAGAATTTAGTTGGTGGATTGCAATCGCATTGTTTTTCACCTATGTTGTAATTGATTACTTGTATGCCCTGTACTATCTTCTTGTTGCAAAGAGAGATGCATTCAGGGCTGGCCTTGTTGCAGCAGGTATGTATGTACTATTAACATATGGAGTGCTTGCATACACTAAGAATCCTTGGTATATTGTAAGTATTGCGTTAGGTTCTTTTGTAGGAACCTATGTGGCAGTTAAATATTTTCCCGAAAAATTGAGTGACAAGGGTTAAGACCTTGTCTATAATAGATGGCATGAACGCACAATCTAATTTTAAGAAGATCTGGCAAGTGGAGATTACCTTCAATGACACGAAGCCTCCCCACTTGTATCTAATGACTAACTTTACCAATAACATTGATGCTGCGGTTGACCAACTCAAGCGTCAAGTTAAGTGGTTCAAGCCTGAAACCATCAAGTCGGCCAAGGCAGTCCAGTATGTTCTGGAAGCTGTTGACGAGGTTGACTATACTGATTCCCTGCACACCCTGACCGTTACACCTATCGAAGGAGAATGAATATGTTTAAGACCATGATCGCTACTGTTGCCCTCGCCTCTATCGCCCAAACGCAAGTTGGGAATATCTTCTGCACCTCGTATCCCAATAACACGGGACAAGTTGCACATATGAGCTTCTGCGATGTACAACTGACTTGCATGAATCTCACCAATGCTACGCCTAACGGCTATGCACAACTTATCTACGGAAGCACGGCTTTTAACAGCCCCTTCGGTAATGGTCACTTGTGTGTGAATCCTTTGGGAGGTTTCTATCGTGTTGGTAGTCCTGTGCCTGTTAGTGCATTGGGAACTGCTTCGGTTAGCCTGCCACAAGAGATTTTTGCAACTGGGGCTGTGACCCACTTCCAATGGATGTATAGGGATATTCAAAGCACGGGATACACATTCAATACTAGCAACGCCCTGCGTTGGCCTCTGTGAAAATCAAGGAGAGCAAATGGCTAATCAAGACCCCCCGTTTGATAAGGTAGCGTATCACGCGAGTGCCTTGCACGCCACTTGCAAGTACATTATTGAGAATACGAAAGTTAAGCCTAACTATGAAGCCACCGTCAACCATTATCACGCTCTGACCTTGGCGACTTTGGAGATGCTGGAGCGTATGCAAGCCTCCATCGACGAGTACAATAACTGGAATATCTACGGTGAGAACTGGGAAGATTGATATGACACTTAACTACGAGCGTTATAATTCTGTTAAATCTACTCGTAAGTTCTTGTTAGCACTTATGAGTCCATCCGAAACACCTAGAGTTCCTCGTGCTATTCGAACAGAGGCTAGGCGATTGCTAAAACACTACCCAGAAGAATATCATATGGATACGGTAGCAAAGGAATGTCCTACTATTTTTGGTAAAGACTGGAGAGATGATTACAAATGACACAAATTAAAGTTACCGCAACAGGCTACTCCGTAAACGATGGAGTAGAAGTCAAGATACAAGTCCCCCTCGCTGCTGCTATTCGCAAGGCAGGGGAGTTTACAGATCAAACTGTAATTACGATTCATGGACAGCTTTTAACTGGCTTGGATATTGGTGGCCCCGCAGGTTATCAAAATAAAAGTCAATGCGCGTTCTGGAATCGTCCGATTGATAATCTAATTATCCAAGGAGCAGATGCCAATGCAGCAATTGGTAACTTGCGTTTTTGGGATACTTTGAATGGGGTTAACTCTATTACCATTCAGAACTTAACGATTATCAATGATACAAATGAATTCTCGCCCCTCCGCACGGGAATGAATGAAGTGCATGGATATATCAAGATTATCAATTGCAAGTTTAAGGGTACAGGAAATAACTGGCTTGGCCGTGGAATGAAATGGGGAATCCGTGGACATGGCCCTGCTCGTTGGTTTATACAAAACTGTGACTTTGAACCTTGCCAAGAGCATAGCATTTATATTGATAATCCTCAGGGCGATACAGTAATTAATAATTGCAAAGGTATTGGCAATGGTCGTACTTTCATGCAAATTACAAATCGTCCTACATCTGGGCCTTCTCAATTCGGGAATATCATAGTCTCGAATTGCGTATGTAATGATATCAACCAAGAAGGTGGTGGAGGTTCTGATTACACATTTGTGGGCTGTACGGGTAAGCTAGAAGTGAAAGATTGTAGTTCCTTTAATACTACAAATGGAGCTATGGTTCTTTGGACTGATACCACAAATGGAACTTATGTTACAGGTCGTAACTTTAGTTTTAATGAAGTATTAATTGAGAGATTCCATGCAGAATCCAACAGAGCTACTCGTCCGATGGTGGCTATCTCTGGTGTGAGAAGTGGAGTTCTCAAACAAATAAATACTTATGGTGGCCCAATTAAGTATCGTCTAGGTGGAGATTATGGTGGCCCTCGTCCTAATGGAAGCATTGAAATACTATGAAAGCTGTTGGAAAATTTATGAATAAAAAGAAACTAAGAAAAAAATGGATTGATTTCATGACCTTGGCTGTGGGAGCGGTCTTGTTGATGACCTTGTTGCTTTTAAATGGGTTTTTGTTCGCAACTCTGATGCAAACTTTATGATTGAAATAATTTGTTGGATCACATATGGCATCTTAATGTTGTGGTTTTTGTATGTGGGAGTTAAGATGTATGATAAAAAAGATAAAAATCCCGAATGATGCGTGACACAAGCCGTTTGATCGGTTATAATAGGCATCATGGAAATCAGCAAACTGATCAGGGAGCTTGAGCGCATCCGCATCAAGCAGGGCGACGAGTTCAAGGTCAAGCTGCGTATCGATGACGATATGCAGTTTGGGGAAGAGCTTGGAGACTTCGATGTGGAAGTCCGCAATGATGGTGTTATTCTTGTGGCTGAAATCACGGGCAAGATCTGGGAGGACTGACCAATGAAAACGATCAAAAACATTATTAATTACTGGTGGAACGCGGCTGGGTGTGTCGTTTTGTTTGAAACTTTTCTTGGCTTAAGTTTTTTTGTACTAATTCCCTGTATGATGTATCCCCAGAAAGTACATTGTATGATTTCTCACGATGAAAGTAGGAAATTCGAGGTTGAAAATCATGTAGAAGGCAGCGAGTTGCGTTACATTACAGTAGAATGTGAAATTTGTAATTTTGAAAAACAATCCGGCCAATTTTGCGATAAAGTTAAGTTCATCGGGGACGAACAATGAAAACTTATCGTGTCCCCATCACTTGGAAAATGTGTTCTGACTACTACATTAAAGCTGACTCGGAAGCAGAAGCAATTAAGATTGCTAACCGTCTTCCGTTGCCTGAACACGGTGAGTACCTGACCGATAGCTTTGAGATTGATAAGGATGATATCTCAGAAGAGGAAGACCAATAAAACTACGAGATAAAATCTTGTGGGTAATCAGGGGTGGACTAGTTATCTTTTTGATACTAGTCCTGCCCTTGATTGTAATTAAAATGTTAATCACACACCTATGGATCACATCACTATGAATTATCAATGGAAAAAGCTAGACGACCAATACCTTGAAGGCGAAGTTATCAAGAATAATAACTTGGTAGCAGAGGTAGTTGCATTTAAAGAATACGGGCAGACATATGTAGTTTATATGTATAAAGATAGTAAGTATCTTGGATCTAGAGGTTATCATGGAGAGAAGTTAGCCAAGGAGATGGCTATTGAGTATTTGGAAGGTAAAGACCTTCTGAACGACTAACTTATTTTTGAGAAAAAGCGTGACTGAGGCTGTGTCGTCGGTTATAATACCTACCATGAGCAACAAAGGATACGAAATTAAGCCCAAGGCTGACCTTCAGGGTGCTAACCTTCGGTATGCTGACCTTCGGCGTGCTGACCTTCGGCATTCTGACCTTCGGCATTCTGACCTTCAGGGTATTAACCTTCGGTATGCTGACCTTCGAGGTGCTGACCTTCAGGGTGCTAAACTTCGGTATGCTGACCTTCGGTATGCTGACCTTCGAGGTGCTGACCTTGAGGGTGCTTACCTTCAGGGTGCTGACCTTCAGGGTGCTAAACTTCAGGGTGCTAAACTTCAGGGTGCTGACCTTCAAGGTGCTAACCTTCTAGGTGCTGACCTTGGGGATACTAACCTTGAGGATGCTAACCTTGAGGGTGCTAAGATCTACGGCTATACCCTTACAAAAAACCAAGAAAACGAGTGACCCAAGACCTCTGATCGGTTATAATACCTACCATGAGCAACAACAACTACGAAAACACCTACGATATCGAGTTCTGTGTCTCTACTCCAGCCTTTTTTCGTGTTCAAGCACACACCATGGAAGAGGCTATGAAGATTGCGCACGAACGCTTCCTGCATTCGGGGTTGGTTCTTTTCACGCCAGCCAATGCGAACACAGATACCGTTATGATCCGCAAGAGAGAAGATATCTGTGATCTTGGTGCCTCCAACGAAGACATGATCAGAGAGTACAATTACATCAAAACAAAGGCTAAGTGACCATGAGCAAGTACACCTACGACATCGAGTTCGCAGTCCAGTCTGAGATTTATATGCGCGTCCAAGCAGATAGCGCAGAAGAAGCTAAGAGGATTGCAAAAGACCGTTTCAAAAAGACGGACGAGTTTACCATTAAATCCAGTAACATGGATAGGGAAATTATTGGTGTTCGTTTGAAAGAAGAACCCTGTAATCCCGAAGCTACCAATCAAGATATGGTACACGAGTATAAGTACGATATGGGGAAGGATAAGTGACCATGGAATACTGCGACAACTGTACAGATAAGCATAAAACCAAGAACATGGTTCCCATCCCTGAACTTAAATTTAATGTAGCAAGTGCAAACAAGGGAGAATCTGCAATCTTATGTAAGCGGTGCTATGATGAATACAAGCGCGATCCTTCGTGGATCGAACCGTACCCTTATCAACAAGAAGGATGAAGAACAATGAAGGTTAGAATTAAAAAGCAACGAGATCTCTATCAACCGGAATATGCAGTAGAAGTTTTATATAAATACAGCACATGGACAGTCGTAGCTACAACCTATAATCTAAAACTAGCCAATAAGATTAAAAAGCTAATTGAGGTGGAACAATGACAAAGGTTTATGTTTTAATGAATTGGCAAAGGGGAGTATGGGTATCTATTCAAGCCATTGTAGGAGTTTTCGCTACAATGGAAGCAGCAGAGAAACAAATGCAAGAATATAAAGAAGATGGTTTAGATGTTGCAGGAATGCACATCGAAGAATACGAGGTGAACCAATGAAACAAAATAACTGCCAAGGCTGTGGATGTATCAATGAGGATCAATGTATCTGTATGAAAGAAGAATATACTATGCATCATCCAGCAGGTGTAGACATTACATTTAATAGCTGGGATGAATATACTACCTATCATCCAGCAGGTGTAAACATTACATTCAATAGCTGGGATGAATATAATAAGTACATGGTATATGAGAATAAAGTAAGAAAAGAATGCTGTGACCAAGCCTATGAGAACGGCTTCTTCGATGGCTACAACAAGGCCAAAGGCGTTGAAACCGATCAGGATAACTCGGTTATGTACAGCGATCCATACAACGATGGATACGACGAGGGCTATAAGAATGCCAAGAGTGATATTAATCATGAACTGGGGGAGCTTAAAATTAAGTTAGCTGATGCCCTCCAAGCTCAAGCATTCTGGCGTGATAAATCTAATAAGGATAAAATTCAAAGTAAGTTGGAACTACCTAATCCCATTGAAGTAAAAGTTAAAGTGAATAATGTGGACGAATTCATTAAGATTTGGGATGTGTTGTACCCTAAGGAGGAGCAATGAAGTACAGAATCACGCACCCCGACGAATTTAATTGGTGTATCGAAGAATGGCAAGAAGGCGGCAAGGAAATCGAGAAAGGTAAGTTCCAAGGGGAATTTACCAAAGCCAAATGGAAGCCATCCAACGCTTTCTATCCAACTTTAAAAGACGCTTTAACGGCTTTGATCAACAAAGCAGCAGGCGACGCTTTAATCACCAAAGAAGCAAATAACATCTTGGAAGCAATTAAGATCGCAGAATCTAAGGTATTAAATACAATGCTTCCAGACAATAAGTAACATAGGCTAGATAGAGAGGAGGAAAGAACAATGATAGAAGATAATCATATATTTAACCTGCTCTCTAAGAATAATATACAAGAAGTAGATCTAGGATACGCCAAATACAAGTTAATTATAACCGATAATATAGGAGATAACTTAACTTGGGGATATACTAATACGGGTACACATACAATCTATTTGCATTCATCAATGCATAATCAACAAGCAAGAGAAGTCCTTCTGCACGAGATTACGCATTGCATATTAGAAGTAATCGGATACACTTCTAATGATGACGAGAAATCATTCAAAGACAATAATGAAGATATGACTACCAAGATGTCTAGAGGATTCCTACTAGTCTTAAATCTTAATCCTCTACTTATGTCCCTGTTGATATCTTCTAATCAACAAGCAATACCAACTTCTGTGTTCTTGTTTGAAGGTAAAAACATATTGAAATCATAATTAAATGCCAAAAAGTCAAAGTTTATGTATTGTATAAAAGTACCCCCCGTCATCAAAAAAAATGAATAAAATCCAAGTATCATTTAAGATACGGGGGTGGGGAGGGGTACTAAAAAGTCAAAGTTTATTGTTTTTATTGGATTTTTGCTAAAAAGTCAAAGTTTGCTTTACCCATAAAAAACCTAACACACACAAAAATCTCTGAATTATTTCTAAGTTTTACAATCTAATGTGAACTTTGGCAAGTCTCACATACAACATATAGTGGTATGTTTTGATTTGATTTGCCAAAATCCCATATAAATACAACCCCCCACCACTATATGTTGTGTTCGGGGGATAAAATAGCTTAGATCTTGTTTGAAACTAGCTCAAACAAGATCTAAGCTATTTTTATTTGAACTACCGAGTAAAACAAGATAGTTCCATTTAGAACTTGTAAGATCTACTTACAAGTTGTTTAGATATAGATCGGAAGTTACAGAGTTGCAACTAGGTTTAGAGTTTCCCCATCCAACACTAACAACTCTTGTTTCATCTGTAACTCTGTAACTTCCTTTCCATGCCCCTATCTTACCACAATTCCCCCCATTGTCAATAGCTCCTAAACTTATTTTCAAAGATTTTCTGAGCTTTTCGTAAGTGCTTGTAGAATAAGAGGTTACATCAAGAGGGGGGGCCCCATAAACCTAAAGTGTTAGTTTGCAATGGGTTACGCTCATTTCAAATAATGTGGGGAAACTGTGATTCGGGGGCTTGACAAGGGGTCGAAGTGTGGTACAATATGGGCATGAATAACGCCTTCCTTACCCGCGACGATATCGTCGCCCGTGTCCCTTCCGCGCTGGCCTCTACCCATGACGGTCGCCGCTCCGATCTCTACACCTTCGTTCCTACCTTGGACATCATCAATTCGATGGAATCCAACGGCTGGGGCGTGGTGGCTGCTAAGGTTCCCAAGGCTCGCAAGTCGGCTTCCCGCGATTTCGGAATCCACCAATTGGAATTCCAAGAGCGCGGCGCGGTCGCTCTTGTAGACCCTAGGGTGCCCGATTCCAAGGCTATCTTTCCCCGAATCCACATTCTCAACTCGCACAATGGAACTTCCCGTTTCCAAGTGTTGGCTGGCCTCTATACGCTAATTTGCTCCAACGGTTTGATCGTTAGCACGGCGAGTGTGGGCGAGTTTAGCACGCGCCACACGGGGAGCTTTAATGCGGAAGACGCTTTCCGCACGGTCGAACAGTTCCGCGCTGCTATGTCCGGCATTGGCGACACGATGCAACTTTGGAGCGGCTTGCAATTGTCGCCTACGGAAGCGGACGAATTCGCCCTCGCCGCTGCTCGCATTCGCTGGAACGATCCCGCCGATGCGATCCCCTCTCCCGCCTATATCCTCGCCCCGCACCGCGAGGCCGATGTCGGGCGCGACCTGTGGCGCGTGTTCAATGTGGCGCAAGAAAATTTGATCGGCGGCGGGTTCAAGCGTGCGACCCGTGAGGCTCGCAAGGTTACCAATCTGCGCGAATCCATCCGCATCAATTCGGAACTCTGGAACCTTGCGGAAACTACCGCGATGCGTTTCGGCTGACCTTCCAACAATTGCAACCTCTTGAAGGGAGCGGGGCAACCCGCTCCCTTTCCTTTTCTAGGGGAGGGAGTTTACTGGTAGCTGTCAAGAAAAAAACCAAAAATTTTTAATGGGGCCCCGTGCGTTGATATAACTTCTTATTCTACAACTACTTACGAAAATTTGAATTTTGGGGGTTGACTATGGGCTGAAATGTAGTACAATATGCACATGAAGAACGAGATCGACCCCTTCGATGACCTGCAATGCGAAGAGCTTGTCCCCGAGCACTGGGAGGGGAGCCCTGAGCCGGAACCCCTGACCGACGCTGATTTGGAGCAGCAATGGCAGGGATGGAAGAAGGATCACCCCGAGCAGGCCCAGATCCTCGAAGAGATCGAAGCGTTCTTTCAAACTTATCCTTTCCGCTTGGATAAGTTTAAATAAAGATGAAACCATCCGAAATATGTGCTAGCTAGGATGGTGGAATTGGGCCACCCTTCCGAATAAGATCGGAGGGGTGGTCTTTTCGTAAGTGGTTGTAGAATAAGAGGTTATATCAACCGTGGGGGCCCCAACAACCTAAATCGTTGTTGGCAAACAATTTAGGACGATAACTTTTCAGACTTTCTTCTTGCCTTTCGAGTGATCGTAGAAACGAATACCCTTGAGCACATTGTGATTCCAGCACAGGCCACAATCCCCGCAGGAAGCCGCTTTTCCGGTCTGCTCAGGACACGAAACATAGCCAGTTTCCTCAGGAGCGTCAACCGCACAAGTATATTCCCCAACACGAGCTAGGCTAGAATTGGTGTTATTGCTAAACCGCACAAGCCAACGCCCACCATGCGAGGTATTGTATTCCGTGATAGCCTGCCCGATAGGACTACCTACCTTGTGCGCAGTATAGCCCCAGATGAAAAGATTCTGAAACTTGTGCTGCAACTTGCGCCAGAATACCACATATTCCAGAGAGAAGAAATCCCCTAGCACATGGAGACGGACGGCGACCTTGCTATAGGTGCTGCACGCTTCGGAAACTTCCTTTTCAATCCTACGCATAAGCTCGGAAGGATCCATCGCCATTCTATGAGCGAATGGCATATTGTCCCCGTAGCACTTAGTCCACATGGCACAATCGGAAGGACAGGTAGCACGCTCTTCTAGGGTAACGGTGAAGATCGTAGCACCCTTCCATGCACCCTTGAGAATGCGCTTCCCTAGCTTGCCGTTGCTCGAAAGCTTGAGAACCGAACTAGTATAGTCTGCACCCTTGCGGGACTTCGTGTAGACGGTGCGGGCTTCGGTGTGGGCTTGTGCTAGCTTGCTCATGGTGGAATTATACCTTAACTCGCCCCCTTGTCAAGAGGCTAAATACAACTTTTCGTAAGTGGTTGGGATTAAAGAGGTTACATCAACGGGGCCCCCCGCCTGTTACGCTTTCGTAACATTTGGGGTTTGATCAGTTCAGGTTTTCAAAATATCTTGGATTTTCCTTGACGATGGCCTTTAGAGCAGGTAGCAAGTTTTGGTTGATACCATCCACGGCACACAGCACGCCCGTGGAAAAAGCCTTTTTTTCATTTTCGGTTAGGTTGTGATCCCCCTTCACGATTCCAAGTGTGGCTACGCACATAGCCTCACAAAACTCGGTGCAAGCCTTTTCGATTTCTTGTTCCTTGGAGCTTTTCATGGTCAAATTGTACATTAGGAATCACAGTTTGTCAATACCCCAAAACCACATTTTCGTAAGTGGTTGTAGAATAAGAGGTTACATCAACGGGCGGGGCCCCAACAACCTAAGTCGTTGGAGTTTCAGGAGTTAGGTAACCCTGAAAATAACTCTAGCTTCCGGGAATTGTTCCTTGACGCGCTCCGCATAGTCCGTTACTGCATCACGGCACAAGTAGGAGAAGCAATCCACCTTCCTATCGTACTGGTCGAACCGTTCGATATAAAAGATGGTGCGGGTGCCTTGCTTGTAGGGCTGCTGCTCTTCGGTGATTTGAAACTTCATTGGACTTCCTCGACCTTGTACGGGGAGACTTGGTAGGTGCGATTCCCTAGTGTAACCGTGCCACCGAAGATTGGGAAGAAGGGTTCGTACTTTTCCGCAATCTTGCATTGCTTCTTGATCTGCGGGATGTCCTTTCGCATCTGCTCTTCGGTGACATTCGGAGTGTGCCAGATCACATGATATTCGGTGCGGGTCTTCATGGTGTACATCCTATCAGCGAGTTGCGAACTTGGCAACAATAAACTCGGTTCCTTCCCAAGCCTCGGGCATGGTCTTCACGAGACGGCTGATGCCACGCTTTGCTGCTTCCTTGCTGGAGAAGTAGATGCTTTCCTCGGCACCCGAAACCCAGTCCTGCTGGCACCTAACATCCCGCCAGAAGTAGTCCCACGCTTCCTTGCCCTGCGCGACTTCAATCGAGCGCACGATGTCGCCAAGCTGGTAAGCGTCGTTTTCCATTTCGTACTTGTTCTTCATGGTTCCTATTATATCGGAAATTAGGGGGCCTGTCAATAGGGGAAACTGGATTTTCTTAAACCATTGTAGAATAAGAGGTTACATCAATGGGGCCCCTCGCGGGTTACGATTTCGTAACACTAGGTTACGATTGGGGATTATCGTAACCCCGAAGGTTACATTTTGGCTTTTACCTTTTCCCAATACTTTACGGTTGCGGTCTTCTTATGTCCCTTAGGCCCACCGTTATGGATACGAGCTAAAGTTTCCCAATCCCCTGCCTCAAAAGCCTTAGGGCAATAACGCTTCCAATATGCAATCATAACCTTTTCGGAATAGGCTTTATCGGTAAGGCATTGTTCCCAAGTACCGGCTAGGCGAGAATCAGTCCAATAGGCTTTTTGAATCTGATAAGGGCCAAAAGATTGCCCGTTGTCACCTTTAGCTCCGATCCCGTTATCCTTCATCCCGCCAGTTTCAACTTGGCGAATAGCCTTTAGGAATTGATCCAAACCTTTTGGATCGGCTTTAACGATAGGGGAGCAAGCCACCATAACAAGAAGAACAATAGCGTATCGCAAGATTTTTTGCATTTCAGTAGTCCTCGCGGCTGCGCTTGACCTTGGGCTTGGAATCGGAAAGGACTTGGATATCCATTAGTGCAGACTCGTAACCCGCATCAAAGCACCTGCACTCACAAGTTTTTTGCTTTTGTAGGTTTTTTTCCTTGATAGTGGTCCAAATAGCTACCCCAAGTGCGAACACAACGCACAAGGTGCTCGTGGTCATGATGAATCGCTCATTTCC